CTATTTATAATTCATTATATCTTCAATTATATTATACAAGTACAGATAATGCGAATAATACGATAAATACGATTTATCAAAAATCATCAGCATATTCACATATTCATACTAGTTTTGGAGTAATTGGTTTTACTGGTAATACTGGTGTGACAGGTGCGACGGGTGCGACGGGTGTGACTGGTTCTACTGGTTCTACGGGTGCTACGGGTTTTACGGGTTCTACGGGTCCTACTGGTGCTGGTGAAACCGGTGCTACTGGTGCTACTGGTCCCCCAGGACCGACAGGAAGTGGTAGTGGTAGTGGTATTACCGGAATCACCGCATTAGGTGCCACAGGTTTGCTTTATGGCGCTACTTTAACAGGATTCACCAATGGTTATTTACAATTCGCATACGCCATTGGCGGTGGAACAACCAATACTCCAGGATTACTACCAGGATCTTATTCCGATATTTTCTCAACCCAAACCACTGATTATGGTATCGCAGGTCCAACCGGTAATTTTGGAAGAAATTGGATGACTGTGACCGGTGCTGGATCAAGAAGATGGCGGGGTGTAGCAACGTCGGCATCGGGACAATATCAAACCGCTGTTGTCCAAAATGGTAATATTTATATTTCAAGTGATTATGGTGTCAACTGGTCATCAACCGCCTCAATCCAATCTTGGAGTGATATCGCAGTATCAGCATCCGGACAATATCAAATCGCGAAAATAGATGGTGGTATTTTGGGAAATATTTATATTTCAAGTGATTATGGTCTCAACTGGACATCAACCGCATCATCACAAAATTGGTATGACATCGCAATATCTGCGTCGGGACAATATCAAACCGCTGTTGTCTCAAATGGTAATATTTATATTTCAAGTGATTATGGTGTCAACTGGACATCAGTAATAAGTGCTGGAACAAAGTATTGGTTCGGGATAGGGATGTCTGCGTCAGGACAATATCAAACTGCTACTGTTACAGATGCTGATGTTAATTTTAATTATCTTTATGTTTCATCCAATTATGGATCAACTTGGAAATCTATAACAAGTACCGGAATACAGGATTGGAGATATGTCTCTATATCCGCATCTGGTCAATATCAAACTGCGTGTGTCTATAGTGGTTACATTTATATTTCATCTAATTATGGATCCACCTGGACATCAGTAATAAGTGCTGGAATAAGGTCTTGGACTAATGTAGCAATGTCAGCATCTGGTCAATATCAAACTGCTACTGTTACTGATGGTGGTTTAATTTATGTTTCTTCTAATTATGGTAGTACCTGGACATCAACCGCATCATCTAAACCTTGGATTAGTATCGCAATATCCGCATCAGGACAATATATAATTGCTGTTAATTTTACTGATCCAGATTACATGTACAACTGTGAAAACAGCATCAACACACCAGGTGTTATAAATGTGGGAGGTTATACATCAGGATCTGGTGTCACGGGTATTGCCGGTTCCATTTATTATGATACAACAACATCAACCATGAAATATTCCAATGGTTCAGCATGGAGTGAAATTTCTAGTATATCTACTTCAGGTTTCACTACCGGAGGAACTATCGCTGGTTATACTGGAATATTCAAAGGATCAGTGACTGCCGCACTATATAACGCAACATCAGATTATCGTGTTAAAAAAAATGTTCAAAATTTAAATACAGATTTTTTTAATGTGAATAATTTAAGACCTGTAAATTACCATAATACCATATTAAATAAACAAGATATTGGATTTATAGCACACGAAGTTCAAGAACAATACTCATTTTTAGTTACAGGCGAAAAAGATGGACCAGGAATACAATCATTGAATTATACCGGATTAATTGGTATTGCTGTGAAAGAAATACAAGAGCTAAAACAAAATTCAAAAGAAACAAAAGAAACAATAAAAAATATTGTTTCAATCCAAGAAAAACAAATACCACTTGAAAAACAAACAGATAATTCAGTAAATATAATATATTACGACGATTCTGATACAGAAAAATATAAATATACTACCAAAACTTTCGTAATAGACCATCCAATTGATACGAATAAATATTTAGTTCATGGTTGTTTAGAAGGTCCAGAAGCAGGTGTTTATTATAGAGGAAAAGATCAAATAACAAATGATAATTCTGTAACAATTTATTTACCAGAATATGTTGAAAAAATGTGCACCAATATGACAATACAAATAACACCAATTTATAATGGACACACAATTATAAACTATAACGCAACTGAAGTGGTTGATAATAAATTCACCGTATATGGACCAAATGGTAAATTTTATTGGATTGTTCATGGAACAAGATTAGAATTTGAGGTCGAACCATTAAAAGAAAATACATTGGTAAAGGGTGACGGTCCTTACAAATGGATCAATAGTGCGGAATGTAATAATTTATATTCTCCATGATTGTGTACCAAGATGAAAGATAAAAAATAAATATTGAAAGTTATATTTGTTATGAAATGAAATAACAAATATAAAATTTTAAACTCTTTTCACTTTTGAAAATCAACATCAAAGAGAGAAAGCTACGATTATTCATAATTAGAATTGCCCACATTCTTTTCTTTTTCACTGCTCGTACTCATAGGTTTCAAAAACTTTTCTTGATTCATCAAATCATCTAAATAATTGTTTTGAACCAAAAACGGATTTTGATTGATTTGTCCAAACATTTCCCGTTCAGACATTTTATTATAATTGTCTTCCCTTTTATTCAGCGGTTTGTCTATAAAAACAGAACCATCGATGGACCATATATCATTTTCAGAAAGTAACGATTGTTCATAAGCAGTTCTTTCATGATTTTCCGTAGGTTGATGTTGTTGCTGATACGAATCTTCCCGATAATATTCATCCTTTTTCACGATTGTTGGAGGAATCCTCGGTGTTTTTTCCATTTTCTCTCCACATGTCCATTTCCATTCAATAAAATTCATCTTAAATTCAATAATATATAGATATAATATAAGATTTCTGTTTTATCGCATTTCGGTATCGCCCGAATCCACCTCCTCGTATTCCTCGCCTTGGTTATCCAAATGATCCACTCGAACAATATTCATCTGTTTGGTGAACAAAAACGCGTTACTGCTTTTTTTCCGTCGTTTTAAATTACAGTCTAAACAAGAAATCACCACGTTGTCATGAAAATGTCCTATATCATTGTTGATCCGATCCAACGTCCATTGTTTCATTTCTCTCACCAACTTGTATAATAAATAGAGTTCCTCTTTACAATAAAGACATTTCAATCCGCTTTCTTGTAATTTACCAATGACCTGATCCAAATCAATAAGTTTTCTCTCATCATACACTTTTTTAATAATATCTTGTTGTTTATAATTATTCATTTTACTCAATATTTGTTTCTTTACCAGTATGACACATGGTTCATCATTTGTTTTACAAGATAACATATTTAATAACGATAATTGGTTCTCCCAAGAAAACATTTCGAGAGAAACATGTTCCATCGTTTTCCGTTCTTTTATATCTTCTGGGTTTTTAATCACTTTTTTCATTTGGTATTTTGTAACAGTTCCACTTATAATGACTTTTTTTTCACTCATGTGATGGGTAATTATTATAAGTCATTATTATTATTTGTTCCAAAATAACATAAAAATAACATATTATAAAAAGGAGTTAGAATTAATCCTATATATTACATTATAATTACAAAATGTCCACTACTAGTACAGAAAAAAAAGACGAATGTGTTGAATTGAAAAATATCAAATACAAAACCATGTTGATGAGTGGCAATGTCATTCAAGAAACAAAAACCACCAATAATATGAATAACCTCGAAAATTTCTTGGAAAACGAAAAGATGACAAACAAAGCCGAACCTTGGGCGAAACTGGATAAAACCATTAAGACCCAGAAGTTATTGGTCTATGCGGAATTGTATGCGAAAGAAAAGGAATACACAGAAGAGGAGAAAAACAATTTAATCAAGTTCTTAAAAGAGTCGCTTGATCGAAAAAAATTACAGCGCGTAAAGGATGTCATATATGATAAAATAAGTGGCGAAGTAAAGGAAATACCGGGTTTATTTTACAACAAATCCAGTAATCACTTTACGTTGAGAAATTTGGATACCAAACGGGTTTCTACACAAAAAAGTCTTCCTCCAAAAAAAGTAAAAGGAACATTAAAAAATATAGTAGAAAATGAAGATCCCGATGATGAATAAAAAATTGATTTGTAATTGTATTTATATTTGGAATGAATATAAATACAAAATATTATAGTATAATAGTTAATAATCAAAAAACAATATTGAAATGAAGATTCATTATTTGGATGATTTGAGTGATTTAGAAGATGTATTGGACGAGGTAGATGAAGAATGGAATAATGATTTTAAAAGTGATACAGACGACGACCTTGATGATGATGACTTATCATCTACCGCATCATTAACCCCCAGTGACGAAATAGAAATCGTGGAATCCACTGTGGAGGACATGTATGAATATATAGAGGACAACCCGAACGCCATTTGCGAACCCGATTTTCACGATATAATGACCGAATACATTCAGGATTTACTGAATATTTATTTTGAAAATCTGTATTTTGATAGAAATGAGGATTATTTCAAGGACGAAATCAAATCAATTATTGAAAGTTCGTTTGAGATGTTTTATAACATGTATCCAAAACGGTCATATTCAAATACACTGGTATTACAAAAACCGGATGCTAAGGTCATTCAAGAAAAAATCAAAAAAATAAAAAACAAAGACCAGCCTGCCCAAAGGACATCCGAATGGTATACATATCGTCACAATTTAATCACTGCCAGTAACGCATATAAAGTGTTTGAAAATGAATCAAGTAGAAATCAACTGATCTATGAAAAATGTGTACCTCCTTATATACCAAATCCAGAAAAGTTGGAATCTTCGCAAACCCAAGTAAATGTCAATTCGGCATTACATTGGGGACAAAAATATGAGCCTATTTCTGTAATGGTTTATGAGCATTTGTACAATACAAAGGTGGGTGATTTCGGTTGTATTCAACACGACACCTATCATTTTATTGGTGCGTCACCGGATGGTATCAATATTGAACCAAGCAGTTTAATTTATGGGCGAATGTTGGAGATTAAAAATCCGGTAAGCAGAGAAATAGACGGGGTTCCTAAAAAGGAATATTGGGTACAAATGCAGCAACAAATGGAGGTCTGTGATTTGGACGAATGTGACTTTTTGGAGACGAAATTTATTGAATATGTGAATGAGGACGAATTCAATAAAGACGGTGAATTTTCGGAGACTTCTGATGGAAATATGAAAGGAATTATTATGTACTTTTCGAACAAATATGGAAATCCGGTCTATAAATACAAGCCGTTAAATATTGATAATCAGGAGGATTTTCTGGTATGGGAACAACAACAAATGGACGAAAACGAAGATACAATGACTTGGATCAAGAATATTTATTGGAAATTGGATCAAATCAGTTGCGTGTTGGTTCAACGAAATCATAAATGGTTTTGCGATAATGTGGGTGCTATGAAAGAATTATGGGCGATTGTGGAAAAAGAACGCCAAACCGGGTTTTCACATAGGGAGCCCAAAAAGCGTGTGAAAAAAACCGATACTGAAGCAGTACAATCCGTCGGAAGCGGCTGTTTGATTACTATTAAAAAAAATAACGACACTGTATCATGCTCTCCACCAGTGGCGTCTTCACCAATTATCAAAATACGCACCGAGTCTATTGATGAGACGCATGAAATGATGAAACATCTGGATCAAACGGGGGATTTGTCTAAATAAATATTGACACACTTTATTTTTGATGTCGCCTGTATTTTTTACTTTTCATTTTTTTCAATTTGGATATTTTTTTTCTTTTTCGGCGATGTTGTGTTTTTTTGTGTTTTTTTTTTCCTCCTATATTTCCGTAGTCAGGATACCAGTGAAAATTAAATATGGAGGGTTCGCCATTTGAATTTGTTGGCGGATAAAATTCGATTTCTTCAAGACCTTTTTCTACATTTCCATTTTCATCCAGCAATTCTATAACATGGTATTTTCTTTTTCCTAATTGATTGTTCGCAATATATTCAATTGTATCACCAATTTTTACATCATTTTTTCATCGTCTACATAAACATTTGGATCCTCGCGGAGTGCTTCAAATAAAACATGTTCTTTGGGAATATTTTTACTCATATTATAATATATACTACTATATTACAATATTTTATGCGAACACGGGTAATTCGGGTCCCGCTTGAGGTCCCAAAAACAAGTTTTGATCAGTATTATAATAATTGACTCTCACCCCATACATGGTTTCCGGAACAGGTGCTAAAGGTTGGGATACGTTGGATAATACTTCTTTGTCTTTGTATAAAGCATCACACATATCTGCACGAATACATTCCCCGTCATCCGGATTACTCCAATATCTCAAATTATTTGTAATTTGGGCATAAGAACCAACTGGAAATACGGGATATTTCATCCAGATATCGTTATAGTCTTTATTACTCACCGTCTTTGAACCAGTATATGGATAACTTCCTTCTAAAAGTGGATATTCAGTACTGTATGGATATTCCCCCGGATTTGCTAAATTTTGTAATCCTTCTTTTAAAAACTTATTACTACCGGAAAACATACCGGCATTGTTCAGCGATATACATATGATGATAAATATTAATATACCGAAAAAAATCTTCATTTTTGTCATTCTTATATACTATATATATTATAATACAAATATATTTATTTCAATGGTCTTGAATTTTCTTGCGCGGGGTTTCTTTAAATTCAAAAGTGCGCTAAATATATTTCCCGTAAAAGGGCTTAAAGCAGCAAATTAAAAGATGTAAAAGAACAAAAGGTTTAAAAATAAAATGATCCATATATGTATAGAATGAATACAGGTGATGAGACAAGTACAGATATGCGTGTTACCAAACGTGATGGTGAGTTAGAGGATATTGCCTTTGATAAAATATTAAATCGGGTGAAAAAATTGGGATTGGAAGCAAATATTCAAATCAATTATTCGTCCTTGGTCATGAAAGTAATTGACCAGTTGTATGATAAGATTCCTACTACTAAAATTGACGAATTGACAGCGGAACAGTGCGCAGTGATGTCGACGCAACATCCGGATTATGCTGTTTTGGCTGGACGAGTAGTGGTCTCCAATCATCAGAAAAATACGGATGCGTCATTTTATAAAGTGATGGAAAAGTTGTATTGGTTGGAGGATGTCCATGGAAAACAGTCGCCTTTGTTGTCGCACGAAATATGGATGGTTATTAGTGCCAACCAGGATGAACTAGAAGGAATGATTGATTACAATCGGGATTATTTGATTGATTACTTTGGTTTCAAGACTTTAGAACGCGCCTACTTGTTCAAAGTAAAAGATGTCGTGGTTGAAAGACCACAGCATATGTGGATGCGTGTTGCGGTGGGAATTCATGGAAATAACATGGACGCCGTGCGCGAGACCTATGATTTAATGTCTCAAAAATATTTTACACATGCTACACCCACGCTGTTTAATGCTGGAACACCTAGACCGCAATTAAGTTCTTGTTATTTGATTGCTATGGAGGACGATAGTATTGACGGAATTTACAATACGCTCAAGGACTGCGCTAAAATTTCCAAGTGGGCAGGTGGTATTGGTCTTCATATTCATAATGTTCGTGCAAAAGGAACGCACATCAGGGGAACCAACGGGAAATCGAATGGAATTGTCCCTATGTTACGCGTGTTTAATAATACGGCGAAATATGTTGACCAATGTGTTCATCCAGAAACAATTATATACACTACAAATGGACCAACCCAAATACAAAATTGTAGTGTGGGAGAAACAAAAATTTATAATCTAAATGGAATGACCGAAACTATACAAAATGTTTTAGAACATAATTATTCTGGAGATTTTCTTGAAATAGAAAGTATGCATTCCATTTTCCCTTTGAGAATAACACCAGAACATCCTATTTACGTATTGAAAAATCAACCAAAAGGATTAAACTATTCACTTATTAAAAATCGTATACAAAAAAATATTTGTAAATTTGAATGGGTAGACGCAAAAGATGTAAATAATACAGATTGGTTAATTTTTCCAATTCCAACAGAAGTAAATGATATAACAAATATAACTGAAGAAGACTGTTATATGTATGGAATTATATTAGGAGATGGTTCAATGAATAATGATGATAGTCGTAGCGGAACAATTACAATACATACTTTTAACAAAGCGCATTTGAAAGATTTTATAGTAAGTTATTTTGAAAGAAACTATGTAAACTATAACATACGTATTGATGAAAATACAACAAAAATTCGTTGGAATAGAAGTATTCATTTACCATTCAGATATAATGACTTTTATGATGATAATAAAACAAAACGTGTAAATCATAAGTGGTTGAATTTACCAGTCCAAAAATGTAAGTATATTTTAAAAGGTTTATTACAAACAGACGGTTGCTATGGTAAAAAAGAATTAGTGTTTGACAATACTTCTTTGAATTTAATAGAATGTGTGAGATTCATATGTATGAAAATGGGAATGTTGACAAGTGGGTATATTCGTGATAGAGTTGGAGAAAAACACGAAACAAGTAGAGGAATTATTGAAAATAAAAAAATAAGTTATACCTTAAGAATTCCAAGGACAAAAGAAATTTGTGAATTGATGGACGTTGAGTATGATGATGAAAAACAGTTTTTTAAATTCTTACGTTATGGAGACTATTTATTATCGAGAGTTCAAAATATTAAAAAAACAATTTATGACGGAATTTTATATGATTTACAAATGAAAGAAGAACATAATTATCTAATACATAATGGTCTTGTCCATAATGGCGGTGGTCGGAGAAATGGATCCTTCGCAATCTATTTAGAAACCTGGCATGCAGACATTGAAGACTTTTTAGACATGAGAAAAAACCACGGTGATGAAGAGTTAAGAGCCCGTGATTTGTTTTATGCCTTATGGGTGTCTGATTTATTTATGGAGCGTGTAAAAGAAAACGGAAAGTGGTCACTCTTTTGTCCTCATGAATGCCCTGGTCTTGCCGACGTATATGGCGATGAATTCAAGGAATTATATATGAAATACGAAGGACAAACCACGAATACAAGAGTCGTTAATGCTCGTGAATTATGGTTTAAGATCTTGGATGCCCAGATGGAGACTGGCACACCATACTTATTGTATAAAGATGCTGCGAATATTAAATCAAACCAGAAAAATATTGGCACCATTAAGTCGTCAAATTTATGCTGTGAAATAATGGAGTTTTCTGACGATAAGGAAACCGCCGTTTGTAACTTGGCAAGTATTGCCTTACCAGCTTTTGTAAATCAAGAAACAAAAGAGTTTAATTATGAACAGCTCCATCGTGTCACCAAGGTCGTGACTGGTAATTTAAATCGCATCATTGACATTAACTTTTATCCAACAGAAAAGACCAAAAGAAGTAATATGCTTCATAGACCGATTGGTATAGGAGTTCAAGGATTGGCGGATGTTTTTATTCTCATGGATATACCATTTCATAGCGAGACAGCAAAAGAAGTGAATAAAATGATTTTCGAGACCATATATCACGCTTCTCTTGAAAGGAGTAATGAGGTAGCTATATCGCGCAAAGAATTGGTGAAACATATACGATCAAAATTATCGACTGAACATATTGAAAAGATAATACAAAGTTTAAAACTGGAACAAACAATTACGGATTATCCAGACTTGTCGTCTTTATTAGGACAGTTGTTTTATAACAATGCCATGAATCAAAATGTAGTTGTAGCAGAAATCATTAATATCAAAGAAGATGAATTGAGGGGGTCTTACAGTTCATTTGAGGGATCACCTGCGTCAAAGGGGCAATTACAATTTGATTTGTGGGGCGTAGATCCAGCAATCACCCGTTATAACTGGAGTGAATTGCGCGAGTCCATTCAAAAATACGGATTACGAAATTCATTGTTGGTTGCGCCAATGCCTACCGCATCAACCTCGCAAATCTTAGGTTATAACGAATGTTTTGAACCATTGACAAGTAATTTATATACAAGACGCACCTTAGCAGGTGAATTCGTGGTGGCAAATAAATATTTAATGAAAGATTTAATTTCATTGGGATTATGGAATGAAAAGATTAAGAACAATATTATTGCCAACAAAGGAAGTATACAACAATTGACGGTCTTGCCTGAACATATACGCGAAAAATACAAGATCGTATGGGAAATGCCAATGAAACATTTGATCGATATGGCGGCTGATCGTGGAGCATTTATATGCCAGAGCCAGAGTTTGAATTTATGGTTGGAAGATCCTAATTATAATACCTTAACATCCATGCATTTTTATTCTTGGAAGAAGGGATTAAAAACCGGGATTTATTATTTAAGACGCAAAGCAAAACACCAAGCACAACAATTTACACTTGAACCAGATAAAAAAGAACACGGAACAGAAAATGATGAAATATGCGAAATGTGCTCGGCATAAAATTATTTTCGTATGATTTATATAATGAATACTGAAAGTAAAAAAATTTTCATTGGAGTTGGTATAGGATTAGGTGTTTTTTCTATAATTGGAGCTGGTTCATATTTTTTATTAAAAGAAAAGAAAAATCATAAAAGTGATAAAAGTAGTAAAAAAAATTATTTTAATTATGATTATAATGTATATAGCGATAACAGTGGTAGTAGTAAAGAATATAGTGCGGATTATGATAGTACGCCTAAAAAAATGAGTAAAAAAAAATCATCTAAAAAACTATCATTTAGAAAACCATCATCTAGAAAATTAACTATTGGGCCTACAATAATACACTATAATGATGAAAATATTAAATAAAAAATAAATACATTCATGATGAACATATTTATTTTTATATTTGTATGTTGGTCTAATGTGAATCATAACCACCGTCATAATTTGATCCATATGTCGCACAGGCTGAATCCGCACAATAACCATAATATTCTTCTTCAAACTGGTATTTATCACGAGGATCGACATATTGATTGATTTCATCATAATTCAATACAATAGGTTTATCATCTTGTTCTACATTTGTATTTGTATCGATATCGGTATCAGCATCTGTATCAGAATCATTGAATTCTTCTTCCAAATTCATAAGTGCGTCATAACGGTCATTGATCATATCAATAATTTCTGAATCAATCATTTCGTCTTTTTTCAAGATATGTAATACATGAAACAATGATAAATTGTTTTTATCAACATTTTCGGTTACACGCGTGCCTTTATATTCATTCTTGGAACAATTCATACAGTATTCAATAAATATTCCCTTGTATGTTCCATAATATAAACAATCAAGGCATTCATGGGGTCCTGTTTTAGGTAAATGACTAAGCGCCCATTCTTCTGAAAATGATGAAGCATAGTAAATACCATAATAAGAATAACAAATTCGATTATCATTAATTGAATAATATGTAATATTTCTTTCATCTGTTTTATAAGAAATACATCCGCCATAACTGTTGTTTACTGTTTCCATTATTAATTTTAGGGATTATTTTTAAGTTGTTTTTTCTTTATGTTACCTGTAAAAACCAAATAAAAAAGTAAATCAATTTTTTTTATTTACTTTTAAGATGACTTGAAAAGAATATCAAAATCAAGTTTCTCGTAATATTTGTCTAATCGTGCGATTTATTTCACGCAAATCTTTTTCAAAAATTAATTTATAAAAACATCGCAAAGTTATAATGACATCAAATAAAGAATTGTGAAGATTTCTTGGTTCATATGAAAACAAATGTTTATGTAATTCACCTAATCTAGGATATTTGTATTCTTTACTTTTTTTATTTGGATTTTCAAGTTTACAAATATCCGCCGTATTTTTCATGGTACAAAAACATTTTGAGTTAAATTGTTTTCCTTTTTCAAAATAATCAATAATTTGTTCATATGCTTCATCATACCCACTTTCTTCTTTTAGGCGATGAAACTCTATAATCAACATTTTCACGTCGAATTCCAAGTTGTGACCTATGATATAATCCGCATCTTTTACTTTTACAAAGAATTCGTTTAATACATTGTATAATATAACACCTTCAGATTGGGTTTTTTCTTGAGTAATTCCATGAATATTTATACACTCTTGCGGTATTACAATTTTTCGTGGAATTTTTATAATATTATCATGAATGAATACATTATTTTTATCAGTGTCATACATTACTGAACTAAATTGAACGATATATGGTTGTTTTTCAGTTTCTGATAAATCATAATATTTATCTATTTTACCAGTTGTTTCCGTATCAAAAACCAATATTTTCATTTTTTGCGTTTGGTATATTTATGAATAATATAAATTTTATATCTTATTTTTTAAATCAATTTTAATTTACGATTTTCTACATTTTATGTTATACGTTTTAAATTAAGAAAGAATATAAAGAATAAATATATAATACATCATGTATGTCATTAAATATGGTGATGAAGTTAATAATATTGATGTTACACATGTAGTTTACAATAAATTTATAAAACAAAATATTATATATATACCAGATGGAGATGCGAATCGATCATTTTATTTTACAGATCCAGTTCCATATGTTGTGAAATCCATATTTATTACCGATCAAGAAAATAATACCATAAAATACGACCATACTACAAAAATATATATTGATTTAAATAATGATATAATTTTTACTAATAAAGATGTTGTTCCCCAATACATTAAAAATATTCATATTGATTATACAGAAAAATTAAGCGAAATTCATCAAAGTTTAAAAATACATTTTGGAGATTTTAGTCAAGAATATTCAGAACAAATGATGACAATTAAAAATCTAACAGGTGATGAAAAAGTATTAGAAATAGGTGGAAATATTGGAAGAAACAGTTTAATAATTGCTCATATTTTGAATCAAAAGAATAATAATAAATTGGTTACACTTGAAAGTGGTAAAACAATTTATCAACAATTATTACATAATAAAAAAATAAATTCACATCTTGAATTTTTTATAGAAAATTCGGCATTATCCAGTAAACCATTAAAACAAAATAAATGGGATACCACTTTTTATGATGGTGGTGTTTTAGAAAATGATTATGAATTAGTGAATACAATTACATTTCATGAATTACAAGAAAAATTCAAAATAGAATTTGATACTTTGATTTTAGATTGTGAAGGTGCGTTTTATTATATTTTATTAGACATGCCTGAAATCTTGGATAATATTAAATTAATCATTATTGAAAATGATTTTAAAGAAGAAGAACAAAAAAAATATTTTGACAACGCATTACTAAATCGCGGATTTTATAATAGTTATTCCGAAGATTTAATCATTGGTCCAGGTAATATTCGTAAAAACTTTTTCCAGGTTTGGAAAAAAAGTGACTAGACACACGATTCTTTAGATATAATATAACGTAATGTAATATCTAAAGAATTAAACATATTTTTTACAAATACCAAAGCTACGACGATGCCATATAGTGATTCCGTGTTCGTGAATTCCATCTAAATGTTTTTTTGAGCCGTATCCCTTATTACTATCAATACTATAATATTCAATCAACTGTGGATTTTCTTTACATAATTCATCGATATATGTATCTCGCGCAACTTTTGCCAAAATTGATGCCGCAGCAATTGCCGAATATTTATTATCACCACCTTCTATACAAATATGAGATAATGATTCTAATATTTTGCGTTTTTTATTATACATAGTGTATGGATTGAAATAATTCCCATCAATCAATAATTGTATTTTTTTTTCCGGATCAAATAATTCGGGGTGTTTTTTGATTAATTCACCAATACATTTATGCATCGCTTGTTGAGTTGCCTGTAAAATATTTATTTCATCTATTACTTTTTCATCTTCATAACAAACAACCCATGCCAATGAACTGTTTTTAATATATTCTGCGGTTTCTTCAATTTTCTTTTTTGAATGAAACTTTTTACTGTCTTTCATTTTTGAATGATCAAAACTGTCGTCTTTAGGTAAAACAACAGCGGATACATAAACTCTTCCAAAAAGCGGTCCTCTTCCAACTTCATCAATACCAATTTCAACAATATTTAAATCTTCTACAAAATATTTTTGAAGTGATTGTTGCTTTACTCTTACTTTTTTTGTTGGTGTTACTGGGGTAGAATCTAGTATTTCGTCACTCATATTTATTACTCATTTAATGAACAAAAATAAGTCTATAATTTATTTCAATTTTTTAGTAAAATAAAAAAGAAAAAATAAAAATCTAAATTGGACTCATTGTTAACCAAGATTTATAATTTTCTGTTTTTTGGCATTCCATAAAATATAAACATTGTAATAACGGATTACCGTTCTTGTTCTGTAATAATATATTTCCATACATGTCTCTTACAATTTCTATATTCGGTTCAAATTTCAAAAAATGTATTTTTCCTTGATTTCCCTCTACACCAACAAAGGAATCTGTCTCATTTCGACCCAATATTTGATTCGCCGCTCTACCAAGCAATCCTGGACCGCAAAAATCCAACTTGGATTTGGGAATTATTTTATTTTCTACATTATATGCTATTCGCTCAATCGCATTCAATAAGATTGGATTTCCTGGACTGGAAGCAATAAATGTATTAAACAAATTATGTTGTCCCTCATCCGGATTTATATTTAAATCAATTGGTACTATAAACTCTGTATCATCTGTTAAAAACTTGTCGATTCTACTTAAACATAATGTATCAATGTCCGCATATACACCCCCATATTTGTACAAGATACAATATCTCCATAAATCTGCTTTAAACGCACCAGGAATAATTTTACAATAGGCATTATATATTCTTTCTTCAAAATTTTCCTTTATAAAAATTTCACGATCATTTTTGTCATATAAAAAATACTCGTATTCTGGATTTAATATTTTCCAAAAATCGACAATTTGTTGAAATCCATTGGAAATATGTTTTGACTCCCATGTTTGAAAAATCTTTTTTGGTATTTTAGACATATAGTTTGTATTTATAGTAAATGTTTCTATTTAAGTCTTTATAACTTTAGGTAATTTTATGTTGCGATATTTAATTATTTAATTTAATAATTATTTTTTTCACATTATAAATTATACATGAATAAATTATTAATTCTTTTTGTCATTTTATTACTTGGACTTGTTTTATGTCATTTTTTAGGATGTAATTCTCATACTGAAGGTTTCGCTAATAGTGATGTTACAACCATCACTGGTGTAAGCGGAAAAACCGCAACGATTACAACATATGATACTTCTAGCGCGACTCCTACCCTGACTACATCAAATCCATACGATAATTATAATCATTTTGATAAATCAAGCTATCCTACAAAATTTTACGGTCCAAATGGAACAACTGCTACTATTTTAAATAAAGATGGAACATATTCTCTTGTAATAACTGACACATCTGGTAAAACGACAATTTATAGTGTAAACGCTCCATCTACGGATACAACCATCACTCAAACTACATTTTATGGTCCAAATGGCGGAACTGCCAAAATAACCAAAGATAGTTATGGAAATTATATAATCAATGTAATGAAACCTGACGGAACGACTATGATATATACTGTAACAACGACCCAAGGTCAAACTGTCCCTCCGCCTCCTCCATCTCAAGAAAACATTACTAGCACTAAATCAACATTTACATTAGGTCAAGGTTATAGTTCATTAAGCAGTAGTGGTTCAACCAGTAGTTCTGGTTATGATTATAGTTCATCTTTACCAAAAGGAATCCCTAAAAGTATGATTCCTCCGGGTCAAGAAGATTTATACATTTTGAAATCAGAGGTCGTTCCACCCGTATGCCCTGCGTGTCCGGCTTGTTCGCGTGGAATGAGCACCGGCAGTTCAAATAGTGGATTGACCCCTGAAAGTAAGAGTGGAAATAGTAGTGTATCCGGAAATACTAGTAGTGGTAGTAGCGCAACAACCAGTGGAGGTTCCTTTTTGGACAGTTTTTCTAATAATTATATGGAATCTACCAAATGCCCTCCATGTCCTCCTTGTGCTCGTTGTCCCGAACCGGCGTTTGATTGTAAAAAAGTTCCAAATTATAATTCTATAAATAACAGTTATTTACCAATGCCAGTATTGAGTGATTTTAGCAACTTTGGAATGTAATTTATATAATATTTTTATATCTTTGTAAAAATATTATTACACCTACCTGTTTTTATTTATGCCTTAGTTTCCTTGTTTTCACACACTTTTTATCCATTTGAAATGTTGATCCTTTTTCTTCCTGTGGAACAATCTTAATAATACATTTTGATTTCTTACCATATAACGGCTCGGTACATCCTTTGCTTTCCAATTTAGTGTGTTCTTTCTTTTCATATTTGAATAACTTTGGTAAATCATCTGTACATCTTGAACGAAAATGTTCATATCTTTCTCTCACATCACAATATTTTAAATTAGATTTCTTTTTCAATTTACGATTAATCAATTCATGTAATTCATAAATATATCTTGAAAAAGTATCACGGTTCTTCATACACTCCATAGTCAATGGTAACTCTCTTAAATTCGTTTTTAAATTCATTCGGCAATATTTACAAGGAAGCACGTTTTTTAAACTCAACACATAATTCCTATATTGATGTTTTTCTTCCGTGGTCGGCTCGACTGGATAATTGAAACTCATCGTATGAAGAAAATGCCATGCGCCTGGTCCCCAAACAGTTGTGAGCATACCATCACCACTATTATAGTCATCTTTTGAATAAACCTTTTTTGTCTTATTTTTTATAGTCTTATTTTTTATAGTGTTATTTTTTATTGTATTGTTTTTATTATTTTTTTTAGAATTTGTCATTGTCATATTGATATTTGTTTGTATATATTATACAAATATTATAATATTTACAATAATTATGAACGATACATTTCACATAAATAGTTATGTAGAAAATACAAAAAATACTTGTTTTTATATCATATTTTCAATGTTTCTTATTTTTCTATTTATATTTGGACCTTTAAACCGTTTTATTATCACGTCATTTATCGGTAGATTTATTATAATTGGTGTATTATCATACGCACTTTACCAAAATACCAAATCAACTATAAGTTTCTCTAAACTTACAAATACCTCATTCAAAGATGGACCATGGACAACTATAAAAACAAATATTACATGTAGTTATGTATTTTCTCTATTTATATTATTCTTGATTATCAACATCATCAGAGGATCTTTCCAACAATCGATCTATTAATACATTTGAATAATGTAAGGCTGTTTGAGTATTTAGAGTGTCGTCATTTTTAGAAAATTTAACATTCTTTATTTTTTTATAATATAATTCATCATTTTTGTAATCATATTTATTGATAATAACCATCAAACCAGTATGACTTCTAAATAACATTTATAAAAATATGATTTGTTAGATATCATTAAATATATTAAATAATATTTAAATCATTATTTAATAATTTATTTTCTGTTATTTCGTTTGAAGATATTTACTAATTTATTCTCAATATACATATATGGCATTAAGTAGTTTAATGAATTCGACATCACCGTCTAGTTTTTTAAATAAACTAAAAGATTTAACATCTAAAATGAATTTAAAAAATGTGTTAACTATTTTTTTAGTAATTCTTTTAATTATAGTCATTTACTATATTTACACCAAATATTTCAGTAAAGATTTTGGAACAACAATTGAAAATATGGAAAATCAATCAGGTGATAAAGCAGCGGAATTAATGTTGTTTCATGTAGACTGGTGTCCTCATTGTAAAACAGCAAAACCTGAATGGGACCAAGTAAAGGCAGAATATCAAAACAAATCTATTAATGGTTACAAAGTAATGTTTAATGAAATAAACTGCACAGATGAAACTTCTGACAAAATAAAAATGATTGAAACCTATAAAATCGAAGGTTATCCAACCATTAAATTAGTCAAGGACAATCAAGTTATTGATTTTGATGCGAAACCAACCAAAGAGACGTTGACTAAATTTTTAAATACTGTATTATAATACTTGTTGCGATTCTGATATAACAGAGTGTACTATATTTGTTAATTCATTATTCTTTTCATCATTTGTTTCTTGATTTGTTTCTTGATTTGTTTCTTCATTTGTTTCTTCATGTTTACTTTCTTTCTTTTTTTTCAAAGAGAGAAAATGTTGGGATGCTTCGATTCCATCATTTAATAATTGTTGTCTAACTTCACTAGAAAAAACTGCTGATTTTAAAAACGAAAAACTAGAATGTTTTGTATAATAAGCAACTTCATTTTCAATAATTGGTTGATTTTTTTCAGTATCTACATTTAGCACAAGTTTATTTATAAAACTCATTATGTAATCTAATATAGTGGATTCTTGATTTACTATATTATTTCCAAAATCAGATTCAGAATCTTTTTCATAATTATTACGTAATCCCAAAATTTCATTGTAACCATTCGTATCTGTTATAGAATTATTCTTGATACAATAATTCAAAGGATAATTTGAAATCATTCCACCGTCTACAAAACAATCATTACCTATACAATATGGTGAAATCACTAATGGTAATGCGATAGTCATGTGGATCGCCTTTAATAATTCCAAATGAGGATGTGTCTTGTATGAAACGTCTATAATTTCAAAACGATTCATTTCAAGAGTAAATACATGAAAATCTATTTTAGTGTATTCATAAAATTCACTCATGGTCATTTTCATAGATATATCTCGCGAATTGAAAAATGGTTTATAAAAAATATCAATTACTTTTTCATCAAACAGACCTTTTTTGTTATATGCTTCAAAAATTTGATTTACACCGATTTGATATGCTTCGTGCCATGGGCGTTTTATAATATAATCGTTAATGGTATCCCAGTCAAACTTCAATGCGACCAAGAGTCCAATAATTGCTCCCGCCGAAGTACAATATATTGATTCTATGTTCTCTATATTCCAAAATTCCTGTTTTTCTAAGTGTTGTAACGCACCCAATGCTTTTATTCCAGTCGGGCCTCCTCCAGATATTACAATATGTTTGATTGTCATTAATTATAAAAATAAATTACTTTTAATAACTTTTTTTCCCTATATTTTGTAAATGGCAAATATATTTACTTTGGAAAATATAAGTGACTTTTCAGAAAAATTAAACATTGATGAATTATACGAAAAAAAACGGCAATATGATTTGAATAAATTAGATTTATATAATAAAATATTAAACAGAATACATGTGAGAATTAAAACCACATCACGACAAAAAATAGACGAACAATTTTGCTGGTTTGTTGTTCCTGAGGTCATTATAGGTGTTCCCAAATACGACCAAGGCGCATGTATTGCCTACATTATAGATAAATTAAAAGAAAACGGCTTCAATGTGAAATATATTCACCCCAATACATTGTTTATATCTTGGCAACACTGGGTGCCTTCTTATGTAAGATCCGAAATTAAGAAAAAAACGGGAATGGTCATTGATGAATATGGAAATAAAGTAGTAGATGAAATGGATGAAATTACCAATGGACCTGTAAATGATATGTTTAATATAAAATCACCACCACAAACAAAAGTAGTGAAAAGCGCAATGAAACAACAAAAGAATTTCACACCCATTACTTCATATAAACCACAAGGAAATTTAATTTATGACAATGAATTATTGAGTAGTTTAGAAGAAAAAATAACATAAATCTTGTGTATGAAAAAATTATATATTTGTATATTTATATATTAGTAATACATGGCAAATAAATCTAAAAAACACAAGGTAATACATAAACATCATAAAACCAAAAAAAATTTTAATATAAATAAAATACGAGATGTATTTGATTCATTTGAAGATGATTATGAAAAAAAAGTAAATGAAAGTATTAAGAAAAAAAACAAAAAATATGCTTCCAATGTTGAAAAATTATTAAATCAAAGCAGAGTTGCGATTTACAAAAAACAGGACAGTGGTAATTTATGGCAAAAAAAATTAGTTCAATTATTCAATAATCCATTTACACCATCCAGTATTAAACCCAATGACGATTTTTACACCTATATTAATTACAGATGGTTACAAAATACCGAAAAAGAATTTGACAGTAAAGGAAAACCCAAAAATAAAAAATATTTTTCACAAATAGATGATTTTAGATTAGTTCAAGACAAGACTTATCGGGATGTATTGAGATTAGTTGATGAATATATTAAGAAAACCGGATCAAATACAAGTAAGGATGAAAAAATGAGTCACGTAAAAAAGTCTTTTGAAAAATTAAACGATTTTTCCCATACGAAGAAGCACATTGACAAATTTACCAACATGTATCAGATGTGTGTTGAAAAAAATAATTTATGGGATTTTTTAGCAGAAATAAATAAAAACGAAATTATTTCATGGGGATGTCCAATACAATGGCAAGTGACACCAGACCAAAAAGACGCCAAAACATTTCGTAGTTTTATTACTAGTCCAGAATTATCCATATTTGATATTAATGTATATTTTGATGATGATTTTGGATCAACCGAGGAAAAAGAATATAGGAAAATACTGAAACATAAATATTTGAAATATATTGACGATATTTTTGAGGCTTGTTTAGGAAAAAACCATGGTCTTCGCGCAAAGGATGTATTTGATATGGAAGTAGAAATCGTAAATGCTATGGGCTGCTCATCAGTTAAAAAGGATTCACCAGACTTTTATAATATTGTTAAAAAAAATGAGGCACTGCCAAAATATGGTTTTGACTGGGAGAAATTTACCAAATGTTTAGGATATCAACATACTCCAGATTTTTTCATATGTGGTAGTCTCAATTATTTAAAATGTATGTGTGAAAATCTTACCGCAAATTGGACAGGTGACAAATGGAAAAGTTATTGGTATTATATATTTTTACGTCAATTAATTCGTTTTGATAGAAAATTAAATGAAATACATTATGAATTCAAAGGTAAATTTATAAATGGATTACCTACAAATTTTCCATATGATTTATATCCTGTATTTGGATTATCCATTACATTCAATACAACATTAGCAAATATATATCTAGACTCGTTTAAAAATGAAGAGGTGATTCAATATGTAAAAAATATGTTTCATGATTTAGTAAAAGTATTTAAGAGAATTATTAAACGTAACAATTGGATGGATCCCAAGACCAAAAAGAACGCCTTAATTAAATTAGACCATATTAAAATAGAGATTGGAAGACCAGATGTATTAAGGGAAGATCCTTTATTAGATTATGTTGCTAATGATCCTTGGATAAACATGATGATAATTACGAAATGGAGACATCGAAAATTTTTAAAATTAGACGGTGGAAAAATAATTGATATACCCATGGTTGATTGGGCAAGTACGCCATTTAAATTAAATGGTTATCAACCTTATATTGTGAATGCTTTTTATACACCAACCATGAATTCTATTTATATCCCTTATGCGTATTTACAAAAACCATTTATAGATTTAGAAGAAAGAGGTATTGAATATAATTTGGTCCATATTGGTTATACTTTAGGACATGAAATGTCTCATTGTTTAGACAGTACTGGAAGTAAATATGATTACAAGGGTAATTTATATGATTGGTGGACCAAAAATGATAAAATTCAGTATAAACATATTTTAGACAATATTATCAAACAATATGAGGCTTTTGCGTTAAAAGATGGAATTAAGTTCGACGCCGAACCTAGTATTGGGGAAGATGTAGCAGATATTTCAGGTTTAGCAATTTGTGAGGAATACTTAAAAGATTTCCAAGACCATAATGATTATATTGTGCCAATTAGAGCATTATCGTTTGAAATGTTTTACGTTTACTTTGCGGTCCAACAAAGACAGCATATTTACAAAAGTGCTCTTCGCGCTCAATTATTAACGAACCCGCATCCTTTAGACAAATATCGTACAAATGTTCCATTGTCTCGTTTAGAAATATTTAGAAATATTTACAATGTAAAAAAAGGGGATGGAATGTATTGGTCAGATATGAGAACCGTTTTTTAATTTTGATTACTTTATTTTTATTTAGGAATTTTATTTAGAATCTTGGGGTTTCTCTCGTTAAATATAAAATCAAAAACAAAATTAAAACAAAATATTAAGAAATATATTTAAATTAATCAATTAACCAAATATTATTTAGAAATATTATTTTAAATAATTTTTACATTTAGCCTTATTTATTAATTTTAGTAAAAACCAAATTCATATTTTGAAAAATTTTTTTGTTACGTATATATATAAAATGGCAAGTCGTCGTCATAGAGGAAGTCGTCGTTCAAGAAAGACTGGTACTAAGAGAGCATTCAAAGCCGCAGCTAAACGCGCAGCATCATTACAAAAATCCGCAAAGAAAGCAGCAAGTGCTGCTCAAGCAAAGGCTAAGTCAGCATCAAAGGCTCAAGCTGCTGCCCAAGCAAAAGCCCAAGCCGCATCTGCTGCTCAAGCCCAAGCCCAAGCAAAAGCCCAAGCTGCCGCCCAAGCATAAATGTAAAATAAATCTGAATCATTTTGTTAGAATTTGATTCATTTTATACATATGTTATATTCCGTAATGGAATATAATATATTCTATTTTTTCGTATTCACTGTGAATAAGTGATAAGACTATCACCGATTTCTTCCAAACTTGTAATCTGAATTGTAGTCGTTTCAAAAATTCGTTTTTCAACAATTGCTTCATATATTTGTATTCCTTCTACAAAATCTTTTTCGCATGTCATATACAAATCATTTATACAATTTCTCGTTTCAATCATTATATTTTGTAATGAATTTTCATTTAATTCTGGATTTATAGTAATATTTTTATTATCTCCATCACCTATGAAAACAAAAATTTTATTTAAAATCTCAACAAGGTCATCATGTTTTTCATTCACTGAATGTATCATGCTCTTGAGATTATTCGCATATGATTGAAACAGTTCATCATCTTCTGTGATTTCATATGACACGGAGGTATATTTTTTTGGTTGACAATATTTCTTTTTACTATACTCTCTCAAAGGTATGTCACTGAATTTTTTTATATTTTCAGGAACCGTTAAATTGCCAGTATATTCTGTATAAAATTTATTTAAATCTTTTTTAAATTGTCTATCTGTTTTTGGTGTCATACCGGTGAATTTACCAGTTTCAAAATCAAAGTCTGTGTCATAATATAAATCCAGTAATTCAGGAATTCCCGGTTCGTCTTCCAGAGTTTGGTTTTGATTGAAAAAACATAATTTTTCAGGGTTAGTATTTACTGTTAGGATTTGATCAGGTGACATTAGATTCATAAAAAGATCATTTTTTAAAATATCAATACGTTCTCCGCATAAATTTGTTTTAAAAATTTCCACATGTCCAGTTTTAGGAATCTTATGTTTTTCGCTTAACTTGTATTTAGTCATTTTTCCCGAATCATCTGTATGAATATATTCAGGGTTTATTGTAGTGATAATTGATGAAAATATATGTGCGATTTTTATGTAAAATCTGGATATTTGGTTACATTTATCTATTTTATCATCTTCTTCGGAAAGCTTAATTACATTGTCTATGTCATTCTTATTTATAAAAACTATATTTTGTTCTGCGACCCCGTTTTCTTCGATCCCGTTTTCTTCGATCCCGTTTTCTTCGATCCCGTTTTCTTCGATCCCGTTTTCCACCCGATCAACCAATTGATTTACTTGTAAATCCTTGAAATATTTATTTATAATTTCAGATGTCAATATGATTAAATCGTCACAGTATTTTTCTTTATAAAGATTTCTTAAACTTTGAAAATTCATAGTTAAAATATAATGTGTAGCAATATAGTCAATTTCATTTCCTAATAAATCCTTTATAGGCTCCATCGTTTTTTCACTAGCATTGCTATTTGTTCCACCTTTTAATTTTGAAGTTATATTACCCATATATCATAAATATATAAAAATTATAAATTAAAATTGAATTAAAATTATCTTTTCTTATCAAAATAAAAACATGAGTAAAGATAAAAGTATTAAAAAAAGAGATAACACCACAACCGTCAACAAAAAAGAATTATGGAATGTATTTGATTGCGAAATAAACAAAAATAACACACCACTTGAATGTATGTTTCGTGATTCAGGTAATAGAGAAAATTGTGATCGTTGTGAATCTATGTTAGCCTTTTCAGATGAAGGATTTCTAACATGTACAAACAACCGGTGTGGTATTATTTACAAAGATATTGTCGACCATTCTGCGGAATGGAGATATTATGGTGCGGATGATAATCAAAATTCTGACCCAACCAGATGTGGTATGCCAATTAATCCATTATTACAAGAATCATCTTTCGGATGTAAAGTTTTATGTTATGGTTCCACCAGTTATGAAATGCGAAAAATTCGTCGATACACCGAGTGGCAATCTATGCCATACAAGGAAAAATCCCAATATGAAGAATTCCAACGTATTACCATCATGGCGCAAAATGGAGGTATTCCAAAACTAATTATTGATGATGCAATACGTTATCACAAAAAAATATCTGAATATGAATTGACATTTCGTGGTGATAATCGTGACGGCATATTAGCGGCTTCTATTTATATTTCGTGTCGTATCAACAATTATCCTCGCACAGCAAAAGAAATTGCGACTATATTTAATTTAGACGTTACAAGTGCTACGAAAGGATGTAAAAACGCTCAATTAATTATTAATAATCTTGAAAAAGACATGATACATTCAGATAAAACCTCATTTTGTAAGACAAAACCAGAGGCATTTATCGAAAGATATTGTAGTAAGTTAAGTATTAACAATGAATTGACCAAGTTGTGCCAATTTATTTCCATGAAGATCGAAAAAAAGGGTTTAATGCCAGAAAATACTCCGCATTCCATTGCTGCGGGAGTTGTTTATTTTATAGCTCAATTATGTAATTTGAATATCAGTAAAAAAGATATTAAAAATACGAGTGAAATCAGTGAGGTTACCATCAATAAATGTTTCAAGAAAATAGAAAAAATGAAGGAAGAATTAGTACCGGCTGTTATACTCAAAAAATACGGGTGTTTATAATTGAATAAATAAAAAATATTAGATAAAAAATATTAGATAAAAAAATATTTAAACATTTATTTTTTAATTATAACATTAGTATTACATGGAATTTGTTGAAAAAAAATCATCATCATTAGATAATATTTGTATTATTTTAACATCAACCATATATGTAAATCCTAAAAAAAATCATTTATGTAATACCGATCCAAATAATCGATTGGAAACCTATTTAAAATCTATCAAACAATGGTTAGAAAATACAAATTTTAAAATTGTTTTAGTGGAAAATTCTGGTTATAAATATCCAGAATTAAAAGAATACGCCGAAAAATACAAGGACCGTTTTGAAATGATTTTATTCAAAGAAGATGAATTAAAAGAAGAAGTATTTGATGAAGTAGGAGCACAAGCCGTGCGATTACCAGATGATTATTTATATACGAGTAAGGGAACCAGTGAGATGTTTGCGATTTATTATGCTTATCAACAGTCATTCTTGGCAAAAACATGTTATTTTTTTATAAAAATTACCTGTAGATATTTTGTTTCACAACTTGAAGAATTTTTAACAGATAAAAACATAAATGATTATGAAGCATTAAGACAAAATGATGGAGTTGATAATCCTGAATTATTTGTAGATAATAAAGGTAAATGTAAGTGTGAGATAGTTGGTGCTCATAAAAATAAATTTGATGAAGTATTTAGACCAGATCATTTTAGATGTAGCGATGGATTATGGTATCATCATGCGGAAAGTATTTATAGAGATCGTTTATTTACACGTTTAACATCCTTAGAGAAAATATTAGTTTGCGATACATTTAAAATACAACCAACATTACAAGGTGGAACTTTTGAATTAATGCGACATTTATAATTTTAGGAGTTTCTTATTTTTTCAGAATTTTATATTTATATAGTATATAGAATGGCAAAAGGAAGAAAAATGCGTACCTTCAGAAAAAAAATTAGAGGAGGACAACAAGAAAACAAATATTCATATTCACCCATAGATATATCAAAATTTCGTGGACAAGCAGTACCGAAACCAACCTTAAAAGAGATAGACAGTGTCACATTAACTAAAGATGATATAATGGGAGGCAAATTAAGAAGAACTAGAAAACGAAGAATGACAAAGAGAAGAAAAGGTGTAAAAAAGATGATTCGCAAATCTAGAAGAATGCGGGGTGGTGATATAAATGATTATTTACCAAGTTTCATAACTGGAAAAAAACCGCAACAAAATTATGACATGACAAATGAATACAATAGTAGTTTTAGAACACAACAAAATAATGGAACACAGCCAATAGAACAATATACAGATGAAGAATATAAATTTTTAAGAGAAAATCCAAACAAATTCACGTCTGATAAACCAATTGATGAAATAACAATAAAAAAAAATTCATCATGGTTTCCATTTTAATTATAAGTAAATGCGTTTTTACTTTTTTTTTATTATACACAACTTTAATATTTGATTGTTCTATATGTCATCATCAAATATTATATCTATACCAAAGAGAATTTTTATTGTTCCTTATAGAAATCGCCGTGAACAAAAGTTTTTTTTCAGTAATCAAATGACATTTATTTTAGGAAGTGGTGATGAATGCGATTATGAAATTTATTTTGTTCATCAATGCGATAATCGTAATTTCAATCGTGGTGCCACAAAAAATATTGGATTTTTAGCAATGAAAGAAAAGTATCCAAATGATTACAAAAATATTAATTTTATTTTCAACGACGTAGATACATTGCCATTTCATAAATTATTCGATTACGAAACAACCCCTGGTATTATCAAACATTATTACGGATTTACGACAGCTTTAGGTGGAATTGTGGTTATTCGTGGGGGTGATTTTGAAAGGATCAATGGTTATCCGAATTATTGGGGATGGGGTATGGAAGATGCCTGTCTTGAAAAAAGGTCATCCTTTATGAAAATACAAATTGACCGATCACAATTTTATACCATAGGCAGTCCTGAAATTCTCCAATTGTTTGACGGGGTATCGCGCATGGTTTCTCGTAAAGACCCTTTTCGAATGAAAAATGATAATGGTGTAGATGGTATTCGTTCCATCAAAAATCTTGCTTATACAATTGACGATAAATCCTTAAATCCAAATGACAATATCTATGTTGTTGAAAATCCTCGTATCCAGGTAGTGAATGTAACTCATTTCACAACACTTGTAGATCCGAATGCGGATATATACCACGATTACGATTTGAGAGAACCTGTGAGAAATATCATGTTTCCTGCGGCGAATGTGAAAAAATCGGAAAAAAGTGTAGTTGGTACAGAAGATTGGAAAAATATACCATATTATCCAACTGTTTTAGAAAAAAAAGAAAATGAAATGAGAGAGATTGAGAGAAAGTATATACCGACTCCTTCTCCTCAAAGACAACAAACCCAACAAACCCAACAACCACCACAACAACCACAACAACCACAACAACCAATTTCAGCAAAATATTATTTTTCCAAGGAATACGCCAGAAAAAATTATCCCAAACCTAGATCTGTCGCAAGTGTAAATATTCCTCTTGTTACAAGAAGTACAAGTGCGATTGGTGGTAGAAGAAAATAAAACCAGTATTTTGATTTGATTCGGTAAAACTGGGTTTCTCTCTTTCTCTCCTTTTAGTATATGTTCAAAAGTAAAAAGAAAAATGAAATATGTTTACAAATTAAAAATATTTCATACAACAAGGTTGTTACTGAATGGAACAAGATGCGCCAATTGATTGAATCGCAAAAACAAGAATTAAATGGTCGTAGCAAACTCGGATGCGATTTCCTGGATTACTATTTTTTCTCGCATCGACTCGAAACCATTGGAAATAAGGGCATCAACTTTTTCGATTTTTTAGAAAACATTGAATATTACAAGACCAAAAAATATATTCAAACCTTGTTGACTTTTTGTGAAGAGAAAAACCGTTATGTCGACGAAGAAATCAAAAAATATTATTACATTTATGGTCTTTGTTTTGGAAGATGTAACGCGTTTAAAATAACGAATGCCGTTGAGTTCTACCAAAAATACAAACCGACGCATATTTTGGATCCCTTTTGCGGATTCGGTGGAAGACTGGTTGCTGCTATGTTGCTCGGTGTGGATTATACCGGCATTGATTTGAATATCGACCTAAAATCGGGATATGACAAATTATTAAATGATTTTCAAAATAAAACTTCGTCCAAGGTTTCTCTCATCTATCAAGATTCAAAAGAGGTAGATTATTCAAAATTTACATATAATATGGTTTTTACATCACCCCCTTATGAGAATATTGAGATTTACAAAAACGGAGAAAAAAAGAGCAATGATGAATGGTTGGAATTTTACAAAATCGTATTCCAAAATACCTGGGACGGTCTCTCGCCAGGAGGTATTTATGCGATCAATATTAATGCCACGATTTATGAAAAATCTCTAGTTCCCCTTTTGGGCGCGTGTCATGAAAAAAACGAACTCAAAAAATCCACCCGAAATACCAAATACAAGGAATATATTTATATATGGAGAAAACCGGCTTAAATACTTATTTACGATTATATGTATTCGGCACGAAGCAATGACAACTACGATTTCCTGTATTGCCGATATTCAACATGCGTTTTATATCAACTTGGAAAAACGCGCTGACCGTAGAACAAATGTGGAAAATGAACTTAAAAAAATAGGAATACCTGCTACGCGTTTTAATGCGATCAAACTAGAAAATGGCGCACTTGGTTGTAGTATGAGTCATTTGAAATGTATTCAACACGCAAAAGAACAAAACTGGTCGCATGTATTAGTTTGTGAAGATGATATTCAATTCTTAGACCCTGAATTATTTAAAACACAACTGAATGCGTTTTTGAAAAACCACACTGACGATTGGGATGTTGTTTTATTGGCAGGAAATAATATGCCACCTTTTCAAGAAATCGACGAAACTTGTGTAAAAGTATCACAATGCCAAACAACAACTGGTTATATTGTCAAACAACATTATTATGACACATTGATTGATAATTTCAAATTAGGAATTCAGTTATTAATAAGAGAACCACAAAAACATATTATCTATGCGATTGATAAAAACTGGTTCTATTTACAACAAAGTGACCGTTGGTATTTAATTATACCCTTAACGGTTGTTCAAAAAACAGATTACAGTGATATTGAAAAAAGAATCGTCAATTACAAACGAATCATGACCGATTTGGATAAACATTTTTTAATTCAACAAATACAGAATCGCAAAAAATAAATCATCTATAAACTAAATTATATGATAATATTTATTTTATTATATAATTTTAAACATTTTGTCTTTTGAAAATCAGGGTCAAAGAGAGAAAACTCGGGTATACCGAGTCCTACCATTCAATTATACACATGGCACTTTAATCCATGATTCTGGAAATAAATCGGATGTGTCATATGGTTTTTTTGGACCAAACCATATTTCCGGGTAACACACTATTTTTGACGAATTGGAATTCAAATACGCACCCCACCAACTAAACGTACTATTCGCAATAATATTATGTCCGCAACAACTCATCATTAATAATTGTTCCCAATCAGGAATTTGATCATTTGCTTTTATAAATGCGCAATTCGTAAAATGGTCACTTAATAGTGATATATTTTTATTTACATCATCATTGTCTTGCTGTTCGCAAAAATATAAAATTTTCATCACTTGTTTCGGTTTTATTTTATTCAATAATAGTTGGATACTATTTTTATAATATTCCACTGGCATAATAGGATGACTCTCTTGTATTTCCTTGTAATCCCCAAGCCTGAAATGGAGACAAATAAAATCTTTGTAATTATAATTATATTTTTGTGAAACCTTTTTTTTCAAATCATCAATGCGCAATAAATGGTAAATATTTTCATAATGAAACTCAAAATATTTCGCACTTTGAAAATAACCATCTAAGATAACGTTTTGAACAATACTGGTTTTATCTTGTAGTTTTTCATATTTGAATGATTTTTCTCTCACTATATCCATCATGATAACTTTATTGCTAAGAAAATTTTTAATATGTATAAAAAAACTATTCCAATAAGTATACCTTTTGGTTACACCATTCAATGAATCAACATTTTTGAAAAAAAAGACATCCTTATTTGATAAAGCATACGCAATAGTCGTAAATATTTCAAACAACTGATTCCCCAAACCTCCTTTTAAATTACAAGTAATCATATTGATTTGTGTATATATAATATGTAATAATATTTATACTCTTTTTACATTTTATTCAATACTCAAAAATCTTCATTAAAGTTAAATGTTTCTTCAGATATTGTTTTATCTGCTAAAGCATAAGAATCGACTCGTTTCTCAAAAAAATTAGACTTTGCTTCAAGACTAATCAATTCCATGAAATCAAATGGATTCGTTACATCATATATCTTATCATATCCTAATTGAAGACACAAACGATCCGCCACAAATTGTATATATTGTGTCATCATCTTTGAATTCATGCCAATTAAACGACATGGCAATGCCTCACAAATAAATTCTGTTTCAATTTCAACTGCTTCTTTAACCAATTCATGGATTTTTGCCTTGCTCATCTTCTTTAATAATTTACTGTACAACATAATAGCAAATTCACAGTGTAAAGCCTCATCGCGTGAGATTAATTCATTTGAAAATGTTAATCCTGGCATTAATCCCCGTTTTTTCAACCAGTATATACTACAAAATGCTCCCGAAAAAAAGATTCCCTCTACGCAGGCAAACGCGACTAGACGGGTCGCAAAATTACTACGATTATCTTTTATCCATTTTTGTGCCCAATCAGACTTTTTTTTTATACAAGGGAAATTATCTATCGCACGAAATAACCGCATCTTTTCTTCTTCATTTTTTATATAGGTCTCTATCAATAAACTATAGGTCTGCGAATGTATATTTTCCATAGCGATTTGAAAACCATAAAACGCTCTTGCCTCTGACAATTGAACGTCTGACATAAAACGAACTGCCAGATTCTCCAAAACAATACCATCACTCGCCGCAAAAAACGCCAAAATCATTGATACAAAATGCTTTTCATCATCACTTAAGGTGTCCCAATGAGTTAAATCTTTTGATAAATCGATTTCTTCAGCTCGCCAAAAACAATCTACTTGTTTCTTATACATTTCCCATATATCCTGGTGTTGGATTGGAAACATTACAAAGCGATTATCGTCAGGTGATAGTAACGGTTCTTGAATAGACTTTGACATCCTAAATAATATATAGACAAGATTTTATATTTTAATAAAAATATATATTGTTTAATTTCAAAATAAAAAGATATTCATTATAATTATACAAATAAACACCATGGTTAGAGTTGCTATTTGTTATTGGGGAATGACCCGATCAATTAGACTTGTTCATCATGCTCATAAATGTAAAATTTTTGATATATTTAAAAATAACCAGGTTGATTATGATGTATATATTCATACCTGGAAAACAGAAAAAAATATGGTATGGGGTGTTCCTTTGGATGTACCCAATGATTACAATGAGTATAAGTTATTGAATCCAACGCACTATGAAATTGATAATCAAGATGATTTTTTGAAGACGGTAAATTTTTCTGATTATTTTAAAAAAGAATTATATGACACATATGGAGATCATCCAGATTACGAATGGCGCCCCGAATTAATACGCAATATGATTTGTGCGTTAGAAAGTCAAAAAAGAGTCACTCAAATATGTGTTGATTCTCAAAAAAAATATGATTTTATGCTATATATTAGACCAGATGTGGATATATATACACCATTTTTACTAGAATGGTTTGATTTGGTGAAACCAGGTGAAATCGTATTGACGAATGAAAGTTATCGTCATTTTGAAGGATATAACGATAAGTTTGCTTTAATGCGCTTCGAGGATTGTAAATTATATTCTGACAGATTAGACGGATTAAAATCCTATAGGGATACCAAAGGACGAATTGTTGCTGAAAAATACTTGAAATATATAATCGAAAAAAACTTTTCGAATGTCCATTTTGTGAACATGATGGTACGTTTGATTCGACCTCAATAATTTGTTTCATATATTTCATATTTTTGTAATTTTATAATTTTATAATATTTTATTGGCTTTTTTATTTGCGTTTTGTAAAGACAAATCACATAATTCTTGTAATCGTGTCTTGTAGTATTCTGAATAATAATTAGAACCCGCATTTAACTCATCAAAATGATCTAAATAAGTTAAGTCACTTGAATGATGTTCATATAAATTACGATTATTTTGTAATTCTGGATGTATATAAAATTCACCATCACTTAATTGCTCATTATAATTTTGATATATACTTGCTGGACTATTATCTTGATGATGAGAAATATTATTATTTTGATTATTTATTTTTGATGTTGTAAATAATAACAAAACCAATAATGTAGTAACTACAATAAACGCAACTATATCCCAATTATTTACGGTATGATATAATTTTGATTTAGGAGAATAGGGTCTATTTTTAGAAATATAAGGAACGTTTGATTCAAGAGCATCATATTCATCGTTAGAACATGATTTATACGCGTTGTTGTTTATATTTACAGGATAATTCATATTCATATTTCCTGGGTAATTATTGTTTGCGGGATAATTATTGTTTTCAGGTAAATTATTACCAAGGTAATTCATATTTGCGTGGTGACTCATTTTTGTATGGGTTATGTTTTGATTTATTACAAATTAATTATAATAAAATAATTTTTCAATTTTTTTTACATTGATGTAATATAAATAAGAAAATGGTAAATGTTAAAATGAGTTTAGAAGATAGAGATAAATATTTGTCAATGATTGATGATGAGATTGATTCAAAATTAAGCATTTTATCAGAAAGCCGAAATGTGGAAGAATTACAACAACAAGAATTAGAAAAGGAAAAACCTGATTTATTGAACAATAAAAATGAATCTCCCTCTATCAAAAAAGAATTACCTAATATAAATTTAGCGGAAAGAGATAAGTATTTGTCAAAAATTGAACAAGAAATTAAATCCAAAAAAGATTTATTATTGGAAAAAAGAAAATATTTAAAAAAAATTTCTGACGATAACCGTTTTTTAACAAGTGTCAATAATGATTATCAAAAATATTATGATTTTATTATAAAACAAAAGGAAGACCAAATGAAAACACTGAATTACTTGAATGATTATATTGGCGACATGATGGTAAATACTAAATTAACTGAACAAGATATAAATGAAACAAATCACGAACAAAAAAGAATATTAAATGAAATTAAAAATATTCGAAAAAGTTTAGAAGAAATTATTGAAACATGATTTTTATAATAATAAAAATAATATTTTGTTATTATATATGGCAGATATAGAAGGTCCTATTACAGTTAAAACAAATATACTTAATAACTTGAATGAAATTAAAAATACTTTACGTGGAAATAATCAATTTTTATCTGATATTGATCTTGGTGTAGAAGAATTAAAAGAATTTATTGACAATTTAATTAAAACTTGTAGACAGGCAAAACAAAATTTATCTATTCAAATGAATACAGTTGCTTCTGGTAACGACAAAATTAGTGAATTAGAAAATAAAGCAAATAGTCTTCAAGAAAAAATTTCTGTATTAGAGAGTGAATTAAATACATTAAAAGCTACTTCAGAAAGTGATAAAACTACAAGAGATAATGCTTTAAATGAAGAAATAAAAAGGTTACAAGAAGAAATAAAAGTTATAACTGCTGAAAGAGATAATATAAAGGTTGAAAAGGATAGCGTTGTATTAGAACGCGATGGTGCGTTAGAAAATATAACAAAATTAAATGCTGATTTACAAGAAATAAATGATTCAGTAGAAGACCTTAAAACAAATGTAAATAAACCGGATGTTAATGCGTTATATCAAAAAATATTAGACAAAATTAAAGAACTACAGGCAATGATTAGTAATTTTAATTCAGAAGAAGGCACAGGTGCCGTAACAGGCGGTCGTCGCAGAAGACATCGTGGTAAACATATTACAAAAAAAATGAAAAAGGGTATGAAAAAAGGTATCATTATGAGAGGAGGGTTTATAGCCGATTACAAACCAAAAACACATAGACGACGAAAAGATAAAAAAAGGTCTTCATCATCCCGTCGCAGTAAGAGGACTAAATACACAACTACATCACGTCTTACAACTACATCGAGTTATTAAACGAACGTCTTTATGATCTAAAACCAAAAAACAAATTTATTTTTTTTGAATTCTCTCCATAACAGATGTTTATTTTTATACAAATGAAACCCGACATATGGCAGCGGTATAATAATAAAAGGCAAATGTGTATAATGTTCGTTCTCTATCATGTATCCAAAACAGCCTCCCATGAGTATTCCCGTCCATACATCCGTTTTTCCAGAATAATATTTTTTATATAATTTTTGTATGCTTGAAATGTCTCGCATGATGGTTTGTATTGTTTTCATCTTATTTGTTATAAAAATGCTGAAATATATTATAACATACAACATATCTTTATATTGTTACCCCCTCCAAAACATTCCATGTACACTAGGAATGTCTATATGATAATTCGGTGTTATTTCTCTCAAACGCAATAATTTTAATATATTTTTTTGCTTCATTTTTTCTTTACGCGTTTTATAAACACGTTTCCAACATCTTTGTACAATTCTTAACCAAAAGGTTTTCAATATGGCAACACATTCATTACCAGATAAATACACTTTATATCCGATTTGGGGGTTTATGTAATTTTCGTGTGAAATGATACTAAAATAATTTCGAATCGTTGGATGTATTATTTCCAAATTATTTTTTTTATAAGACTCTGTTAAATATTTGTATTTTTTTCTATAAATATCTATCATTACTTCGTTTAATATGAAATAATCATCTTCACTATCGCTATCACTATAGTATTCGCTATCATCACTGTTACTACTATCATCTATATGAATGATTAAATAATGACCGTGAATATTTGGGTCACTTTCATTCGCATGATACCCATGTAGATCCGGATGGAATAATTCGCATATTAATAAATAATTTGTCTTCATTTATGAAAAATATGTATACATTTATAAAATATAGTTCAAATTATTAATATTAAAATTTATCAATTTTTTTTTAGTTATATAATATATAGTAATGAAAATTACAAAAATAATGAATAATTCTAATTTATCAAAAATGATCGATAATAAATATGTTTTATATTTTGTTTTTATATTATCAACAATATATCTTTTAGGATATTTGATGAGCGGAAATTTTAGTTCAATCATATTTTTTGTTTGTATCGGATATCTAACATTTTTATTTAGTAAAAATATGACGATTGTATTAACCGTACCTTTAATTTTAACAAGTGTTTTAATGATTGGAGAAAAAGTAAAAGAAACTTATGCAAATATGCTTCAAAAAAATCTACAGACACAAGTAATTGAAACACAATCGGAAATTAATGATATTATTTTGAATGGAGTAAATACAACTCAACAAAAAAATGCGTTAAAAGAAAAGAATAACAAATTAAAAATGTTGATAAAACAAATTGAAATGAATAAAAGTAAGTTAAAAAAACCAAAGGGTAATGTTGGTAGAAAAATGACCATTTCTAAAAAACCGGTTGTTTCAAGTAAACCATCCGTTATTAAAAAACCTGCGGTTATGGGTAAACCTATTACTGCTAAAAAAAATAAAAAGTAATTGTTTCAAAACCAAAAAGTAATAAATAATTATTAATATTTATTATTTTTTTTTAATTGTAATATATATAATAATGAAAATACCAAAAATAATGGATAAAAAAAATTTATCAAAAATACTTGAGAATAAATATGTTTTATACTTTGTTTTTATTTTAGCAATAATCAATCTTTTTGGATATATGGTTACCGGAAATTTAAATTCTATAATATTCTTTGTTTTAGTAGCTTTCTTAACACGTTTTTTTAGCAAAAATATGATTATTATTTTAACGATTCCTTTAGTATTAACAAGTGTGTTAATGGTCGGTAAAAAGGTTAAGGAAAATTTTGAAAACGCATCTACTAGCACAACAACACAAATGACACATGATGATAAAATAAAAAAACTCCAAGAAGAAATTGATACCTTAGTTCAAAATGGTATAACAACTGAATCGCAGAAGCTCGAGTTTAAACGAAAAAATAATCAATTACAAATGTTATTGAATAAAAAATCATCAAAACAAACATCAACATCAAGTCCAACTAGCGAACCTATGTCATCCATGTATAATAAACCAAACAGAATCGATTATGCGTCTACTGTTGAAGACGCGTATGAAGATTTAAATAAAATTTTAGGAGGAAATGGTATTAAGCAATTAACAGATGATACTCAAAAATTAATGCAACAACAGCTACAATTAGCCGACGCAATGAAAAGTATGAGCCCGTTAATGGAACAAGCAAAAAGTTTATTACAAGGATTTGATTTAAAGAATTTGGGTAGTTTAACAAATGTAGGTAAAAATTTACAAATGCCAGTTGATGAAAATTAAATGCCGCGGATTTGACATATATTATATATATAATATATATGCCAAACAAAAAATGTATTCCTGGAGTCATATGTATTGAAAATGTAACACTCTTTTTTCTTGTATTGTTTATTTTCATTTTAGGATATTTACTTTATATTAGTGTCCTTAAGAAAGAAAACAATGTGATTGTCAATGTAAAAAAAGATCGTGAACCACGAGGTCAACTAGTTGTTCCAGATTTGATTCCCAATTATCCATATAATAATCAAACCCCCGATGTATTATTGAACCCATACGTACCACCTCTTGCCGATGAACGTTATTTTGTACCTAATCCAAGACGTGTCGTTCCTATTAATATATCAACAAATCCTGGCGTGGTTGACACGAGTTATCGTCAAATGGGAATTTTAACACCTCTACATAATAACAGTAAAAAAGATAAAATATTGCCTTTAATGGGGCGACCTCTATATGTAAATCGCGACAAATGGCAATATTATACCATGAGTGACCAAAATAACAGTGTAAAATTACCTATTATTTACAATGGTCGTAGTTGTACAAATGAATATGGTTGCGATCAGCTAAATAGCGGAGACCGTGTTTTCGTAGAGGGGTATAATCAAGGATTTAAAGTCACTGTTTATGAAACAAACACCATACAGTATTTACCTTGGTAGGACTATTTTTGAAATACGGTATTCTTGATTTCTATTATACAAAATATAGATGCACGAAATGGTAAATAAAAATAAATCACTTGTACCACGAACCGTAATCGGTAAATCTGAAACAATTATACTATAATTTATCCATAATGATGAGGATATGATATTCAATATACAAAAAATCAATGAATATATATTTGTTGATTTTTTTGTATAAAGCAAATACATAAAAATAAATCTAGCAACAATAGAAATCCCTGTAGCAGAATAAGGAATTATATAAAGTGTATTCATTTTTAATAAAAGTAAACTAAACTATTAAAATATATTTTTATTATATTTCTAAACGTTTTAATGTTGTATTGTGTAAATTTACAGCTTTTTTGTTCTTAATCGTTTTATTTTTTTCTGTTGATTTTTGTGAAGTTATTTTGTATTTTTTCATTGTCTGTTTTTTTTTATCGTATAATTTTATTAATTTACCTTTAGTTAATTTCATAATTATATATAATTTAAAAAAGAATATTTAATTATTTATCTTATTATTTATATAATATATAATATATAATATATAATTATGGCACCTAAAGTTAAAAAAACTCTTTCAAAACCTACTACTACAGCAAAACCACCACCACCACGTCCTCCTGTAAAATCATTGTTAAAAAATAAACAAACAAATCCATTAAAAGCTAAACCCACAAATATAAAAAATAATGTTCCAATTAAACCAAATACTGTAGCTGTAGCATCGACTGCCGCAGCTGTTTCAAACGCCAAACCATTGAATATTTCATCACAAAATGTTGCCGGTGAATGTAAATTAAAATGTGATTATTCATTTAATTATAGTTCGGTATCTAATCCTACAGCAACAAATTTTGGAACATATATACAAGTAACATATAACGATAATCCGAGTGTTACATATAATAATATACAATACAGGGTTTCCAGTATAAATATTTATTCTCCTTCATTACATTATTATAATGGAGGATATGTAAGTGGAGAGATATGTATTACACATGTTCCATTGTATGGTGGAAATAGTTTAATAGTTTATATACCAATAAGTGTTTATGGTATTACTATGAGTGGTTCTATTATAATAAATAATATTATTAAAGCCGTATCCACTATGGCACCATCCGCTGGTAAAAATACAAATAAAGGTACTGGCACATTTACTTTAAATGATATTGTCCCCAAAAAATCATTTTATACTTATAAAAGCGGATCTAGTGATGTCATTGTTTATGGTGTTTCAGATGCGATTGGAATAACAAATGATAATTTGACTACATTACAAAAATTAATAAAACCCGTTAGTAGTAATCCAGCCGTTGTATCAGCAACACTGTATCTCAATACAGGTGGTCCAAGTATATCGGCATCACTCAGTAATTTAACCATGGATTGTCAGGCATTAGATATTGGTGAGCCAATGGAGGATTATGTAAAACAAAAATCGTCGTCTATGAATGACCTTATAAAAAGCGACATGATTTTATATTTTGTCATTATAATTATAATTGTTGCTGTTTTTATTCTCGCATATTTTTTGAAAAATTATTTTATAAATACGTTTGAAATGAAATGAATATAAAAGGTTAAATATATAAAGTAATAATATTAATGATAAATCAATCAAATATAATTATTATAACTACAACAATTCCAAATAATGATACATCTTTAAAAAGAATGAATAATATAATAAATAATTTTAGTAATTATAATATACCAATTCTTCTGAATGATTATGTTTTAAAAAATAAATCTATAAATGATATATCATTTGAAATGATTACAAATAGTATAAATTTATTTAAAAAAATTAATTTTGAATATGCTATTATTTGTGATAATGATTTTTTTCCAATTAATAATTTTTTAGAAGAAATAAATAAAACTGTTGATTTATTACCTAATAATTGGAGATGTTTACATTTATGTCCAGGTTATTTATGGGGTAGAAAATATAATGATATTTCCAAAATAGGACATTTAAATCCAGAATATAATATGGAAGGAATTGACTATCATGAATCGGGTAGATTTTATAATAATTGTCATGCTGAAAAATATAATAAAAACAATTTTTGGTTAGGAGGTCCAATTGCTATATTAGTAAATAAAAATAATGTAGATATTTTATTGAATGACTTTATACATGAATATAATAATAATAATAATCCAAATGACGTTGTTTTTACAAAAATTTTAAAACCAGTCGATTTCATTTGTAGAGAACCAATACTCGGTTATGAAAAAGAAGAGGGAAATAGCACATTTCTTTTAAAAAATAAAGTCATAAAAAATACTTATATTTCTGGATACTCTTTCTATAAAATTTCGCAATGGTGTGTTTGTCCGAGATATAATGGGACATTTTTATCAAATGAAGTCAAATTAAATGATTTTGTTTTTTTGAATTTAGATTATTTCAATTTATTTATCACTCACTTGAATACTAACCCGCCTAAATATAAGTTTAATTTAATTACGCATAATAGTGATATTCGTTTTAGTGATAATCATTATCATTTAATAAAAGATTATGTCTTGAAAGTATATTCAATAAATTGTACATGTGATAATATAAATGTAAAATCAATTCCTATTGGTTTTAGAGATTTTCCAAATGATACAATATCTATCATACAAAATATGCCAGTAATGAATAAAGATGAAAAAATACATATACTTTATATGAATTTTGTTATCAATACAAATATACAAAAAAGAAATGAATGTTATAATACATTTCAATATTTAGATTGGGTTATTCATGAAGAAAATATAGAAATAACAAATTTTTATACAAATATGTCAAAATCAAAGTATATTTTATCTCCAGAAGGAACTGGTATTGATTGTCATCGTATATATGAATCTTTATATTTAAATTCAATACCGATTATCAAATGTACAAATACTGAAATGGATAAATTTTATAACGATTTACCAATAGTTATTGTTTCAGACTGGAATTTAATTACTAAGGATTTTTTAATAGAAAATTATGATACATATTATTCTAAAATGAATGAATGGAAAAATAAGAATGATTGGTTGAATCCTTTATATTGGTTGAATAAATAACGTATTTTATCGTTATCGTATTGTATTGTATCATATAAATAATATTTTGTATAATACAATAATAAAAATCTATTTACACTGGTAAAGCATCATGCGTATTGTCTAATAATGGGACAAAAGACGCAGGTTGATATACTGTATGTTCAATCGGTGCCATTTTACTCACCATTTCTTGTTCTAAAGTATACGGAAATTGATTAAATGCTGTTAAATTAGATGCCTTTTTTTCTTCAGTTGGCATATATCTTTCAAGGGCATATGTTCCTGTTTTCATTTCAGAACGACGAATTAATACATAGGCAACGACGAATCCTAATACACCTAAAATTGGATTACATTTAGCAAATAACATTAGAGCAACAACGACAACTATGATTTTACCAACAATCGTGTCGATTCCTTTTGCTAATAATTCAGGTGTCTTGTACCCGGCAAGTAAATAAATAATGAATAAAATTAATAAAATGACTTGTCCAGTATTTTGTTTTTTGAATAGGCTATCAAAACTTTCCATATATCATATTCATAGATTATATTCTTTGATAATTTGAAAATTAATTTCAAAATTCAAAATAAATCAAAATAAAAATTGACTTTAAAATATTTTACTAAATGAATACAATATACAAAAATATATACAGACAAAAAAATGTATTTTAAAAAGAAAACCTCACAACATCCCCCAAAATCGACAAATTTACTAAATAATTTTGTAACAGTTGGGTCTTTTGAAAACACTCCTCCCATTAAACCACGCGGATACCTCGGTCAAAAAGGATACACTATCATGAAAAATGAATTAACCCCTGAACAACAAGAAGAATTAAAACGAGAATTAACCGCAAAACCCATCACGCAAGGCGCTGTTATGACTCAGGCACACCACACTTTCCCGGTATATCGCGAGTCTGATAATAAATTTTATGTTCCGCGTTATTTTGGCGAATCCTATTTTGGACCACATACAAAAAATAAGATACCTCCTGGTGATGATATTAGCGTTCATTTTATGGGCGACTTGCGCGACCATCAAAAACCTGTGGTAAAAACGTATATCGATCACGTAGGCAAGTATGGGAGTGATGGTGGATGTGGTTTACTCGAACTCCCATGTGCTGCGGGTAAGACCGTCCTTTCTATCAATATTATTAGCGTTTTGCGTAAGAAAACATTGGTGATTGTCCACAAAGAATTCCTCATGAATCAGTGGATTGAACGTATTAGTCAGTTTCTTCCAAATGCGCGCGTAGGAAAAATCCAGGGTCAAATTGTTGATATTGAAGACAAAGATATTGTCATTGGTATGCTACAATCATTGTCCATGAAAGATTATCCGGGATCCATGTTTGACAGTTTTGGATTAACGATTATAGACGAGGTACACCATATATCAAGCGAGGTGTTTTCATGTGCTCTCTTCAAAATCGTCACCAAATATATGTTGGGATTATCCGCGACCATGAATCGCAAAGATGGAACAACCAAAATATTTAAAATGTTTTTGGGAGAAGTCGTTTACAAGGGAGAACGAGATGAACAACATAGCGTCGTTGTTAGGGCGATCGATTATGTATCTAATGATGAGGATTTTAAAGAAGTCGTCACGGATTACCGTGGTCAAGTTCAATATAGCACCATGATTACGAAATTATGTGGGTTTAATCATCGCAGCGAATTTATTTTGAAAGTACTCGTGGATTTATTACGCGAAAGTAGTGAAAAAAATATAAAACAACAGATCATGATTTTGGCACACAATAAAAATCTGTTGAAATATTTGTATGATGCGATTGAAGCGCGAAATATTGCGACGGTTGGTTATTATGTTGGTGGTATGAAAGAAGCCGCGTTAAAAGAAAGCGAATCCAAAAAGGTCATTATTGCGACATATTCTATGGCTGCCGAGGCGTTGGATATCAAGACATTAACGACGCTTATTATGGCGACTCCTAAAACGGATATAGAACAAGCCGTGGGTCGTATTCTTCGCGAAAAACACGGTTCGCCTATTGTGGTGGATATTATTGATGAACATCAACCATTCAAGAATCAATGGTCCAAAAGAAAAACATTTTATAGAAAACAAAACTATAAAATTATTCATTCGTCTAATTTGAATTATAATCCTGACGTCGGGAAATGGAAAGTTGTATATAACCCTAAACTTGAAGGAGGTGGGTGTGGTGTTTCGTCTAATGATGAAATAAATGAAAAAAATGATTTATTACAGGGAAAATGTTTGATTTCGATTAAAAAGAAAACGGAACAAAAATGATATATATTCTAAGAGGACCAATTTGGACATTGTAAAAAATCCATATCATCATTTCTTGGAAATTTTCTCATTATCTTTTTTAAAAACTCTGTCATTTCATCAGTATTTCCATGTTTATGCTCATAATATTTTCCTTTTTTACCACACATATCTTCACTATTTCTTACAACGATACATTTTTCATAATCTACTAGAATCTTATTTCTAGTAATATTTTTTTTATCTGTTTTTTTTATCTGAAATAACAAACATTTTCCATTTTCCACATTCGACAAAGGATGGTCTAATAAAAAATGTTTACAATTAACACATAATTTTACCGGCTTGACTTCTATACTGTATATTGAATACAATGAATAAATAAATAAAAATACGTATAAATATAACATTTATATTTATACATAATAAACATTTGCTTTTAATATTTTTTAGTAAATTAGTAAATTTTATTCGCACATTTTGAGTATTTATATTTTATTATTTTATCCAATAAAAAAATATTTTACGTGAGAAAATGTCTTTATTTTCATGAGTCTAAATATATACTCTTCTTCTTCTTTTTTTAGTCTTGTGAACATTGTGTTTGAACTTATCCAAATAGTATTGTCTTTTTTCTGAACTAGTCATACTACTCGTATGTTTTCTACGTTTTTCACTTCTTAACTTTTTACTTGTTCTTTTCTTATCCAATGTATCTTTAAATATGTTGAATAATTTTTTACTTGTTCGAGGTGATATTTTTTCACTTTTTTTGTGTGATAATTTTTTGCTTATACCTTTATTTTTTCGTGATGTTTTAAATAACCCAAAAAAACCTTTTTTTGATTTAGCCTCTGATATGCGGTGATTTTTTTCTGTATGACGATGATTTTTTGAAATATGATGTGATTTCGTTTCATTATATAATTCATATGATGTACCGCCGATAATTAATACACTAAATACTACTAGTAATGTTTCAAAAGGAGTCATATATAATAAAAAGAAAAAGTTTATTTCAAAAATAATATTGATTTAAATTAGTTTATAAATTTATTTATTTTACCATTAAATATAAAACAAATCATAAAAAATTATGTATAAATTCGAATATCAAAATAAAGATAAATATTGTCCTGAAAATCCTAATAAAAATCATTGTAAAGTCGTACAACACTATTACATAAATAATAATTGTAAATATTGTAAATGTTCTAAATATGTATATATTGGAATATTTGAATATATTTTAAGACATATATTCAGACTACGCGTATAATAAATGAATTAACTATCATATTTACCAGATTTGTTTTCCACTGTTGGTAAAATGATTGTAATTATCTGTACAAGCTCCAGTATTTGGTAATACTTGATATGGAACTGGATTTGCTAATGCCAACTGACTTGGCGGTAAAACACCGCCTGTTGAATATACTGGTGTATTTGGGACATTTCCCATGTATTGATGGTATCCACCACCACGCATTTTCATTTTACGTGACCCGCGTTGTTTTCTTGAATGTCTTGCGTGTCTTGATTTTTTCATGCCAAACATTTTGGATAATCTTCGTTTCATTTTCTTTAATGTCATCTTTTTACTAAATTTAGACTTCATCTTCTTATACTTATTGACAATATTTTTTATTTTTAATTTGAATGGGTTTTTATTTTTTTTTGTTCCTCCACATCTTCGTGGCGCACCACCGGATTGTATTTTTGACGCAGCAGCTGCTTCAACATTACTAATTGGAGTTTTGTCCAAAGAAAATTGTCTAGATGTTTCAGTACTTCCAAAACCGCCAGAATAATCTGAATTGTCTACATTTACTAAATTGGGATTTATATTCGCAGAAGGAGTCATAATATCGCCTTTAAATGTAAAGGGATTTAAGGGTGAATTTATATTCATGGTTGCCATTATATATAAGATAATATTATTTTGTTTGTATTTGTGTTTTGTATTTTGATTCAAAAATTATAAACGACCTAAATCATTTTTATTCACTATGCGTTGTCCCCGTGGAGCTAAACGCAATGGTGTCCATTTTTTATGCTTGTAATTATATTCACATATCATATTGTATTCCTTGTCCAAATGAACATATTTATCAATATCCTGGTTTTCGAATTCTTCCTCATCATCACTTTCTTCTAAAGCATCCAAATTCTCGTTTTCTTTAATTTTTCTAAATAATTTATTCATCATAACACTGGTTTTATAATCTGGTATACACGCAGTCTCAACATAATAATCGCATTTTTTACTATCATGATTATACACGTACAAACCATAAATATCACTTTGTATTTCTGGTTTCACATTAAATACGTATTCCTTCTTTTGTTGTGGCGCGGAGTGATTGTTACCATACCTTTTTTCTCCTAAATTCGACTTATAATATACACAATTGACGATTGCTGAATTTTTATTGTTTTGTCTAAATTGTAAATATTTGATTTTATACGGAAGGATATTCGCTATATTCAAAATATGTTGGTAATTAGTATCAATCACTGGAATACCAAACACCATTTGGTGTTGATAATATGATACTTGTTTTATGTCATTGATGAAAATATGTTTCGACAATTCAAGTTTTTCACTGTAATTTTTCATATTCACTGTGCGACCCTTGACATAATACAAGTCTTCGACTGAAAAGAAACGCGTGTTTTCATATTTAAAAACAGTTCCATAAAAAATGGTTCCAAAACTCAAATGATCATGAAAACAACAGACTGCGTATTCTATATTTATGATTTGTTTTGTTTCTGTATTAATTTCCATCAAAAAACAAACATTTTGTTTTTTATATGTCGTAAACCAGGCAAAATACTTTTTTCCATCGGGAATACATAAAATGAAATCGTAAACTTTATTATGTCCTATTGTTTCATAAGAAAGTTCTATATTAGGGAAATTTTTTATGATTTCTTCTTTTTCGTAGTCTTTTAACATTGTGGTCAATATATATATTTATTGCGATACCTTTAAACCAATTCAAAATATTATTATTTACCCAATAAACTCTTCATGTATTGAATTTCATCTTCTTGAGTATTGATAATTTTCGACGCTAATATTTTCACTTTTGGATCACTCGTTTTTTTCAAAATTTCACCAGAAGTTGTTAGAGCCATGGAATGATGTTCTATCATTTCGTTCAAATAATCACGATCATAAATATATTGTTGCGTTTTATACATGTAATATAAGGTTCCCAGCAGGATAAATAAGACAATATAATATTTAAGGGAAATCATATTCATGTAATAATCATTCATGGCGACTTCCACGATTCCCATGAGGAGTGCCATGATTCCGGATATGTACGCTTTTCCTAAACTATTACGGATATTTGTGACATCATTCGTCATAATGACACTCATGATATAATATTGTATGAAAAAACTCAATAGCATCATAAAAAGCACACTTTGTAAAAGAGTCATTTATATTTTAGAATTAGATTATATAATTATATTTTTATAATCCAAAAAATCATGATAAATACTAGTAATTTGAATAATAGGACGACGATCCAAAAGAATCCAATGTAGATATATCCGTCGTCGTGCTATTCGACGAAGAACTCTGTGTCATTTGTTTTTTTAAAAAACTTTTAAGCTCATTTTTCATCTCTTGACTTACATCATTTTTTATTTCTTCTGATGTAAATCCTGGTTTCGGCAAATAATCTTGTATATTTATATTTGAATTCACTTGATTCACATTTGAATTCGAAGATTCGTTACTCCCTATAATTTTGAACATGTCGTTGTATTTTTGAATCGGCGAATTTACTAAATCTTTTGTTTTGGGAACCGTCAATATTTGTTTGAAATAAGTAATTAAATGATGGACTAAAAAAATTAAAATAAATGATATAAGAATGGTTTGAACTGTCCAAAATAACATATAATTATACTATGTAAATATTAGAATAACTGGGATAAAAACTCATTGAGTGTTTCTTTACAAAAATAATTCTCAAAATCAAAATTATCATTTACTAAAAAATAAAAATCATGTGGAACATACCGATAATATTTATTGTTCACATTGTTTGAATTTGTTTGTAAATTTATCTCACTTTCTTTATATGTCCCTTCTACCACTAATTGTATAGTATAATCATTGTTTTTTTTCTTGAACGACAGTAATTTTGGATCACACACCTCATAATAAAAACAAGTTACATCGCGAATCTCGTGATCCAGAGGTATTTGCGAATATATATTTTCTGGCTTAAAATAACTTTTATCAATAAAAAATACTAAATTTTTATAATATTGTTTTAATATTTGTACAGGGTAATCAACTGTATATAATTTGAATAAATTGTTGTTTTCTATTTTATAAAGTCCGTCATTTGAAACAACTTCTATATATTTGGTAGATTTGCTAAAATTTGTATCTATTTTTTTAATTTTATCCAACATATCAATGGGATTATATGAATTCACATATATTTTCATTTGTATTTCCTAAATATTTAATCTAAATATTATTAGTATAAACTATTTAAACCCATTTATAATATTATTAGTAACTAACTATGGAAATACAAAATATTTCAGTGATTATTGTTGAAAAAAATGGGAGTTTAAAAAGTCTTACTATCAAGGAATACAAAGAAGATGAATTATACAAGAAATGCGCTTTCAAAAAGGCGGAGGATTTTGTGAAACAAACTGAATGGTCTAATATTAAAATCGACGGTAAAAAATATATTGTGCTGCTTTACGGTAAGACGGAAGGTAAGGAAAATACTGAAAATAAATATGATTTTCCTCCGCCAGTAGACAGCACATTATTTTTTGGTAATTGCGTTTTGGTTGCGCATATGAAAAAAGAAAATTCAGAATATGGATTGACCAATTTAACCCTTGAATTATGGAACAAAATATATGAGAAATTATTTGGTGGGTTTGAGGATTTGGCAGTAACTTGTGGTGAAGATGAAAATGAAGTGGATGAACTCGAAGGTGTCCCAGCTGAGAAAAAAACAAAACATGGGTATTTAAAAGACGGTTTTGTAGTGGATAGTGATGAGGATGAAGAATATGGCAGTCACGATGACGACGATGATAGTGATGAGTTAGAACAAAATGATGATGTAGATGGGTCTGATGAATTAGATGAGGAATTAGAATTGGAAGATATCGGGTCTGAATTGAGTGAGGAGGAATATGATTATAGTGATGACGGAGGCGATGATGGTGACATGGGAGCAAGTACAGTATTTACAAGTGTGAATTCAAATACAAAAAAGAAAAAGGAATAAATTTACACCTTTTTACATTTTAAATGTGGTATAGATATGTATTCATATAAAATGATTAAAACTCATATCCAAATTTTTCAAATATATGTTTATGATTATTATATACATTTTTTCTAGTTTCTTCATCATAATAATTTTTATAATTATTCTTTGGTCTTATATTACTTTTGTGATTTGGTAAATTATTTATATCATAATTGTCAATCTTTAATAGTTTACATACATTAACAATATCTTCTAATAAATTTTCATACCTTATATAATAATCACATACACTTTCTCCATTTATGCTACATCTATCTAAATTATCTACAATTTTTGTTTTAGCATATTGTTTAAATGGTAATTTTGATTTCTCCCAATAATACATAGATACAATTACATCATAAGGATTTCTTATGACAGCAAATTTAAAATATGTGTTAAATGTATCATTTCCCAGTATTGTCTTTATTTCCTTAGCAGATATATGATTTTTCCATATATCTTTTTCTTTAACATATTCTGATCTACTACCTATTATTCCGTAATCATCTATCGATTGTTTAATCGCATCATCATATTTATATATTTTTTCAGGATTTATACAAAATCTACCAAAAAAAGATTCGACACTTGAACCAGCGACTTTTACATTTTTTATATAAATAAATTTATACTTATGTGAAATAATGACCATATTATATATATTTCAAAATATAATTAAAAATATAATTAAACAAATATATTTAAACAAATATATTTAAAAATACAAAAAGTAAATGTAAATAAAATTGATTTTGATATAAATACATATTATGTGTTATAGTAAAAGACACATAATATGCGACAAGTTGAAAACCCCGAGGTCTTTCGTAAAAATATTCGTTCAAAAATAAACACGGTTATTCAAAATGAAAAAAATACCGAAAACTTGGAAAAGGGAATTTATAATTATTCTTTAAAAGAAGCGACCAATCGTAAAGTGGTGAAAAAATGGGATAATCCTTATTTTGTTCAAATATATGTAGACCGTTTACGCAGTATTTATTTCAATTTGAAAAATCCTGAATTATTAGAGCAATTAACCAGTGGACAAATAAAAGCGCACATGATTGCGTTCATGACTCATCAAGAAATGAATCCTTCTAAATGGGAATCACTAATTCAAGCGAAAATTAAACGTGACAAAAGTAAATACGAAACCACGATGGAGGCTGCGACAGATACTTTCACTTGTCGTAAATGTCGTTCAAAGAAATGTACCTATTATCAGATGCAGACGAGATCGGCTGATGAACCGATGACTACATTTGTTACCTGTATTGATTGTGGTAATAGATGGAAGTGTTAAAATACATATCTTCGTTGTTACGGCGTTGGAATCTTTGGTACATCGGTTGACCCGAAACCGCCAGTTCCGCGTTTGGTTTCTGTATGTTCAGTCACGACTCCTATGATTGGACGATTTATTTTCTCCATGATTAATTGCGCGATTTTATCGCCTTTTTTCACTTCAAACTGGTTTTCGTTGTGATTATTCACAAGTAAAACAAATACTTCACCTCGGTAATCATAATCTACAACGCCCGCGCTTACATCTATGCTGGACTTGGCGGCTAATCCGGATCGTGGTGCGACACGAAGATAGTAGTGTTCTGCGTCACAGCCTTTCCATGAAACGGAAATACCTGTGCCGATCAGTTTTCGTGTTCTGGGAGGGATGGATTCATCAACGGCTGAAAATACATCCATTCCGGCGGCATATGCCGATCCATATAGTGGTTCACGGGCGTCTTCGCGTAGGTATTTTACATTCAACTGTAATTGCGACATTTTATAATATACAAACAATATCAAAACATTTTTATATTGTTTTTCTAAATTAACGTTTATTTTTTGGTGCGCCTTTGGAATTTTCTTGGAAATTTCTTGGATTTTCTGGATTTACGCGACTTTTTATGTTTGTGGAAATTTCCTAGAAATTTCTTGGTTCTCTTACTTGATTTTTTTGTTTTTCTAGTATATCTTTTTCCACCAGTTTTATTATTATAATAATTTAATATTTCTTCTATTACACCATAGTTTATATTTGTCGAATCATAAGTTTTCATTTTATCCAACACATCTTCTCTTATTTTATAATTTTTATCAATTAATTTTTTCAATAGATTCGTGTATTCTGTACCATTTATAGGTAATTCATTATTTAATATGTTTACTATGTTATTTGATAAATATTCACTTTTATCTATTTCTTTGCGCTCACTTAAATATTTTTTAATTTCTTCATGTTCTTGTTTACGTAATTTTCTTTTTGTCATTCTTTCATTTTCAGGAGTAACACGAAATACATGTTGTAATAATAATTCTTCTTGCGGTTCTTTTTCAATATATTTATCATCATTCTTAACAGTTGTATCTTTTTTTGTATTCTTTGGTGTTGGTTTTATACCCGATATGTCTATTTCCATTTCATCTTCAGAATCAACATTCTCAACTTTCCAACCGTTTCCTTCTTCAATATTTTTACTAGTCATATATATTACAAATAAAATATTTGGTTTTCTCTCATTGATATAAAAATGTAAAAAGAATTTCATCTGGAAATTCTGGTGAAACCTTTCTCAAAAACATAGTATACTTGTTTTCTTTGATAAATTTGTTTATATATTCTACATCTTCGGGGGTACCATCCTTAAATACATATGGACTCGTAGGACTACTTCGTCTATTCCAATCGACGCAGTGAGTGATTTCATTAATGACGTCACCGAGTGTTCCCATCGAATACAAAATGATGGCAAAAATGCTTTCATTGGCTAAACCTCCATTACATATTAATTTAAATATACCGTGATTTACCTTTGAATACAGTAGGCAATGATTCATGTCTTGTCGATTCAAAATAAACCACGGTTCATTGGCGAGTCTAAACTCGGGTGCCAAGAGACGCAAATTGGCGCGTTTATGTAATTTCGTGTTCCACCATGCCGGCTTCCACCCCATGATGCTTTTGTCGTGGTTTTTCATAAAGATTTCCCTAAATTTTACGGGCGGCATAATCGGCGCACATGCCTCGGTTAAAAAGCAGAATTGGGTGTTTTCCTTGTCATGTAACATGGCGTAATATGCGGTCGACAAATAAGCATTCACTACATGATAATAAGAGGTTTCAACGATGTATTCCCTAGGTATTGCGTATTCTTTTATCCAAACTGACTTGACCATCTCGATGTCCTTGTAATGGAAATATACATTGATTATATCTTTATTGTGTTCTATCCATTCTCTCCATATATGTTCCTTATTCACCTGGTGATTGTAACTAATTAAAAAGCATAATGCTATTTTCATTTATTTATATCTATACTTTTGTTTACATTTTTATTCTTCAAAATTTACTTGTTTGAGAGAAAAAGGTCTTCGAAATAAAAAGTGTTTGATTTACTTGTTTTTATTTACTTTTATCGAAGAATCTAGATTCTAAAATTTCTAATTTTCAAACAAAAGTAAATGGAAAAACCAAAAATGGACATTTTTAGTATGTCCATTTTTGAAAATCAGAGGGATTCTCTTGAAAAAACGTGTTTTTTGGTCATTTTACAGCATAATGCTCTCCAGTATTTTTCGTGGATTTTTCCACGAGAGCATAATTTTGTGAGCATAAAAAATAGTTTTTAATGGAAAAGGATTTAGGCATTTTTTTGTAAGTATTTATATATATGGATACTTACATTTGTGGAGCCATCAAATCCCTAAAAAATGCCAAAAATGCCGAAAAATATGTATGTGATATTTGTGACTTTAAAAGCTCAAAATATAGTAATTATAAAAAACATATTGTCACCATAAAACATACATCAATGTCAAATACTGACGCATACTTACACAATACTTCCAAAAATAATGCTACACCATATTTGTGTGATTGTGGAAAAAAATATACTCATCGGCAAAGCTTATATACACACAAAAAGAAATGTACCTTTATACCTGAAACGAATCATGACATAACTGAAGATGCCAATGACGAAACCAATGACGATATTAATATCGAAAACATTGAAGAAAACATTGAAGAAAACATTGAAGAAAAAAATGACGTGATACAGGTAATGAATGATAATGAGAATCACCCAAATGGTCAAATGGATGTACTCATTAATTTATTCCAAGAACAACTTAAAGAAAATAAGGAACTTAAAGAACTTATTATCGAACAACAAAAGAAGATTTTAGAAATGGGTGTAGGAACAACGAATATTATAAATACTCAAAACAATAACAAATTCAACTTGAATGTTTTCTTGAACGAGACATGTAAAGACGCATTGAATTTAAGTGATTTTTTAGAATCACTCATCCTATCATTAACTGATTTTGAAAACTTTGGACCTCTCGGGTATTGTGGAGGGATTAGTAATATTTTGGTAAATGGATTAAACAAATTAGATATAAGCAAACGCCCAATTCACTGTAGTGATCTAAAGAGGGAAGTGATTCATATTAAAAACAACGATACATGGCATAAAGACGAGGATAAACAGCAAATGATTAAAGTAATCAAAGCGATTGAACACAAGAACGTCAAGCAAATGTCGCTTTGGGCGAAAGCTAACCCGGAATATAAAGATCCAAATCATAAAAAGAGTGACTTGTATACTAAACTGATTGACCAGAGCTTGTGTGATACTGACAAAGAAAAAGCTATGAAAAATTACAATAAAATTATTCGAACCGTCGCCAAGGAAATATTAGTAGATAAATAAATTGGTAATAAAGATAGTCGGAGTAATAAATATATGTATTCAATAAATAAATATATTTTTGAAGAAGTATGTGATAATAATATGGAAATATATAATGACATCATGGAGACTATCCGGTGCGATTATAATGAAATCGTCGGTAAATTAGCAGATGAAAAAAGTATTCCAGAAATACGTCAACTTGTTCATAAATTGGTGGGTGTTATTCTTATTCTTGAAGGAAAAAACTATGAAATCATGTATTATTTGAAATTGTTGTTGAATATTGATAAACAATCGACGAACCTAAAGTATTACCAAACATACATCAAAATGATTACAGATTATGACAAGAGTTTTTTTGGGGTTATAGGATTTCGCTGGTGCAATCGTAACTATATTTATCATTTATTTTATTATATAAAGTTTCTAACTGTTCATGTAAATCATATTCTTCGGGTAAAACCATTTTTATATTTAATCTTTTTTCATTGGTTCTTTTATCAAAAACTAAATGATTTTTACCTGTCATATTTACTAAAGAAACATATTTTGGAAGTTTTAATTCCTGTTTTGTGGATAAATATTATTATCTAAATCTTGAACCACTTTATTCGCTTGATTTAATTTTTCTTGTATAGATACCTTTTCTGATTTTGTTGTTGTCCAAGGTTTATCTAATTTTGGGTGTTTTTCAACTTTGAAGAATTCTCTTTTTTTTGTATGTTCTTTATCTAACCATTCGTGATAGTAAACAACATATTTTTTCATCATTTCTTGTGTAATTCCATTGGGTAATTCTTTTGCACTATGTTTTCTTTCTCTTTTAGTTCCCTCTTTTATTCCTTTTGTATTTTGTTCCTGTTCTTTTCTAGTAGCAATACGAAGATTTTCGATTGTATTATTTAAAGGGTCTTGATCTATATGGTCAACACTAATATTTTTAGTTCCTTTACCATTTCCATAACAATTCATAATTATTTGATGAATATATATATTTTGCGAACAGATTATGTATCCATTTTGGTGTTTATACCAAGTTATTTTTTTATCAATTGTTTTTTCATAATCTAATATTTTTTGATAGCTTTCAAAACATAATTTACATATAGTATCTTTTTCACAATACATTAATAAATATTCTTTTTCATTTTCAGTTACTTTCCATATAGGATTTTTCATAATATTTGCGGACTTTCCTAATTTGGAAAAATGACCATCGCTGTATTTTTTCACACCAGTAGGCAATTCCATATTTTTATATTATAAACTTCTTATTATTTGTATTTATTTTCAATTTTTATATAAAATTCATATTGTAACAAGTATAATATGAATTACTTTACATTTTTGTTTCAATTATTATAAATAACATCACGCAATTAAACGCCTTAATTACTGTAAGCGCTCTGACTCCCATAAGTTTCCAAATGGGGAGGACTGTATCTTAAGCCGACTCTGGTTGCTTAAACCTTCATCGTCGACCCATATCCGTTCAGTCTCTGACACCCTACCATAGACTAGCAAATCATCATTAGGTAGTAAGTATGCGGATTGCCCAATCCTTTTCATTATTACCATACCTGAGTTAATTACTCTCAGCCAGAACACGCTTTCGCAATGTTCCTTGGTAGAAAAGGCTCTAAGGGGATTCCCGAACAACAAGATATGTCGCAGTATTTGGTATTCACCAAAACTACTAGCAGATAGACTGGGTAAAATGTTTCGTGGTCCTAAATGGTTTTCTATAGCAAGAGCACGATTTGCTATAGCATTCTGCTTTTTGGCCCTCTCTTTTCGTAGTCAAGACGAAAAATTGAGGCCACCCATGCCACTCATAATTCTTAGCACGTTATAGTTGGTAGCATATACACGAACCTTTGCGGTTCTGGTTCCTTCAACGGTTGCGTTGGAAAGAACTAATTGAAGAGTTGCGTTATCAATTCTGGAGAAGTTGCAGGTGCCCGAAGGTTGATGTTCTTCTGGTCTCAATGCGAATGAGTACACGTTAATACCCTCATCAGGATTGCGGGTATGTGTTTGGTATGGTTGTACCCATGAGAAGTATGAACCTTCACGCTCGGAGAAACGATCTTGTCCGTTAAGTTGTAGCTTGGCAACAACAACTGGGTTTTGTCCCCAACAATGCATGTCCAAAGAGGTTTCGGATAATACGAAGGTACCAGCATCAGATACTGATGATCCTTCGTTGTGTCCCTTACCACCGAAATCAGAGGTAGTTAAACCTAGAGAAGCTAATGCGGCAGCATTGTCAAGAGCAGTGTTTATTTGGACAGCTTGTCCACCCATGTTAGTTTCATTGTATGCGTTGTTGTAGACTCCTCCGTGCCAGTATCCAGTGAAACCATCAGGGATGGCAGCATCAAGAGCACCAGCATCTTGGAATAAACCACGAGCATCAATGAAAGCATTGGAACCAGCAGTGGCATCAGGACCTCCAAAGGCATGGATTGCGTTTGGAAGAGCATCGATGGCATCAGTGTAGTTGAATGGTTGGGCACCCAATACCTTGAATAAAGTGGCATCACATAAAAGGGATGAACAGTAATCAACGTTTTGATCAGGTTGGACGACCCAGATTAATTCCTTAACAGGGTGGTTGAAGTTCAACTTGATTTTGTTGGATGAGGAACCGACGGATTCATCACCAGTGAATTGTAATTGGGTGATTAAGTATTCATGAGGGTTTTGTGCGAATCTTCTGCGTTCATCAGTATCTAAGAAGACATAATCAACGTATAAGGAAGCAGCAACAAGGGATTGGTTGTATGCGATGGTGGCAGTCACTGGAGTTCCAACTTGGTATTGGTTGGCAGCACTGTTGGCATATGGACCTTGTTTTGGGTTTTGGGTGGTGTTGCAACTTAATGAAGTAACAGCCCATAAACATTCATCAATTGGACGTAAATCAAGGTTAATCTTGACTTCGTGGTATTGCAAGGCAATTAAAGGTAACGCGAGACCGGGATTGGTGCAAAACCAAAATTGTAATGGAACATACAAGGTAGTCTCTGGTAAAGCGTTACGAGGAGCGCACACTTGACGAGGTGCGGTGGAGTCACAAGGACCATCAACATCAGCGAAGGATGGATCAGTGATGAAGGTTAATTGGGTGGTGTTACCAATCATTTTGAAGTATCCGCGTTGTTGTTCGGAAGTCATGGTAAGTTGGTTCCAGATGTGCATCCAATCACCGTATTGACGGTCAATGCGTTGACCACCAATTTCGACTTCAACTTGGGCGATTAATTGCTCACCAGGGTAATCTAACCAACGAGCATAGACAGAGTGAGCACCTGAGGATAAGGTGGATGAGTTGCCCATCAATTGGTTGATTTCAGGTAAAGTGACTTGTAAGTATGTTCTGTATGCAAGATCACCATTTCTGGAGATGATGCAGGTGACACGGCGACCGAAATCGGCTTGACCGTTGAAAGTTTGTTCGATTGACTCAATCGAAAAGTTGGTGTAACGTCTGTAAGTTACTTTCCAAAAAGTAATCTGCGGATTGCCTGTTAAGTACACATCTTGCTTTTGTGTTCCCTAATATTTCTAAGAGGGGTAGAGTACACCTTAAGAAATTTCCGGTTTTGCTAGAACCATCATAAATTCCCGATTGCCGTCTACTCGTTGAACCTTAATCTTATATCTGCGGTATTTCAAAATCGATATAAGATTCTTGGCTGCGGATTATCCAATCTTTAACGTTTTTACTATGCCATTGGACATTACCCAATGGTATTATTTATGTCACCACAAATAAGTAGTAGTTAAAGCTCTAAGGAAGTCCCCGCAATTTGACAATCTTGCGAAATAAATATTTAATTTTTTTATAATAATTGTTCAATATTTAATTCACTAGCGAGTTATATGTTAAATATTATAATTTATATTTAACCACATATTTACACTGTTTCTCTATTATGGTGATATGTGACCCATAATAGCAGCTCACTGTTGACGCCCAAGAGTTAAGCGCCGTAAGCTACGAGTTGCATTAAACCGCCTCCCATTTTATAATATTGCTAAAGAAAAAAATATTTGGATTTTAATTTAATTATAAAATTAATTAATAATCTTATAATTCAACGCTCCCTCTCGTAAATCTACGAAACACACTTGTTTATGTCCATATTGAGCTTCATGAAAGTAAGCAAATAAGAATCGTGTAGTATTTCCTTTTTTCCTTCATGATTTTTTGTAAAAATATAACTGTCGTTTTTCTTTTTGATTTTCCACCCGTCGTTTAATGCGTTATACAAGAATACCATCTTATGAAACTTGTCATTTTCAATGGACAAGACATGGTTTTTGTCTTGTTTATTTTCAATATTAATTTTGATTTTTATAGGTTCCATGTCCATTTTATAATTTGTTCTTAATATTTCCAAGAAAAGTAATCTACTGTTTTAAACTATATTTTATTTCTAAAAATTTTAAAAATTCTAAAAATATAATTATTATACAAGAATAACAAGTTAAAAAAATTTCATTATTTTTATTAAATACACTATATATGCCTAGTTTTAAACCAAAAACCACCAAAAAAATCAAAGTAAATAAAAAAAGTAATGTTACTTTGGATGGAAAACATAATGAATTTATCAATGAATTCACTAAAGATGAACAAAATAATTTGCCCAAATTAAAAAATGAAAAAAGAGAAATCATTTCTAAAATTGAAGAAAATGAAAAATCACCATCAATCACTATTGAAGAGTTGATGGATTATAAAGATCGCCTTAATGAAATTAACATTGAAATCAAAAATATCAAAAGTAAGAAAAAAGAATATTTCCTAGATAATTCCAAATATATTTTTGACTATTTTGAAAACAAGAAAAATATTTCAAACGGCGTTGAAAATTCTTCTAAATCAAAAAATAAAATACTTAATTCTTTCTTTAAAATAGAATCAAACGCAAATACAGTCATTACAAATCAAAACAATAATATATTTCAAAAATATTTGGCAAATATTGACGATTCTTTTTTGGATATTAATTCATTTTTAAAACCATCAGATGTTTGTCAGTCGTGCTATAAAGGTGAATTAATACCGCTAGATGATGAAGGTATATTGATATGTAACCATTGTTCTAAAAATGTACAATATTTAATTGAAAATGAAAAACCGTCATACAAAGAGCCGCCCAAAGAAGTATGCTTTTATGCTTATAAAAAAATAAATCATTTCAAAGAAATATTGGCGCAATTTCAAGGTAAAGAAACAACACAAATACCGGATGATGTATTGGAGAATTTGAAACTACAGATTAAAAAGGAGCGTATTGATATAAAGAACATGACTTATATCAAAACCAAAGAAATACTGAAAAAACTGGGTTATAACAAGTATTATGAACATATTAATTTCATCAAGGATAAATTGGGATTAAATCCACCGATCATTGCCCAAGAATTAGAGGAAATATTGTGTAATTTATTCATGGAAATACAGTATCCGTATGCGAAACATTGTCCGGACTATCGCGTGAATTTTTTACATTATTATTATGTTTTGTATAAATTGTTTGAACTCTTGGGCGAACATTCATATTTACCCGAAATACCCATGTTGAAAGATCGTGAAAAACTGATTGAACAAGATACGATATGGAAAAAAATATGTGAGGAATTGGATTGGGAATTTATCGCGACGATTTAAGATTTGATTGATACAAATATAATTATGGTATAAAATACTAGTGCTTTACTAGTATTTTATTTATTATTTATGACCGACACATTTATAGACCTCCTGGGAAACCTACTAGATTTGCGCCAATACCGAAACCGGCACCAGATCGTGCGGTGACGCCAATACTTGGGATGTATGAATCCAAAATACTAAATGTTGCGGCAGCAGTTAAAGCAAGTAACATGATTTCATCTAACTTAAGGGATTGCTTTGGAATTGCGTAGGCGGCAATTGCAACCATTAAACCTTCTACTAAATACTTGATTATTCTTTTTACGAGTTCGTAAACGTCAAACATATTATATTAATTCAAAAGAAAAAATTTTTATTTTTTTATTTTTTAAATTTTTAAAACATTCTTAATTATTTGGATTTTGTGAAATATAATAAATTATAAAATAAATACTTAAACGAATTATATTACATTATTTATAAATATGAAGGCGGGAGTAGAACCAAAAATGGATCAATCAGGAAAACCAAATCCTAAATATGTTGATTTACTTGAAGAGGATAAACCAATAGCTGGACAAAAATTTGTTTGCGTATCTTTTGTATCACCTGATAAGATTTTAAAGCAAAAAGAAATATTTTTATTTGAGGAATTCCTAAAGAAGTGGGAATTCAACAAGTCTATGGAAAAATTCCATCAATTTTTGAATTTTGTTTCTTACAAATACAAATTAACATTTGACGATGTTATGAAGGATTTTCAAGATTTTATTAAAGAAGAGCAAGAAAACTTGACTAAAACCAGTTTAGAGGACGATTATAAAACCTTTTTGGATAAAAATGAAGAAGAATTGGAAAACGCATTTAATGTAAAGCATAGTTTTCAAACATGTACTCGTGGTTTAAAAATCCGCGGTGTTTATCCAACTATGGAGGAAGCCGAGTTGCGCTGTAAAATGTTGCGTGAATTAGATCCAAACCATGATGTATTTGTAGGTCCAGTAGGTTTATGGATGCCTTGGGATCCAGAGGCATACAAGACAGGTCGTGTTGAATACATGGAAGAAGAGTTGAATCAATTAATGCAAGAAAAGGTAAAGAATGAGGATTTCGCCAAATCGGCATTTGAACAAAGAGTTAAGGAAACCAAGAAGAAGGCAATTGAAGAAAATATTAAAAATGCTGAAAAAACCGGTTCATCATTAACTCAGACGATTGATGAGAATGGTAATTTAATTGGTGTTCAAAATACGAATACACAAGAGTCCTTTTTGAAGGAACAAGATGTGATTTCTGCCGCAGATATTAGAAAGGAATTATTTGAAGGTGAAAATATTATTACTGGTAAGACTGATAATGGACAAAGTGAACTGATTAGTGGTCCATTTGCTACCAAGAAAAATGATTAAATTTATTTAGAAATTAAATTGTTTTGATTATTTGATTATTCAAAAAGAAAAAGAAAAAATTATATATATGTATAATATATATAAATTTATAATTCATGAATACAATAATGAGAGAACCAGTAAAAACAGATACAATAACAGAACTAGTTACAAAAAATGATATAAACCCTGAGAAAAAAACGAATATGAAAGAAACCATAACTAATAAAAAACAAATAACAAAAAGAGTTGTTTCTTTAATCATAACTCATCAAGCGCGAATACGTTGTTTTTTGGATATGATTATAAAAGGGAAAAGGATTGAAAAAAAAGAAGATATTTTTGATAAAATAAAAAATAATAAAAAAATAAATAATTCAATTATTGCTGTTAAAAATACGATTAATAAAACATTCAATAAAAATCCGATTGAATATCCCTATATAGAGGACGAAAAAGAGGAAAAAGAAATACGATTTAAAAATTGTTCAGTTCTTCGTCTATGTATTAATAAAGAAACGGGAGTATGTCTTCAACTTGTCCATGAAGGCGAATTAGATCCCGGTGAAGGTAAAGGTGGACGGTCTTATTATATTACGAATAATTCTAAAGAAACAGTTGTACAAACACTAGACAAACCTGACGATATTAAACAAATTATTTTTGAAAACATAAATACTGGTTTAAATAGATTAGGGTTGAAAAGTAACGATTTTTTGAAAGATATTGATGAATATGTTTTTTATATTGGAAGACATGGTCAAGCGGAACATAATTTAAAACGTGCTACACATTTAATAACTGACACAGATGTAACAGATCTTGGTAAAGAACAAGCGTTTCGTGCTGGTAAAAAATTGATAACAGTTTTGAAAAATAATAATGAATATATAAATTATGTATTTGCGTCAGATTTGATGAGAACCAGACAAACTATTGAAAACATCTTGAAAGGAATGAATGAAACCCAAAATAAAATATATTTTCCAAAAGAAATTATTATATTACCATGTTCTCATGAATTGAAATATAATTCAAAAGGATTATGTGATAAAAAAGAATTTATAAAAATTGGTATAAAAGAAAATGATCCCAAATGTTCAAAAACAACTTATTGTACGGGAAATAATATTGAAAATCCAAATAGTAATTGTAATCAAATAACAATTGTTATTAATAATTTTCATAATAAAATCATTAAAAAAATTCCTTTAAATTGGGATTTTTATTTCAAAAAAAATGAAAACAAACTGAGAAACATGGATTGTTCTAAAACAAATATGATTAAATTAGCGATTGAATATATAAATACGTCTGTACCAATAAATATTAATGAAAATGTATTAACTACTACAAAAATCATAACTGAACCCTTATCCTTAGTAAATGATGATTGTTTAGCAGAATGTATGAATAATCTGTTTTTTGATAATTCAACAACAAATATAGAACAAATTAAAGAAAGTATTTATTTTAAGATTTTTAAAGAATTTTTTAAAGATGTTTATGACACGAAAGACTTTGATAAAAAAAAATTTAATGATTTTCTTACATTTATAGGGAGTGATACTAGTGATTATGATAATAAACAACGCGATGAAGATAATTTTAATACACTTGTTCAATGTTTAATAATAAAATGCGGTAAAAAAATAAGTCCACCATCTCCACCTGAAGAACCAGTTGAAGAACCCGAACCTCTACCTGAGAAAACGCGTGAAAACCCTCAACCTCCACTTCCAAAAAAAACAAAAACATCAACAAATGGTAGTGATAAAAATGTGAATAATAATATGAAATCGGCATTATTTTGGTATCAAAGTTTTAATAATAATCCAGAGATTTTTTACAATAAAATTAAAAATATTGCAAGAAAAGATGATACTAGAGACTTATTTGATGAAATTATGGACAGAATTATTGAATCTTCAGAGAATTTTTATAAAATGATACAAGAATATAAAATTAATCAAAGCAATGACATTGGTTTCATAATTGATTATTTGGGTCCTAAATTAGAATATAATCATGAAAATGCGCTAAAATTTATGGACTATATAGCGCCAAGAGACATTAATTTGTATAATGAAATTAAAAACAGAAAACAACAAGGCGGTAAAAAAACAAGAAAAAATAGAAAAGCCAAAAAACGATTTGTAAAAAGAACCAAGCGCAATCATAAAAAAAACAAAACTCGTCGTGGTCGTCGTAAAACAATGTAACAAGAATATAATGACTACTCGAACAAGAAATAAAATTGTTTTGGTGACTGTATTTATTTGTATAATTTTGGTATCGTGTATAATTATTTTCGTATAATATTGTATAATATGCAAAAATACATGTATTTATTGTCAATCATTGTCTTTGCTGTGGTAAGTTTATTGATTTTCAAAGGAGCCGAAGGATTTCGTGGAGGCGGAGGTGGAGGTGGCGGAGGTCATGGAGGTGGTGGAGGTCGCGGAGGTGGTAGAGGAGGTCGCGGAGGACACGGATATGGAGGACATGGAGGACATGGAGGACATGGATATGGAGGAAGAGGGCGTGGTTGGGGATATTATGGTGGAGGTGGATCAACGAGTTACGGTGTGAATCCCCTTTATTTAGACTATTATGGTGGATATAATCCAAAATATTATTATTTGTATGATGATGCGGATTATTTATTGGTAAAAAGACCTCGGGGTGATTATGTTCTTAATTTATAAAAAATATATATAAATATATATAAATATACAATATGGCTACACCAGAACAAATAGATCGAACCATTGGAATTATAAATACAAGAACACAAGAAATTAATAATCTTTTTATTGAATGGAACGAAAATCAAAATCAAAACGATGATAGATATAGACAAGATTTCAATACTCATACAGATAATATCTTAACTCTTTTTGAACGACTTGTAGATATTATTGATCAAACTCCTGACGATGTATATATTACATTGGCGACGAATATATATAGTAATTTAGAATGGCTATTAATTAATATATATAATATGTTGGGAGATCCAAATGATGTGAATGATTCAAGACATCAGGTAAGATCGGAAATAGGTCTTTTAGATAAAACACAGAGAATGACAATTATGATGAATATTTTAGATGCGTATATAATTCGCCATTCCCCAAGAGGTTCCCCAAGAGGAGTAATACCGCCACCGCCACCGCCACCACCAACGAATGGTGGAACTAGAAAATGTAAACACAAAGAGGTAAGGAAAACAAGAAAAAGTCGGAAAATAAGAAAACCCAAACGAAAAGGTAGAAAAACAAAAAGAGTCCGTTAAATAATGATTTTGTTTCAAAAAATCATTATTTTATACAATTTGAATACAATATATCACGTAGTATTTAACCCCTAGTATTTAATTCCGAGTATATCCCCATACATATTTACTTTTTTGCGACAAACTATATTCTGGTGAGTATTCACTATGAGAACCATGGTCATTGTCCCAGAATTCCGGAATGTCGTTTATTTTACCTTTCCAGGCACCCTTCATTAATATATGTAATTTGTATGTTTTTGCGGAAGAACCATCTGTAATTGTATCTACATTATTACTTGTATTATTTTGTACGGTATGCGCATGGTAATGGTATCCATAACTTCCATGTGAATGACCTCCAAAATTATCTAAAGAAGTTGTGTACCCGTGCATGGATGAATAAGTTTTTTTGTAAATTCCATACAAGGCGATTCCATCTAACCCAAAACCAATCAATGGTGGATGTTTTCTTTTCGAATAGTCGGCATCATTATATAAACACAAATTATTAGTTGTTGATTTAGCGCCGTACCCGTCAGCATGATAATGTAATCCCATCCCCTGCCCCACGTGTATACCAGTGTTGGTTATTTCAGCACTTTTATGAGCGCTAGTTAACGTATTGTTCAGCACAGGATATAATGATACACCGTCAATGGTTATACCGATACCAGAAATTGACGTGTAATTGTAATTGTTATAATTCAACGAGGTAACTATTCTTACATCATTGTTTGAGACGTCTTTTGTAGAATTGCCGTTTTCAGTATAATATTCTATAAAATCGTACGCTAATGATGCGGAATACATATCGTTGGTATTTGTGTTTACCTCATACGTTTCTGAAGGTACACTTTCAATATAACTTGATACTCCTAATGTCGACAAATTAAAAACTCCGCTTGTGCCAGTTGTAGGTGTGGTCGAACCACCACTTGACGTACTATCCGCAACAATAGTTACATAAGCTTGTTGATTATCAGTGGTGTAATAATCGGAGAAACTCATGTCTTCTTTACTAGTTCTTCCAATGATATACGGATATGTGGAGCTAATGGATGAATCCACTGAAAGAAAATAAGCATATGTTCCAAATGGATAATCGGGAGTTACGCAATACCGACCATTGTGTTGATCCAGGATTCCGTATCCTGATTCATATTCGTAATCATCAATAAAAGCGCCAGCCGATAAGGTTATGCTATATGGTGTATTTGTTAAAGTATTTTTTCCAGTTGCGGTATCAGTATAGAAATAGGGTCGCTCATCAAATTCAGTATTCCGTGCTTTATATGAAGACGTCATGTGTGTGACTCCGCTATCCGAGTCTGTCGCATCAGAATAGCCGTACGGTCCGTAAATAGGGTAACCATCAAAACAAAATCCAATAATTTTAGAATGACCGCCTACATGACGAATATAATCAATATTACCACTTGTTGGGTCTGTATAATAGTTACTTGAAAAATACGCGTTGGATGAGGCAAATGTTTCGTTATTCCATGAACCGTTTGTTATAAATGTTCCATTATGATAATGATACTGACCTTGTTTTCCATCTACAGTATACCCACCATCACCTGGATGACCACCTGCATCATCTACGCCGTAAAAACTTTTGAAAAAACCGGCATTCAGCTGAAATTTTGTCGTGGTTGTATTAGTTGATTGGTTTGTTCCATCACCACTAATTACGTTGTTATTTGTATATCCAGCACTTGTATTTTCTGTACCAGGAATCACACCGGTTCCCGAACTTGGATTATATAAAGCTACGCCGTTCAAAAATATACCATGCATACCCATGGTAGTAAAATCATTATTAATACCAGCGGTCGTATTGGTGCTACCGCGATATCTGAATCTCAAAATAAAACATTGTTCGGTTAATGGAAGTGGATTGCCGTACCATGTGCGTTCAACACTATAATCATTTGTATAATTAGTTACCCCCGCTTTTGCCGGAAATCCATCGCCGTCACTAATTACTACTAAATAATCATAACCACCGCTTGTAGTTTGCGTGATGATTGTTTTACTGCCATAATATGGAGCACTTGTACCGCCAGCACTAGTAATTGCGACTCCAGTTTTATAATAATTTGAATCGGTCGACATTGTAAATCTTGTCCCATAATTCACCGATCCAGAAATATTGCCGACTAAACCATAATCCAACATCGGTATTTTTGTCAAATATAACTGTAATGTTGCGTCACGCGTTACATTCTGGTCATTATAACCAGCACCGTTTCCATCACCAGGTGGTTTACACACGTCCATTAATCTATTTGGACGGTCCGATATTGAATAACTGGCAATACACATGAACGGATGATATTGATCATTATCGTCTTTTTCGCACGTAAAATATATGTATGGACTGGTATTCATACCAATATCGCCATTCGCAATACAATTCGCTTTTAAAACAATACTTAACGCGCCTTCTCTGAAAGCCTTATAAACACTTGTAGCGTATCTTAACTCTGTATACGTCGTATTTGACTCAACTTTACTCTTTATTTCAGTAAGCATTAAATTCGCATAATAATTTGTTCCAGTAGATGACGAGTCATAACCCTTGTTTTTTATTTGATTTGCGTATTCGTAACCGGCGTCACTGACTTTATTGCTACCGTCACTCCTATTGAAAAAATTAACATAAAATTTACAATCCGTATCAGTCGGGTCTGTTCCTTCAATGTTTGTTCTTGTGTTTGAAATATAATCCGCAATAGAAACACGGTCATTCGTAGCATATGATGTCGGGTTCGGGTTAAAATCACTTGGTATAGATACGTTCATTTTTGAATTATAAATGGTAAAGGTAGACCCAGCACTCGCGGTTGACACTAAAGTAAACCCAGTCTTGTTATATTTTACATAGCAATTCGGATACGTCGTCGTAAATGAAGTATCCTCTGTGTGGGTGTAACTGTTAATGTCATAACTATACCTTTTAATCACTTGTAATTTTTTGGAAGTAGTGTATCTAAAACACAAATAACCGTTTCCAGATGATAGTGATGAACTACCACCGTTTCCCCAATTGTTGGAAAATGCGAGTTTTTCGGTGGAACTATTATAATCCAACGAGTAAAGCGAATGTAACTCAGAATCGATACGATAACACGTATCATCTTGTGAATCTTGAATAAACTGAAATACTTTTGTCATAAAATTTTTGTACGTTTTCAGGGTGGTCGAAAAACTGACACCATACGAGTCGCTTATGTTTACGTACGTACTATTTGTTTTTATCATGTATCTATTACGATTTGTAATTAATTTAACGCTTGTGGTGGGCGTTGATATACTTGTTGGTATACTTGAAGATAAAAGAGTATTAAAATTTTTTGGGACATATACATCTAATGTAACAGTTGCTGTCAAATTATTGTTATTGTTAGACTGCGCAATTGTTGCTAAATTGTTTTGAGGTTTGCTACTATACAACGTCATTTTTTTTGCGCGTTTTGAAACGAGCCCGTTATAAAAACCCGGAACTTTTGTCATTATACATTAGGCATATAAAATATAATTTAAATAATATTTCTTACTATAAAGGTATAAAACTATATAAGTAATACTTACACCTTTTTTATGTGGTGTCATTAGTGATGACACCACCTTTTCTATTTTTACTCACCTTTAAGGGTTAGCAATCATTGTTTTTGTTTATTAAAAGCAAAAGCAAAACAATTATTAAATTTTTGCTCTTGTAATATCAAGAGCAAAACTTGCTTTCCCGGTTGGGAAAGCGAAAAATAATATTCCAACCTGCGGAACAAAACTTGCTTTGCCAATAACAAAAGTAACTCTATCACCATTTCGTCTTTTTGACATTGATTTTCGGACCTTGACCTCTTTTTTTGACATTATTGGGGTCATATTTCTCATCCTCGTCATCCGAAGGGATATTTTTTGATAAATCCCAGAATTCCTTGCTACCTAATTTGAAATCGTTATGGTTGTCCGCCTTGTACCACATCACCTGGTCAAACAATTTGTTGGACTTGGCATTATTATTTATCACTAGGCACTCGTAATTTTCCGTACATTGATCCATGACTTGACAAAAGGATTCAAACGTTGGAAACATACCCGCGTAGTTTTCATAGATTCTTTTACGGTTTGCGATATATGGTTCTCGCAAGATAAAAACGTAATCTATATTGGTGCGGAGAGTTGGGGGTATTCCTAATGGATATTGCATAGTAATGATCAACATTATCTTCCAATGTCTCCCATTCATGAATAGCAACTTCATCATCTTATCGCGTGCCCAGGTTCCATCGTATAAACAATCATCTAAAATAACAAATGCGCGGGGATCAATGGTAGTTCGCTTAAATGTTTCCATTTCTTTTTTGATTTGTTTCAAGACGGATTTTTGTCGTTTTAAAATGTTTTCAATGATGGCGGTGTTGTATTCGTTGTGTATGAAAAGTTTTGGCACTAATTTTCCGTAAAAACCATTACCTTCTTCTGTTCCGGCAATGACGACGCCAATAGGTATGTCCTGGTGATAAAAGAGTAAATCGCGGACTAAAAAACTTTTACCGGTGTCTCTTCGACCGATCAATACAACGACGGGACCTTTAGATTCATTAGGTTTGAAACTAATGGTTTTCATATCAAATTTTCTTAATTCAAGATTCATATTATACTAATTAAGAAAAATTAATAAAAATTATTTACGAAAATCATTTTTAAATTTGAGGTAAAGAGAGAAACCACTAAACTTAAATTACGAATTATCACTTAATAATGAATGATTCGTAAATAAAGTATTTTTAATGAGTTTGATTTAAAAAAAAATAGTTATTAAGTATAATTATTAATGAGCACTATAAATAAATCGTTAAAGATTCATTATGAAAAGAGAAAAAACGGTGAATTATTTAAAAGTTTTCAAAACGAACAATTAACCCATCTCTCTGAGGTACAAAATTATGTTCCTATTTATAATAAATTTTTTGATTTAAATGAGACCAATTATAATTCCATTAATTTGAACCATGAATGGTATATTAGCAAAGTCGAAAAACAAACCGACTACAATTTGTACAAGTGTGAAATCAAACATTCACAAAAAGACAAGAGCAAAAGTAAAAATTTGTTTTTCAAAATGGCACCCTTAATAGATCCATTTAAATTAATTGTTGGGAAATATGATTTCGCAGATCAAGCCCTTTATAGCTTGCCCAAATACAATTCAACCACTTGTGATGTCAATGAAAAAATATTAGATCAAAACAATACTGCTTATGTTGACGGATTATTTTCTTATTGTTCAAGTCTTTTGAATCATAATCACCATTTTGTACACGGTATTGAATTTTATGGTTCTTTTTTAGCAATCAAAAAGAATTTCAAATTTAATATTATTGATGATCTTGAATTTGTCAATAGATCTGATTTTTTTAATAAAAACAAAAATATTTTATTCAACGTTCAAGATGAAAACAACCGGTTAAAAGACTTGTCTGACACTAAAAAGTTGAAACCAATCAAAATCCAGGAAGACACCGATAGCAAACCTTTAAATATATCGGCGAAATCAATTAACAATGAATTGTTTGAAAATGTTTTTACCGATGATATAGATATTTCGGAGGAGGGTCAAGAAATCAACGATCAACATATTTCACTAGATACATTAAAAGAGTTTTCTATTGATTTGTCTCATTTGACGGATGATGGAAATAACAAGAGCGAAACAATTCATTCGGTATTATCCTGTTCATCATGCTCATCCAGGACCTCTTATACATCCGAAGACACAGAAAACAATGATGAGGATTTTGAGGAAACCGTCGCAAAATCTGGTTCTAACGGTTCATTCAATTCAGGTAAAAAAACATCCACTTCGGGGTATAGTGATGATTCTGAAGAATATAGTGATGAATCAGATTACGACGATGATGAGCGTGTTGATGTAACTCTTGAAAAATTTCCAGTTCAAATTATTTGTATGGAAAATTGCGAAAACACGTTTGACAGTTTGATTGCCAATGAAGAATTGGAGGAAAAAGAATGGTTTTCTGCGTTGATGCAAATCATAATGACTTTGGTAACCTATCAAAAGGTGTTTTTATTTACTCATAACGATTTACACACGAATAATATCATGTATAACAAGACAGACAAAAAATTCTTGTATTACAAATTCAACAACAAGTATTACAAAGTGCCTACATATGGACGCATATACAAAATTATTGATTTTGGGAGGGGTATTTATAATTATAGCGGTAAACAATTTTGTAGCGATTGTTTTAAAAATGGCGAAGATGCGGCGACGCAATATAATTTTGAGCCATATTTTAATGATAAAAAACCTCGTTTAGACCCCAATTCTAGTTTTGACTTGTGCCGTTTAGCGTGTTCTATATGGGATTACCTGATTGATGACATGGATGAGATATCAAATTTAGAAGAATGCTCACAATTAGTTCAACTGATTGTAGATTGGTGTTTAGATGATAATGGTGTGAATATTTTGTATAAAAACAATGGTCAAGAGAGATACCCGGATTTTAAATTATACAAAATGATTGCGCGAAATGTTCATCATCATGTTCCATATTATCAACTGGAGCGAAAAGAATTTAAAAAATATGTTGTCACATCAGTACCAAACAATGAAAATATTATGGATATTGATTCCATGCCGGTTTTTATATAGGATAAGTTCTCTCTTTCTCTCTTTGATTGTAAAATCAAAAACAAAATAAAATAAATAAATTTAACATTATTATATGATTTTTTATAACTATATAATAATAAATACAAGAATGACTTTTGGTTTCATCGTATTAAGACATGTGAATTCCGAATTGACGAATCATTATTGGAATGAATCTATACAATGTATTCGTCGGCTGTATCCTTTGAAAAAGATTGTCGTGATAGATGATAACAGTAAGAAAGAATTTATCAAGGCTTTTTATGAATACCAAAATGTAGAATATATTCAATCGGAATTTCCTCAACGAGGTGAATTATTACCCTATTATTATTTTCATAAACACCGGTTTTTCGACAATGCGATTATTTTACACGACAGTGTTTTTATACATAAAAGAATTAATTTTGATTTATTTAAAGATGTTCCAGTATTACCGTTGTGGCATTTTAAACAGTCGCGTGACGAAAACTATGATAGAATTATTCAAATAACTAAATATTTAAATTACAGTAACGTTATTCAACAAGAATTCCAATATGTAAAGGAAAATAAATATTTGAATATGAATATTGATAATAGTTCCAGGAAATGGAATGGTTGTTTTGGTGTTCAAACATATATAAATCATGGGTTTTTGGATTATATACAAAAAAAATATAATATATTTAACATGTTAAAAGCAGTGACATGTCGTAGAGATCGTTGTTGTCTTGAACGAATAATGGGATTAATTATTACAATGGAAAATTCAACACTGATAAAGATGCCTTCGTTGTTTGGAAATATTATAAATTATAAAAATGGTGAATACCGTTGGGGATACTCTTTTCATAATTATAAGAAAAAACTTAATGATGAAAAAAAAATAATGGTGCCTTATGTGAAAATATGGAGTGGGCGTTAATGTTTTGATTTCTTTTTGTGACGCGTGGTTTTGCCGGATTTCCTGGATTTCCTGGATTTCCTGGATTTCCTGGATTTCCGGGTTTTTCTCTTTTTACCAGCGACGCGTCTCACGTCTGTTTTATAAAATGGAACATTTATTGCGTCATCACTTATTTTGAATACATTTTCTGGAGGTATTTCAAGAGGTTTATTGATTGTTTCTTGGTCTAAATATAAATAATAATGAGGATGTTTACTTCCATATGTAGCATTTGGATCATAATCATCTTCGGTTTTACCATATTCAAAATAATAAGTATAACCAAGTAGATTATTATGTAGTATTTCTGTTAATTTGCCAAAGTTTTGAAATGGACCACTACTATAAAATTTTCCACGATAGGTTTTTATTTGAGCTTTATTTACATTTTCTTTATCTTTTATATCTATCGCATAATATGATTTTCCAATGTTAATTTCGTGTGGTTCTAATAGTTCGTGTATCCAATCTAATTTTATTGGATTTTTTTTATCTATACCTTCATCTAAAATAACTTGAGCTGGTAATTCAATTGTATACTGCCCAATTAATGTATTTATTTGGTCATATAATGCTTGATTTGTATTATCCATATCCACATCCATATTTTCCATATTATTTTATTGGTATATAAATTGTCTATAAAATAATATTATTTAAAACCCAGGATTATCGGTGAACACCGCGGGTGCTATTTTATCGCCACCATCTTGTATGACTGGTTTCAATTGATCAATAATAAAAGTACCACAAACGACACTGAAATAAACAAGCAGCGAGTCTCTCACTAAAAATTTCAATGGTTTATTTTCCTTTTCAACAAATCGCATTTCAACAAATCGAATAATAAAATATATGATTGAAATTACGGCAGAAATTACAAAAACACTCGCCATGGATATAAAATAATATAGAACAAAGTTATTTATTATTTTACGCAATTATGCTAATACTTCAATATCATCAATTAATAAATCAGGCATTAAACTCATTTCATTGGGTGTATCAATATTATGAATATCTAAATAGTCTAATTTCACATCTTCATCCGCAATTTTTAATCGTGGATTGTCTTCATCATCGTCCTCTTCGGTTTCCAATTTACGCTGTTCATTTCTCATCTCACTGATTTCTTCTAAACGGTCTATATCCTTTGGAGCTTCTACCTTGATTTCATTGTTATCCTCATCTCTCGCATAATCAATATCATTAAATGATAATCTGGATGATTTTTCAGTTTCTGTCATAACTTCCAATGTTTTGGGTAAGTCCGCGTCACTTTCAAGTGATCCACCGCTTTGTTCAACCTTTTTATCATCGCCCACAGTTTCCTTAATAATTTGTGTTTCTCCTTTTGCTTCTGCCGGTTTTTCTACAATTTGTTCCTTAATTTCTTCCACCACATCTTCTTCAATCGTCTCGCCCATATAGGCTTGTAAAATACTTTCCACCGGTATGCTTTCTCTCACTGTATTTAAAATACATTCTTGAACAATAATTTCAGTTTCTCGAAAATGTTTTTGTACTTGTAGAGGAGGTATGTTGATTTCAAATAAATAAACATTCTTGTATATTTTTCTGGCAACATTAATGTAGACCTTGTGTATAAAATCATCCAACTTTGGAATACTAATATCGATTTTTCGCTGTTTTTGACCAGCTCTAATCGCAGTTAATAATTTCAATTGAATAATATGGACACATGTTACTAAATCTTCTAAATAATTACACCCACTTCTTTCAACAATTCGCAAGCGTTCACTTTCAATAATTACCGGATTCCATTTTGGAATACGAGTAATGAAATTTTGAAATGTCATTAAATATTTGTCCATTTCGTTATTGTCTTTACACAATTTAATTGCCTCGTCAAAAATAGATTTTAAACCATCCACAATATGAGGCGTTAAAATAGTGAGTAAACGCGATCCCCATTCGTTTTTAGATTCATGTAAGCTAGAAACGTTAAAATCATCCATATTACATAAAAGAAATATTTTCTAAATTGTATTCTAAACTCAAAAAAAGAAAATTCAAAATAAACATAATGAGTAATTTTTCATTTCTAAAATCTTTGCGAATTTTATGAAACGTAAAAAGCAATTCATATTTTTTCACCAAAGATAAATCTTGTTTTTTATCAATATATTCAATTAAATCCAAACCACTATATCCTTTTTCATACAATTTTGTAGAATGAATCATTATTTTCTCATGGTTCATATTTTCCTTGTTTTTGATTAAATATTTATGTAACCAATCATCCCTTGAATGTTTTTGTTCTCTCATTTTAAATGTTTGATCAAGTATATGTTGATATAAATTAACACTCTTTTCATGAATCACCGGTTCAGGTACGTATATTTCGCAGAAACGAGACAAGATGGGTTTTAATAATTTGTATTTATCTTCTACTATAATAAAAAAACGGGTTGTGTGATTAAATAATTCAATACATCGACGTAATGCGGATTGGGCATCAATAGTTAATTTATCAGCATTCAATAATATAATACTTTTGAAATTATCTCCACCATTGGAATTAATGTGCGTCTTGGCAAAAAATTTCAATTCCTCACGAATAAATTTAATCCCCTTACCATGTGCGCAATTGACATACATGACATAATTTTTAATTTGATCCTTGTTGTAATTATAAATAATATCGATAAAATCATTTACAATACTACGTTTCCCGTTTCCGGATTCACCATGAAATATAATATTTGGAATTTTACGAGTCTTATGAAAGTATTTTAATTTTTCCATGATTGATTGATGAATATGATACTTCATTACTATTTTGATTATTACTAATATAATAGTCAAAATATTTATATGTTATTTAACGTAATATACTTATTTATACCGCCGATGTTAAACTATGGGTAAATGGATTTTTTCTGAACGCATCAAGTAAATCTGGCGCAATACGATCGCAATTAATACTTTGATCATATTGTTGAGGTTGTCTGATTTCACCATAGTTTTCCTTCAAAGCTGGACGATAACCCATATTGTTCGGAACATACATGCGGGTATTATAGCGATCACTGTCGATCTTAGCAACATTTACATTCATTGTTTGATTATATATTTGCGTATTTCCGTGATTTGTTCTAGTATATGTGAGCGGTTCTTTCAATGTATTGTTGGTTTGTATATATGCCGCATTGTAATTCATGCTTCCCCATTTGGATGAATTGCCGCCAGGATTACCTACAGTGCTACAATTGGTAGAATCGCGCTGATTTTGAATTGATTGTTGCTCTGCTACCATGTAACCACCACCCTCCACTTGATTACCAACATAAAAGTTGGGTGAATACAATGTGGTTTCTTTTACAGTTGTAGGCGTGACATCGTTTGGATTTATTACATAATTTTGTTTTACGCTTCCATTTGCGTCACCATAAATTCTTACATTATCCTGCGTTTCATTTTTTCTAGTTGGTTTCAAAAAATCCATTAAAGGCGCAATCACTGCGCCTAAAGTACGTCCAAAACCACTTCGCATTGTATCTGGTTGTCTTTGTACAGTACGATTATTTACATTGGTAGTATAATTCTTTATAATATTCTCACGATCGTCACAAGGTCCACGACCGACAGCAGCACAAATTGGTACATCTGTACAACCAAGGTCTGGTCTTTTGGCGTCTTCATATTCACCCGCAATATATCCTCCATTTTTTTCTGCTGGTGCTGCGACACCAGTGTATGACTGTGTGGTGGCATTTCTCATAGTATCATGAACTTCTTGAACTGGCTGAAGCATTTGTCCTTTTTCTTGACCAGTGGTAGTCAACCAGCGGTCTTGAGTTTGTATATAAAAGGTGTCGGGTCTATATTTTTCAACTTTACCTTCAATACCTACATTTTTGATAGTAGAATAAGATGGTCCTTCGTGATTCGCAAGGGAATATTCTAATTTTGGATTGGTTGCGACTCTTAATTCATCAACGGATTTTGGCAACCAATCGTTACGGGCTTCCATACCCGAATTGTAACCACCACTACCATCGCTTGAAAAACCTTTTCCTAAACCAGGACCTACATATTCACTATCAAATGGTTTGACATTATTACTCTTCATACCTGGATTCACGCGTGATTGATAAAAATCGCTCATGTTCGGAGCACCATATGCCCACTGCATATTTTCTTGAGGTTTAAAAAGGGGTGCTTGTTCAATCTTCTTAATCATTTGTGAGCCATTACCGACCGTATTATCTAGAATTGTTTCAGCAATATTTACATCATATACTTGTCCCTTAATTTTTCCTCCATAAAAAGGCACCATATTGTTGTGTTTAAAATTACTCGCATCGACATAATTACCTGTTAAAGAATACACCTCTTGAATAGTGTTTCCTACTTTTATACCACGGTTTTGTTGAATTTGATAATTATTTTGATCAAAATATTTGTCGGTGGCAACATTTGGGTTCGCATAATTTTGAACAGTATTGGCGAGTTGATTCGTATTTACTACTGGATAGTTTTGGGGTAGTTCATCAACATTTGGTAAATAATTTGCCCGAGCGCCCATATTGGTAAAATTTTCTTTAATTTGTTGTTCTTGTTCTTCTTTTTCTCTCTTTTGTCCTTTTTTTGATACTCTTTCATTTGTTTTATTTTCATTTTTTTGATTTGATACTACATATAATCCACCTAATGCTAAAATAGGTATTGCTAATTCCATTATTATATATAAGTATTATATTTTTTCAATAAAATACTTATCATTTTTATCTGTTTTATTTATATTTTTTATTTTTATTTTTTTTGTCCTTTTTTCCCAGACGATTCGTTACTGCTTTGGATAGGTAATGGAAACAGGTGATTATTTGCTTCACACGGTATTTTTGCCACGAAATTATCTTTTTCTAAAATTCGAGTGCTTACATTATTTTCAAATGGATAACAAGTATTTTCTTGTGGATTCAAAGGTAAATAATACCAGTCGACTTGTTCTAAATCACGAGCAGTCCATGCGGGTGCGATCGTTCTAGATTCTTCAGTATACAAAGATTTATTGGTTGGATATTGTATTGGTTGTGAATAGACATTGAATTTGGTATATTCGTCTTTTCCTAAACAATCCCTACTGAGTGGTTTATTAATTCCCTTTAAACTGCTTTCTAATTCAATAGAATTGGTCATTAAATTGCCACCCCATGTTTGAATTCTAATTTGAGGGTCTGCCATATACTGTGGTTTGTCACCATAACCAGGCACATTTAATATCCATCTGCCTGGATCTGTTGATTGTTGTATTTGTTTTTTAATTCTACAAGGATCATCATGAAATCTGGTAAATGCCATCTTAATTATAGTGAATATTTTATATTGTTGTTATTAATTTATTTTTCTAATTTTTCTATTTGTATTTTTCAAATTATATAACTTGTAAAATTTCAAAAAGACAAAAATTAGTTGTTTATCCACTTGTAAGGACCTACTCCATTCACATTTACATCTGATTTATTTGGTTCGACAATAATGTCTAGACGTTTACCAAAAACAGTCCAAAAAAATTCACCGTTTTCACCATAAACTGTAAAATTATTATTTATAACACGTGATACATGTAATGGTTTTTTATTTGGATTACCGTTATAAATGGGTGTTAGTTGAACTGTTAAAAATGTCGTTAAATTATTCACATAATCAGGTAATTCAATAACGACTGATTCATTATTGGTAATTTTTCCTTCACCTCTGTAATAAACACCTGCTTCAGGACCTTCTAAACAACCGTGAACTAAATATTTTTCTTGGTCATTTGGATGGTCTATTACGAATGATTTTACATTCATCCATGTTGAACCATCTGCTATTTGTAATCCAGATGCTCCGCTAATTGCTGTATTATAATATAAAGATCCTGCAATACCAGTTATACCTAATCCAGAAGTATAACCACCGACATTTATAACACCCTTTGTATTTATACTATTATAACTGGTGTAAATATTTCCATTAGTCACAGTCGCAGTAATATACTGTCCCGATGCTGAAATTGCGACACCATTATAATTTAGGGATGATGCGCTTGATATCCAGGTAGTACCATAATCTGAAGATACATAAATATTTCCACCAGCAACAACCGCGACTTGATACTGACCAGATGATGATAATGCTAAATTACGCCAAGCTAAGGATGATGTTGTGGCTGTTGTCCAAGTAATACCATAATTAGAAGAAACATAAAGAACAGAAGTATTACCGCCCGCGACTTGATATTGTCCTGACGCAGATATTGCTACATCATACCAAAGTATACCTGCGGTTGATGAAACGTTTGTCCACGTTAATCCGTAATTGGAAGAATAATAAATACCTGTACCAGCCTGATTTGAAGCCGCAGTTTGATATTGTCCTGATGCTGATATTGCGACACCACTCCAACTTCCGCTTTGTCCGGTTGATGTCCATGTATTACCATAATTGGAAGAAATATATATAAGTCCACCACCATTCACCCCTGCGCATTGATATTGTCCTGACGCAGACATTGCGATCTTAAACCAATCGAAACTTGAGGTTCCAGTCGCAAGTGTCCACGTTGAACCGTAATTTGTTGAAATATAAATACCTCCACCATTCACAGACGCATTTTGATATTGTCCTGACGCAGACATAGCTACACTAGACCAAGCGAAACTTGATGTTCCAGACACGATTGTCCACGTTGAACCATAATTTGTTGAAATATAAATACCTCCAGCGTTCACAACTGCGGTTTGATATAGTCCTGATGCGGACATTGCAACTCCATTCCAATTCAAGGATGATGCGACTGATACCCAATTTATACTATAATTACCAGTTGGACCTACTACACCATAATCTGTGGTTTGACTAGCAAATATATCCGAATATGATCCTGGTAGTAATCCTGGTGTGTTTGTAGTTCCTCCACCGATAGCATATGCGAATTGTAAATAACTATTGGATGTTGCGGTTAAAGTTGCGCCATAAAGCAAACCGGTGGAGCCTAATGCGGTAATTCCAACTATTCCCGGAGAACCAGTCGCACCTGTAGCACCAGTCGCACCGGTCGCACCTGTCACACCAGTTGCGCCGGTTTCACCCCTGCCAGTGGCACCGGTCACACCAGTGACACCAGTCGCACCAGTCGCACCCGTTGATCCTGTTTCACCAATCGCACCCGTTGCTCCGGTTGCTCCGGTTTCACCAATCTCACCAGTAGCACCTGTTGCTCCGGTTTCACCTCTACCAGTCGCACCTGTAGCACCCGTTGCGCCGGTTTCACCTGTCCCAGTCGCGCCAGTAGCACCAGTTGATCCGGTTTCACCTGTGCCAGTCGCACCAGTTGCGCCAGTTGATCCTGTTTCACCAGTACAACCGGTTGATCCAGTAACACCCGTAGCACCAGTCGCGCCGGTCGAACCAGTTGATCCGGTTTCACCAATCGCACCTGTAGCACCAGTTTCACCAATCGCGCCACTAGCACCAGTCGCACCGGTTGATCCTGTTTCACCAATCGCACCAGTGGCACCAGTTGAACCTGTTTCACCAATAGCACCAGTCGCACCTGTAGCACCAGTAACACCAGTAGCACCTGTCGCACCCGTTGATCCGGTTTCACCAATCGCACCGGTCGCACCAGTTTCTCCGTATCCTGTCGCACCCGTAGCACCTGTCGCACCAGTTGATCCGGTTTCACCTACAGCACCAGTGGCGCCAGTTGAACCTGTTTCACCTCTACCAGTCGCACCAGTAGCACCAGTAGCACCTGTTTCACCAATAGAACCAGTGGCGCCAGTTGCGCCAGTTTCACCTCTACCAGTTGCGCCAGTAGCACCCGTGGCGCCAGTTGATCCTGTCTCGCCAATCGCACCCGTCGCACCGGTTGATCCGGTTTCACCAATCGCACCAGTCGCACCAGTTGCTCCGGTTTCACCTATACCAGTAGCCCCAGTGCACCCTGTAGCACCAGTTGCTCCTGTTTCACCAATCGCACCAGTCGCACCAGTTGCTCCTGTTTCACCTATACCAGTAGCCCCAGTGCACCCTGTAGCACCAGTTGCTCCTGTTTCACCAATTGCACCAGTCGCACCAGTAGAACCGGTAGAACCCGTAGCTCCAGTAGCCCCAGTGCACCCAGTAGCACCAGTTGCTCCTGTTTCACCAATCGCACCAGTAGAACCGGTAGAACCCGTAGCTCCAGTAGCCCCAGTGGGACCAGTAGAACCAGTAGAACCAGTTGCTCCAGTTGCGCCGGTTTCACCCCTACCAGTGGCCCCAGTCACACCAGTGACACCAGTCGCACCGGTCGCACCTGTCACACCAGTTGCGCCGGTTTCACCCCTGCCAGTGGCACCGGTCACACCAGTCGCACCCGTCGAACCAGTTGCCCCGGTTTCACCCGCACCAGTTGCACCAGTCGTACCTGTAGCACCAGTAAAACCAGTCGCACCAGTCGCACCAGTCGCACCAGTCGAACCAGTACCGCCCGTTTCACCAGCACCTGTGGCGCCAGTACTACCTGTCGCACCAGTCAAACCAGTCACACCAGTCGCACCAGTTGCGCCAGTTTCACCAGCACCAGTCGCACCAGTCGTACCTGTAGCACCAGTAAAACCAGTTGCGCCAGTTGCGCCTGTTCCACCAGTTGCACCAGTTTCACCAGCACCAGTGGCACCCGTAGCACCAGTAGGACCACTAGATCCAATTGGCCCAGCAAGTGTAACATACGAATCAGAAACCCAATTGCTGGTATTACCAAAAATATTTTGAATTGTAATATCATAAGAAGTAGTTGACCCACTTGTTGTAGATGTTAAACCATTTACTAAAAAATAATAACAAGATGTATTACCAGTTAATGGATAGTCATTTATAACAATATAACTATTAATCGAAAAATAGTTATTATTTGAATTATTATCTTGTAAAGCATACGTACCAGTCGCACCTGGACCTAATATTCCACTATCTTTTATTAAAGTAGTGACTAATGGTCCGGGTAATCCCGGGGTTCCAGGAACACCAGTAAACCCACGTGGTCCTTGTGGACCTTGCGGACCCTGTCCACCACTAGCACCCGTATGACCAGTTGCGCCAGTAAAACCTGTAGCACCAGTAGCACCAGTAGTACCAGTAAAACCACGTAGTCCTTGTTTGCCTAGACCTCCAGTTGCTCCAGTCGCGCCAGTTCTTCCTTTACGATGATGATGACAATGACTGTTAGATGAACAATCTGAATCACTGTCATAATCGGATGAACTGCTACTACTACAATAATGATTATATTTATTTAATTTTATTTTATATATATCAATTGAATTGTTACCAACAAAACGTGTAATGCGCACATGTAATAATCCACTATATGATGAATATTTTTCAACAATTCCTTCAAAATAACTTTTTGAATCATTCAATTTTTTACATATAATGTATTGTCCAGGAACATATTCTAAATTTTTATCAACCGCAAAATATTTAATTTCACCGATATTCAAAGGGAAAGGATTTATAACATTATTTGTTTGCGTTGTATAACCATCTATTTTTTTCAATTTACCTTTCATTATAATATTCCTTTATAAAATATTATTTTACTAAAAATATATTAATTTAACATATTTTTATGATTAAATGAATGTTGTCATTAAAAATATAATATCTATATTATATAAATAATATGAAATACAAAAATCATACAAAAAAAATAAATATTAAATATTTACCGGAATATCTTTCTGTAAAAGATAAAAAAATACAAAGCAAAATGCTTCAACGATCTCAAAAAATGTATAAAAGAGGAATCTATTATACAAGAAAACGTGTTCGTTCTTTTCATTCGAAAAAGTCCAAACATGTTGTTAAAGCATTAAAAATGTATAATGTAGAAAAAATTGGTGCTACCGATGAATTAGTGAAAAAAACAAAATGTTCTAAAGAATCATTACAAAAAATAATTAATAAAGGTGAAGGCGCGTATTATTCATCCGGATCTAGACCAAATCAAACACCTCAATCCTGGGGAGTTGCTCGTTTAGCAAGTGCGATTACCGCGGGTAAAGCATCTATCGTAGATTATGATATTTTGGAAAAAGGTTGCCAAAAATCTAGCAAAGCTTTACGAATCGCAAAAACACTAAAAAAAAATACATCAAAATTAAGAAAATCACGTAAAACAAAATTCATTTTATAATTTTATAATACATATAAATAATTTAATTCTGAACAAGAAATTATTAAAATATAATGCGTTTACATTTAACAATAAAAGTATTTAAAGATTTTTAATAAAAAATACTTATAATGAACACCCCAAAAAATACTCCCACTACATATGAAGGAAATGTATTGACAATACAAACAGTTCAAATTGCTCCTTTTAGAACATTAATGACTGCTCTAAAAGATATATTATTGGAAACAAATATATCATTTCAACCAGATGGTATTCGAATTATAAATATGGACAAGTCGCATACTATTTTAGCACATTTATATTTGGCATCCCAAAATTTTGAATTTTATGAATGTAAAAAGGAAAAAATAATTATTGGTGTCAATATGTTCCATTTATTCAAGTTGATTAATTCTATTGACAATGACGACACGTTGAGTATTTATATTGAAAACGGTGATTATGTGGACGGTGTTGTATCTCATTTAGCCCTGAAATTTGAGAATGGGGAAATTAAACAATGTAAAACTCAAAAACTACGATTGATTGAACCAGACACAGAAGAATTGGAATATCCAGATGTGAAATTTTCATCAGTGATTAATTTACCATCTGCTGATTTTCAAAAAATAATTCGTGATTTGTCAAGTATTTCAGATAAATTGGAAATAAAATCAGTTGGGAGTGAATTAATATTTAAATGTTCCGGACAATTCGCATCAGCGGAAATTCATAGAGCAGAGTCGGATGGAAGTTTAGGTTTTATATTGAAACAAGATTCATCTAAAATTATACAAGGTGAGTTTTCTTTAAAGAATTTAGGATATTTTATTAAATGCACAAATCTATGTTCTCAAATAGAAGTTTTTTTAGAAAACGATTTACCTTTAGTAGTGAAATATAATGTGGCTTCTTTAGGAGAAATTAAGTTATGTTTAGCACCTTTACCTAGTTGTTAGTATATAATTAATAGTGAAAACGTAATCTTAGATATAAGAAAAGTCAAAAATGAAAGTTATGAAATATAAATATAAAAGTTATGAAATATAAAATCAAAGTTATCAAATATAAAAGTTATAAAATATAAATTTATAAATAAATATAATTTTACTAAATTATATATATGTCACTGTCAAATGGTTATTTAACATATTTAGGATCAAAAAAATGTTGTGATTTAAGAGGTCTTGGTCCAACTGGAGCGACGGGCGGAGAAGGACCAAGGGGACCACAAGGAGTACCAGGTATTCCTGGACCAACCGGTCCTGCTGGTGCTGCTGGACCACTCGGTGTGGGTGGTTATGGACAATTAACATTAGGGGGACAACCTATTTCAACGACAACTCCATTTCAAATACCGTTTGGTGGCTCTTTAACTCCTGGATCAATTTATGCGGTTCAAGCAAGTGTTTTTATTTCAGGATCTACTGCTATAACACCAAATCCCAATATTTCATTTAATTTTTCAGACGTTCCTTCTTCAGGTACAATTTATCCTAGTGTATTTGGTTATACAGGAAATACTGTAACAACACCATTTTATTTAACATCCGCAACAGCAGCAGGAACATATTCATATACCGGAACAGTTACTGATTATTTTTTATATAACGGAGTAACAGGTATACAAAATCATAATCTAAATGTTTACGTAACTCCTTCAAATAGTAATAGCGTATTTAATGTAAAAATGACATCAACTGTAACCCCAATTAATTAAAATAAATGTTGATTTTAAAAATATTTTACGTGTTAAATATATAATGGAAAAAAGTCATAAAAAATCCACTTATATAGTTAGTTTAGGTGATTCTAAAAAAAATAAGCATTGTAATAACGACTGTGGTAGTAGTAGTGATGATGAATGTAAAAAAAGATCTTGTTCTAAAAAAAAATGTAAAAAATGTGTTGGACCTCCAGGACCTTTAGTTGTAACTGTTATGGCAACCGGTGAACCAGACGGTCTAGACCCCGGAGATGAAGGAATATATTGTATCATCGCTGATTGTAATACAAAATATTTGTCGGTTGGTTGTTATATTACCATTGTATGCACATCAATAAATACCGCATATTTTTTAATAACAAATATAGATGAAACCGGAACAACTATAACTATACAAAATGTAAATGATGAAATTGCTACATGGGTGGTAGGTGCCAAAGTTGCTTTAGTCGGTCCAAAAGGTGAAGTTGGCGCAACTGGGACTACATTATTTGACGTAGGACCTATTGCGGAGGTGAGTTGGCCTTATGGTGCCACTTTAATTAGTGGTGATACAGGGTTGTTTTCGTTACAATTAGCTCCCGCAGACAATGTAAATCCTGGTTTATTAACAGCAACGGATCAACTGATCTCAGGGACAAAATATTTTCAAGACGTAATTGTTGCTGCGAATTTTGATGGTGATCCTTATTCGTCTTGGGGAGGATTTACCCTGGGTAGTATGTATTTTGACACGGGTTTAAACGCATTACAACTTTATTTAGGTTCAACAATAGGTAGTACTTTTAGCGGAAGTACTTGGTGTTCAGTTTTAACTGATTGTACTGGTTATACTGGAGGTTTAAGTGGGGTTACCGCATTAGGTGCGACTGGATTAGCTTATGGCGCGACACTGACTAGTGACAGGTATTTACAATTAGGAAGTGCTACTTCAACAAATCCTGGTTTAATGACAGCGATTGGTCAAACTTTTTCAGGAGATAAATATTTTAACGGATTTGTAGGCGTTAGTGGGTTATTCCGTCTTGGTAATTATTCATCATCTCCATCTCTTGGAATAACTGGGTCCCTTTATTATGATACCACAATTAGTGGCGCATCTGGATTACAAGTCTCAACCGGTTCATTATGGACTTCCGTGAAATCTTTTGTGATTGACCATCCAAAAGACCAAGATAAATTGCTCGTCCATGGTTGTTTGGAGGGACCTGAAGCCGGTGTCTATTATAGAGGCAAAGGTGTTATTACCAATAATGAATCAGTCGTGATTGAATTACCTGATTATGTTGATAAATTGGCGACGAATTTAACGGTTCAATTGACACCTATTTATGATGGAGACATATATAAACCCCAATATTTCGCAACGGAAGTGTCCGCGAATAAATTCTTGGTACATGGTGTAAACGGGGCGTTTTACTGGACAGTCTATGGTCAGCGTCTCTCATTTATTGTTGAACCAAACAAAACTGAGGTAGAAATTAAAGGTGTTGGACCTTACAAATGGTTATAATTTTGTTATTTTTATAAATTTTTAAACATTTTTAATCTTTTAATTTGATGTCAATGAGAGAAAATGGTGACTGACATCAAAATATATATGTAAACTAATTTAAAGGTATCTTAAGAACATAATATAATTGTGAATTGTGAATTTTAAAATGAATCAAACCACTGATGATATCCCAACAACAATAAAACACTCAGACCCTTCAATCATAAATGATGAAACAAAGGCATATGCTATAAATAATGTTTATCAACTGTTTGAAAAGTATTCGGGCGACACCTATATGACCCAGCGTCTTCAATATCAATTAATAAATATATTACCAACAACACTTGATAATGAAGACAAGACGCATCAAGAACGTCTCAAGAGAAATGATTTTTTGACGAGCGAACAACAAATATTTATCCAAGTATTCTTGAGTAAGAATCGCTATTATTATTTACCCAATAATAATTGTTTTTATGAATATGCCAACAATACTTTTGCTTCTGTAAAGGAAGATCATATACAACATAAATTACTAACCAATATTTCAAAAGATGGTGTATTGGTTCAATGGAAATACAAGACAAAAGTAAATATTATAAAACAAATCAAAGACCGTCATTTATTCAAGTGTGTTCCCGAACCCGAAACAATACAAAACGTGTTGAATCATTTATATCCGGCTGGCTTGTTTAAAACAAAAGCAGAGGCGAAATATTTTCTGACTGTTTTGGGTGATAATATATTGAAAAAAAACGCGGACTTGATTTTTTTTATTAAACCGTCCGTAAAAAAAATACTGGCGGAATTGGAAAACATCATATATATCACCACCGGGTTTACAAATCCGACATTTAATTTTATGACCAAATATCATGAGACTTATTCATTTGATAAATGTCGTATTATAAACATGAATGATACCATTCAAGTGGATATATGGAAAAATATTTTAAAAAACATTGGATTAGACCTGTTGTGTGTTGCTGTTCATTATTCAAACAGGTATGATGATTCTGAATCGTATATTCATAATAAAGTAGACGACGAGGAAATCAAAAAATACACATTGTATTTCAAAAACAATAGTCAACAAGTCATTGTGGATAATTTTTGTAATACATGTATTCAAAACATGGAATATACTAGTAATGGGGGACTCATCTCTTCTATTAATTGGAAAAATATGCATTATTTATGGAAAAATTATATATCACAGTGTTCTCTCCCCAATATGATTTATTCAAACCATTTGAAGAGTCTTTTAAAAGAAAAATATCAATATGATGAGGCTGGGGATTGTTATTTGAATATAATCAGCAAATACACGCCTTATGTAAGCGATTTCATTCATTTTTGGGATACAAGTATTCAAGTTTTGCCACTGGACAAATTTGAAAACGATTTTGAAATCGATGAATTATGTAGTTTGTTCAAAAAATGGATTCAAACATCTGACAGCGGTTCGTATTTGAGTTCAAAAACAGGGAATATATCGGAGAACGATGTCGTGAAAATCATTCATCATTTTTATCCGTCCATTGAAATCGTGGATCATAAATATGTACTAAATATTTCGTGTAACCTCTGGGACAAGACTGGTGAGGTGAATCATTATTTAAATATGTTTAAAAAATACTACGCGGAAGTAAGCTTAAAAAAAGGCACCAGCGAATCCTTGATTTCATTTGACGAGGTCTATGATTTTTACTGTGAAAAGGTGAAGGAACACGATTCGCGCTGTGTAAACAAACGATTCTTTGAAAAATATTTGTTTTATAATTTTACACCTTATATTAAATACGAGAAATTCATTAGTTTGGATTGGTTATGCTGTTAGTTTTATGTGTCATTTTATTGACAAGTTATTTGATTTAACTTGTCAATTTTGTATTGCTATTTTTATTTCATTAGCTTGATAATATAATTTATTTTCTGGATTTGCGGGTGCCAGTTAATTTGACGTATCCGAATTTTCCCTTCTTGGTTCCGTAACCTGCCTTGACCAATCTTTTTTCCTTCTTGGCGGTAGCATGTTTTACTTTTGACACAATACGACCATTCTTGTTTTGAATTAAATCAACCTTGGTTAATCCACCTGCAGTCTTGTATGCTGTGCCGTGAAAAACTTCTGCTCTTGAACCAATCAAGACTTGAAACTTGCGTCCATGAATATGGTAATGTCCATCAGCTGCTTTTGAGAAACGAGTCATTATAAAATGAATAGAGAAAATAATTATTTTTATTTCTAAATATTAATAAAAACAATACTAAAATCAAACTTACTAAAATAAATAATATCTAAAATTTATTTCTAGGTGGTCTATTTAATCCTCCAGGTTGTCCTTCAGTTTTTCCTAAAAAGGTAATGGGTCTAGAATACGCAATATTTTCATTACCAAAACTTACACGTCCTCCTGGATAATAATTGATGATAGTTGCCGCGCGTTGACTCTGTGTTTGGGTTTCATCTACAATACCATTATTGAAATAAAAACTTGTTGTTTTTATATTTTTAGGACAACTTGCTGGAGAATTATCTACACATTTTTTGGGAAACTCCAAATTATTCATACCAGGTCTAAAATATAATGACGCATATGATTTTGACATTTACTTATTTATATATACTATATTGTTATATTCTTAATACAAAAATACAAAAAATACAAAATATGAAATAATATAAAAATTGAAACAAAATAATCTATGTACTTGACTTAAACATATATATACTATTTACTTATACCCAAGATGACAACTACAAGTGATGAATTAGCAAACAAATATCAACAAAAAACCGATAAACAACATATATTAGACAATCCTGATACTTATGTCGGATCCGTTGAAAAAGTCGAAACCGATTTATGGATTCTTAATGATGACCAAACACGTATTGTTGAAAAAAACATTTCCTATATACCTGCGCTTTTCAAGCTTTTTGATGAAGGTATTGTTAATTGTCGTGATCATGTGATTCGTATGCAACAAGCCATTCAAAACAAAGTGGAAAACGCATTACCCGTAAATTATATTGATATATCCATTCAAGACGATGGAACAATTACTATGATGAATGACGGTAATGGTATTGATATTGCGCAACATCCCGAATATAAAATATGGATTCCTGAATTGATTTTCGGTCATTTGAGAACGTCCACCAATTATGACAAAACCGAAAAAAAAATCGTTGGTGGAAAGAATGGCTTTGGATTTAAATTAGTATTAATATGGTCTACTTATGGATCCGTTGAGACGGTGGATCATGTGCGCGGTTTAAAATATTTCCAAGAATTCAAGAATAATCTGGATATTATTGAAAAACCAAAAATCACGAAATGTAAAACAAAGCCATATACGAAAATCGTATTTAAACCTGATTATGCACGTCTTGGAATCGCTGGATTGACACCCGATATTATTTCCTTGTTGAAAAAACGCGTGTATGACGTGGCAGCAGTTACAGATAAAAGTTTGAAAGTAAAATACAATTCTAACTTGATTCCAGTAAAGAATTTCCAACAATATATTGACATGTATATTGGGGCGTCCTCAAAAGATGTCGCGTCGTCTGTGAGGGCATATGAAGATTCTGGCGAACGTTGGGAATATGCCGTTGCGCTTTCTCCAACCCACGAATTCATACAAGTATCGTTTGTAAATGGTATTCATACCGCAAAAGGCGGTAAACATGTGGAATATATTTTGGGTCAAATCACTCGTAAATTAGTGGCGTATATTGAAAAGAAGAAAAAGGTTGTAGTGAATGCGAATAGTATTAAAGAACAACTTATTTTATTTTTAAGATGCGATATTGAGAATCCGGCATTCGACAGTCAGACCAAGGATTTCATGAATACGCCGTCTGCGAAATTCGGGTCAACTTGTAGTGTTTCCGACAAGTTTATTGAAAAAATCGCAAAAATGGGTGTCATGGATGCTGCGTGTGCTTTGACGGAAGTAAAAGAAAACAAGGCGGTTAAAAAAACAGACGGTTCAAAGACAAAAAGCATTCGCGGGATTCCGAAACTGATTGATGCCAACTGGGCGGGAACTGAAAAATCAGCACAATGTAGTATTATATTTTGTGAAGGAGATTCAGCCAAGGCGGGCATTGTTTCCGGTTTATCGTCGGACGACCGTAACGTTATTGGTGTATATCCAATGAAAGGTAAGATCTTGAATGTTCGCGGTGAGCAGACCAAGAAAATCGCGGAAAACAAGGAAATCGCGGAAATAAAGAAAATTCTCGGTCTTGAATCAGGGCGTGTATATAAAAACGCGGAAGACGTTGCGAAATCATTACGGTATGGTAAAGTCATGATTATGTGTGATCAAGATCATGATGGATCTCATATTAAAGGATTAGTTATTAATTTATTTCAAAGTGAATGGGCATCGTTAGTTCAAATACCCGGTTTTATTGGATTTATGAATACGCCAATATTAAAAGCACGCAAGGGAACACAAGAATTGGTGTTTTACAATGAAGGCGAATATGAAACCTGGAAAAATGCGAATGCGCAGGGTAAAGGTTGGAATGTGAAATATTACAAAGGTTTAGGTACAAGTACAGGTAAGGAATTTCGTGAATATTTTGAAAAGAAAAAGACTGTCGGTTTTGAATACAAGGGTAAAGACAGTGATGATAAAATAGACATGGTTTTCAACAAGAAACGGGCAGATGACCGTAAGTTGTGGCTAGGTGAATATAATCGTGAATCATTCTTGAATACCAATGACAAAATGGTGACATACGAAGAATTTATTAACAAGGAATTAATCCACTTTTCAAAATACGATTGTGATCGCAGTATTCCAAATTTGATGGACGGTTTGAAAATCAGTTTGCGTAAAATCTTGTATTCCGCATTCAAGAAAAATTTGACCACGGAAATCAAAGTCGCACAATTTAGTGGTTATGTTTCGGAACATTCGGGGTATCACCATGGTGAGGCGAGTTTAAACGCAGCGATTGTTGGTATGGCGCAGAATTTCGTCGGATCTAACAATATCAATTTATTGATGCCAAACGGTCAATTCGGCACACGATTACAGGGTGGTAAAGACAGTGCGTCTGAAAGATATATATTTACTCAGTTGAATAAAATTACGCGATACCTCTTTCCTGAAATGGATGACAATATATTGACTTATTTGAATGATGACGGTCTTCTTGTTGAACCAATCTTTTATGCGCCTATTATCCCCATGGTATTAGTGAATGGATCCAAAGGTATTGGCACCGGATTCAGTACGGATATTATGTGTTATAATCCAAGTCAAATTATTCAATATATTCGTGGTAAACTTTCTGGCGCGTTACCTGGAGGCGACATTGAGTTTGTACCATATTACGAAGGATTTCGCGGCACAATACAAAAGGTATCCGAGGAAGGGAAATATTTATTCAAAGGAAAGTATGAAAAAACGGGAGTTGATAAAATCCGCGTTACTGAATTACCCGTAGGTTACTGGACAGATGATTTCAAAGAATACTTGGAGGGTTTGACTGAATCGGTGGATAAAGTCGGTAAGAAAATTGTGCCAGTCGTGAAAGAATATGATGATATGAGCAAAGATACGAATGTTGACTTTATTATTACTTTACAAAAAGGTAAATTGGCTGAATTGGAGGCAATACAATTGGATCACGGTTGTAATGGCGTGGAGAAACAATTCAAGTTGTTTTCAACAAATAATTCGACAAATATGCATTTGTTTGACGCGAATGACAAGTTGAAAAAGTATGATAAGGTTCAACATATTATTGACGATTATTTTGTAACGCGATTAGACTTATATCAAAAAAGAAAGGATTATATGGTGGATGCCTTAAGCAAAGAATTGTTGGTATTGTCGAATAAATCCAGATACATTAGCGAATTATTAGCGGGCACGATTGATTTTAGAAACAAGAAAAAAGATGCGGTAATACAAATGTTGAATGAGAAAAAGTATTCTGTTATGAATGATGATGATGAATTCAAGTATTTGACCAAATTGCCACTAGATAGTGTTACAGAGGAAAATGTGGCGCGTTTGAACAAGGAACATGCCGATAAAGTCGCCGAATTGGATTATGTAAAAACTACTAGCACCAGTGAAATGTGGTTAAAAGAATTGGATATATTGGAAAAAGAATATGTGAAAATGCGCGAAGGCGGAAGCGCGGCAAAGGTTGTGAATGGCGGTGAAAAGAAAAAGCTGGTTAAAAAATAAATTTCGGTTCATGAATAGAAATTAAATAAAAAATATGATGTATATTATATTTTTTATTTTTGGGTTGGGGTTAAAACCATGGTTTCAATACCAATTGTTTGTCATTATTGGATGACATAATTGGTGGATCCATAGGGGTATACATGGTAGATGCGTCTTCTATGTATTTGTAATACCCGATTGCCTCTGAATATACTTGGTCGACGGCATAATTCAAAACGATTTGATTTAATTGTTCGACTTGTCCCTTAATATTGGTAGGTTGATTTGCCGCATTTTGTAAAAAAATACTTCGCATTATTATTTTCAAAGTGTCCCCATCTTGATCACTAATAATATATTGACCATTTGATTTTTTATATACACCTGCGCGAATACCATTTTGTATAATTCCCATATTTTCTGCTGAAAAAAAAGTTTTTGACAAAGCAGTGTTATCCCACAATCCTTCCGTCGGATCTCTAAAGGTCGTACATTGATTTACTGGTATTTTATCATACATTTGAAATAAATCACTTGTTTTAGGATATTTTGCATTTACTCTTCCATTGGTTGCTAACTGATTATTTGTTATTTCCATTATATTATATATTAAATACAAAATATTTTTTATTTATATTTTTATTTTATAATGTAAATGTATAATATGGGTGGATTTCAAAAAATAGTTATATTATTATTAATTCTTCTTTTAATTATTATATTAATAATTGTAGGTTTATCATTGTCAAATGCGAATAAAAATAAAACATGGCCACCTATTGTAGGCGATTGTCCAGATTATTGGTTAAACTCAACAGGTGATGGTTCTAAATGTATGAATGTTAAAAATTTAGGAACTTGTGTTAAACCTAATAATACAACAGATAAATACTATACGATGGATTTTACACAATCACCGTATACAGGTGTGAATGCGACGTGTAATAAATATACTTGGGCAACAAAGACATGCAATGTAACTTGGGACGGTATTACTAATTTATCTAGTGATCCATGTACATCGAATACATCTACGTAAAGAATACCATAATATACAATTACGGAATATATTATGGAATATATTATGGAATATCACATAAAATAATATACTTTGACTATAATAATGAATACGGAAGAAAAAGAAAAAAAATATTTATTATTAATTCTTAAATTACCAGAAGATATACAAAAATATATTAAACAATTTTTACCCTTAAAAACACTGGTATGGCTAGATAAAAAAACATATATAAAGAATCATTATATCATTACAAAATCTATAAAACGCTATGATAGTTATATTCGTGACATTATTCGCAATGATAATCACTTTGTATTTTTACAAGTCATGAGAGAAAAATTCAAATTATGGAATGTTAATAAAAAGTATTTTTACAAAAAAATAATTTACAAAAATTTTATTTATTTTTTAATTAATTTGTGTAATGTACATGAATCAGCCAATTGTAAAAATATTATTACACAAATGTTAAATGAGTAAAATAAGTATAAAAAGAATATGTATAAAAATATAATGGATGAATTGGACATAAATAAATATTTAAACAGAGAACATGAAGTCAAAAAAATGAAAGATATATTGAAAGGATTTGAATCAAACAAACAAAATGCGTTATTTAAAAAAGGGATATACGTTTATGGTGAACCTGGTACCGGTAAAACCCAATTCGTCATGGATATTTTGAAAGGCATGGATTACGATGTGATTCGGTATAATGCCGGGGATATTCGTAACAAGGCAATCATTGATACCATAACAAATCACAACATGTCTGATCGTAATATCATGAGTATGTTTAAAAAAAAGGTGAAAAAAATAGTGATTGTCATGGACGAAATCGACGGGATGAATAGTGGTGACAAAGGGGGGATCAATAGTCTCATTAAATTAATCAGACCGAAAAAGACTAAAAAACAGAAATTAGAAGAATACACAAATAACCCCATTATTTGTATTGGTAATTACCATATTGACAAGAAAATAAAAGACTTGATGAAGGTTTGTAATACAATAGAACTCAAAATACCTACAAAAAGACAAATTATTGAAATTATCAAGATGATTATGCCTTATATAAATGAAGACATGAGAGAACAAATACATCAGTTTGTACAATATGATTTACGCAAATTGAATACAATTTTTGAAATTTACAAGAAAAACCAGAATGTTTTGAAGGGGGATTTAATTAAAAATATTTTTCATACAAAGTCGTATAATGATGACACTAAAAAAATAACGCATAAATTAATCAATAACCATTATTCATTGAGTGATCATAATGTTGTTATGAATGATACGGATCGTACGATTGTTGCTCTTTTGTGGCATGAAAATATTATAGACGTTTTAGACAAGATAGATAAAGAAATGTCGGTACCTATTTACATCAAGTTGCTAGATAATATGTGTTTTGCTGATTATATTGATCGTATTACTTTTCAAAAACAGATTTGGCAATTCAATGAAATGAGTTCTCTCATCAAGACATTTAAGAATAATAAATTGTTTCATGAAAATGTCGATGTTTTGAATAATAAAGAGTTGAAATACAATCCAGGGGAGGTGCGTTTTACAAAAGTGCTCACCAAGTATTCAACCGAATACAATAATTTGTTGTTTATACAGAATTTATGTCAGCAACTTGGAATGGATAAAAAGGATATTTTTTCTTTTTTCATGGATATAAGAGAGAAATACGACGATGTCGAAATTTTGAATTTATTTGAAAATTATGAAATATCAAAATTGGATATTAATCGTATATACAGATATTTAGACAAATTTACCAATGAAAATGCGGAGGGGATTGAAGATGATATTGTCGTTGACGATGAAAATATATGTGAAGAAATAAATTGCGAATAATTGATTGCGAATAAATATTTTATAATATACAATATAATATTGAATATAATATTGAATAAGTAAAAATAAAATATTTATATAATGTATGAGTTCTACTGATGAAAGAGTACAAATAATTGAAGACAAATTAAATGATGTTTCTCAACGAGTTCAAAAATTAGAAGAAGGTATAAATGAATTTAAATCTGGATTTAAAGATGTTGGAGTTGTTGAAAAAGAAACTATTTCGACACCTATGCCAACTCCAGATGTAAAGGAATGGGTAACAAATAAAGAAATTAAATTTAAAGATAAATATGACAGCAGGGTTACACTTTCATTTGATAGAATTATGAAACTTTTAAATGAAAAAATAAGAAAACGTGACACAACTAAATCATGGGGACTTATTCAATCTAATTTGATTGGCGCAAATAGTATAGATGAAGTAAATAAAGTAATTAAAGATAATGAATTAACATTTTCTAATAACTCAATTATGGGTGGACGACGCATGAGAAGGGGACGTTCAACAAAACGTCGTGTGAAAAATAATAAAAAAACGAAATCGCATTCGCATAAAAAAAGGCACTAAAAATCCGGATTGTCCCAAGAATGATATAATCCACCCGCTTCTATATTCGTAAGATACTTGCGTTTTTCAAATAAATAATTGTATTCATTAATTGCCTCTAATTTACATGGTTCTGCTATTTTATTGCTTTCTAGTTTTTTTAATAATTTCATCTGGTAACTGAATTTCGCCAATTTTTCCATTTGAATTTGATAATCTGTTTCATTATCTGTATTTGTTGAATATCTTTCATCCATCCCAGTACCTTTAAAGGTGTATTTATAGCTTAATTTCTTTTTATTTGGATCAGTCTTGAGAATCGCGCTTTCCCGAGTTTGTGTTTCTCCTCCAGAATTATTTTTATCTTGATTACCTTGTATTTTTGAATTAGGATCTATACAGTAATAGGAATTCGTGTTTTTTGGTCTACGTAAAAAATGAAAACAATCATATAATGGGATTGACAATAAAAATAATATAATAACTCTCATATTATATTATTAATGTATATATTTTTATATCCTTATTTTTTTATTATTTCTGTTTCAGTTTCGCATCATTATACTTACTATACCACCTTTCTTTATCCCCCGCATCAACTTGAGTATAAAAGTGTCTTTCGTATTGTTCGGGATTTTCAAAAAATAACACGACTGGCTCATTACCCGTATCACTCGTAGAAACACATGTCTTGTAAAATAAATCTTCTTTTATTGTCCCTACCTTATACCCATAATAATATTCTCCGCTAATCGCATTTCGAATATTTGTTCCTAATCCACCACTTGCGTATACATCTACATTTACCTTGTTATTATTTACTTTTCTTTTCAAAGAGTAAAAACCTTTTTTGGTTGTGGAAACCATGAATTTCTTAACAATATTGTTATTCACGATTTGAGATTCTGGATTTAACGGGTGAAACATATCTTCTTCGTAAAGCATTCCTCTTTTGCGACTTGATGTATATTACTACAACATTCTATTTATATTGGTTTTATTGTAATTTATTATTATTATTTTCTATTTTCTATTATTTATTCAATTTCATTTCTTGAATTTTGTTTGATATTAAATCCTTAATTTTCTTTTCCAAATAATCCATTTTTTCCTTTAGTTCCCTGTTTTCTCTCATCAACTCCATTATTAAAGATGTTTGTTCTTGAAATTTATTAGAATAATCTATATTTTTACTGTTATTCACAATTACATTCATCTTTTGATTTGATTCATCTTGTTCTTTTTTATGTTGTTCTATAATTTTCTCTCGTTGTTCTTTCATTTCCGACATTTGTTTTAAAACATCGGGCTTATATTTGGGATCACCTGGTTCATACTTTTCAAGGTATTCGTCGATGGTTACCATAATAAAATGTTTAATACTAGGGTCTTTTACAAAATCATCCACTTTTTTATCAGAAAGTTTAATGAATCGATCCTTTTCTTTGTTTTCTAACAACATTTTTTTATCAAAAGAATTATGTGTATGAGAGAAAACCAAAATACTTTTCATGGGATCTAACTGTACCAAAGGTATTGTATAATTTTTCAGAAATTGTTTTTCCTCTGCGATACAAGCATCGTTATCATATTGCGTTTGTTTTAATAATTCTCTACGAAAAGCAAACGTTGCCGCAGTGGAATGTTTCTCTCCATAGGGTCCAAATTGATACATTTCATTGATGTGTTTGAAATATATATACATTTCACTTGAACCCGCACATAAAGCCTCTGGATTTTGTAATAAAGTCTCTACCGCATGTGAAATTCTTTCAGGTGGATAATAATCATCGTCGTCCATGTAAATAATAATTTCACCTTTACATTTTTCATGCATGACATTTCTTTTTTTACCGAGTGTCATTTTTTCATTGTATCCAAAGTATTTCACTTGAGGTATATTGGAAACGAGATCATATATTTTATCGGTTCCATCATCAATAATAATCCATTCAATACGATCCTTGGGGTATGTTTGATTTAAAAAACAGCTCATCATCATGGGAATAAAAGGGCGGCGATTAAAGGTTGGAGTACATACGCTTACAAAAGGCACATTTACCAGATTTTGCATTTTACTTGATGTAATATAAGTAATTAAAAATTATTTATATTATAATTTGTACTATTTTATTTTCCCAAAATGTAAAAAAGAAAAATAAAGAAAGCTCCCAACGAGGATTGAACTCGCGACCTTACGCTTACTAAGCGCACGCTATAACCACTAAGCCATGGGAGCATATCTGGGTGGGTATCCCCCCAATGATAAATAATCACGAATTCTTTATATTCTTTTTTCCTATTATTTATTTTTCTATTATTTTTCTATTATTTATTTTTGGCGGTTCCGAAACTAAAAATCCCAAGAGTAACATACCGATTGTTTCCGTATCTATATTTTTGGAACGGCATATATCATCAACAATTAAATAATGTTTTACATAATTTTTAACTTCATTCACATCTTTGATTTGGTATAAAATATCTCTGATTTGATTTGCTGGAGACCACATATTTTTATTAGAAATGAAACTACAACACATACAAGAAATTTCGTGTATATGTAAAATATGTTGTATTCTTTCACTTACAGAATATTTCAAATAATTCAAATAAGGTTTGTTTCGAAATAATACCTTTGGTGGATAAAATGGATATTTATTTGACAAAATAAAGGTATAATTATTAATTGTAACACGTATTTCATCATTAGATAAATTCATTTGAATATTTTTGTATTCTTTTTTTTTATGAAAATCTAATAATTCTATGTTCCATCTTTTTATAAATGTATTATTGTAATGATTGAATATATAGTCATTATTAAGGGGTTGATTTTGTGCTTCCATCATTATTCTTCATATATTGTTTAATCTTTATCTTCTTATCAATTTTTTTATATTACTATCTCCTTTTTTTACCCCCACTTAATATTTGTTTATCAACTTCATTTTCTCTTGTAATTGGTGATAAATTTTCATTATCAACTAATATTTTTGTATCAGCGCTTATTTCCGACACATTTCCTACAGGCACGGCTTCAACAACGGGTGTATTTATAGGTACTGCCTCTGCTTCTGGAATAATACCAGGTGTTAGATTATCTTTATAATTTAATTTATATGATTCAAACAAAGGGGTAAAGAAAAACATGATTAAAAATATTACAAAAGATATTGCTGTTACGGTATTGCCGAAATATGTATTCGCACCAGATATAATATAATATGATACAATCAACATAATTAATTGAGATTTATATTTAAGAACATCTACAATAGCATTTTTAAAACTATATTTAGTTGGTTTATTCGTTTTTACATCATTTGCCACCATAAATAATGGAAGAGCAAAACAATAAATAATCGTGACTACAGAAATAAATGGATATACAAATACAAAACCAGCAAATATAGTGAATAATATGATTAAAATTACATATATAATGGTAGTAAATATATTAACACCTGACAAAATATTTCCTGGTTTCCAATTTTTAGGACGTTCATCATTATATATTTCATCTTCTGGTGATTTTGATGAAAACATATTCATCAAATATCCAATTGGATTAGAAAATAATGATGTTTTTATTGTGTTTTCATCTGTGCTGAATAACCATTTTAAATTTGTGAATAAACGAATAATTATATTTGCAAAATTTATAAAAAACATTAACATACACCAAAATATAAATAAAAAAGGAGCAATAAAAATATTAATAGACTCTGTAAAAACTGACCCAAATAATTTATAAAATGTTTTATTTAATTGTAAATTTGTTGCTAAAATATCTTGTAAAACACTAGAAAAATACAATAAATAAACATTTTTATATTTTATATTTCTTAAATACCCAAATAATCCACTTTCTAATATTTTATCATTTTCTTCTTTGGAAAATTCTAACTTTGTAGAATAATTTTTATCACCTCCCATTTTGACATTATTTATACTTGTTTCAACAAGTGGTGGCGTATTTTTATTGTCTGGAATTATGTTTGTATATGGAAAATACTTTGTATTTACTGGAACAATATTGGATAAGAATGCTTTATTACTATATACTATCCCTGTACCAACGCCTATAATAATTGCAAGAGTAAGTATTTGTCTAAATAAGTATGTACCATAATTATAAGTATTTTTAAAATTTATTTGATCTGGTTTAGTTTCTTTTCTTTTTTTATCTATATCTGATGTATTTGATTTATTAGTTGATCTCATATTATTATTTAATATTATATTTTCATTGAAATTACCAAAACCAAAATATTTTTTCTCTAGTTATCATAAATGAAAATAAATTTATTATTATATGGAATCATTTGTGTTCTTTCCGTTGTCATCATTTTTTACTGGACAGATTTTTTATTCAAAAACAATTATATTCAAGAAACATTTACCAGTATATCACCAATTGAAGAAGGACCCGATACCACTCATAGTGTGAATTTACCCAATCCAGCTTTTAATAAATATACATGTAAAAATATTTGTGGACCACCTGGGCGTTGTCGTATAACTGGCGAGGATTGTGTATCTGATGTTGATTGTTATGGTTGTGTTCCTCCTCCAATTTATAATCGTGAAATAAAGGACCAAACAACCAACATAAAACCAGTGATGAGCACATTTTCAAAAGACATTACTAAAACCGCAGAAAATATTAATCCTGGAGCAAAACCAGCAAAATATAATATGGGAGTTGATACGTGGAAGTCAGATTTTGATTTAGAAGAAAATATTTTTAAAGAAAAATATTATCCATCAGGAGATTTAACATTTATGATGAGATATCCTGTAAGAACCACTTTTAGTGGTGAATTTATGGATGATGGCGCATATGCGTTTAACGCGTCCACATAAAAAATACAAAAATAAGTAAAAGATTGAATGGTACCATATTTTCTTTTATTTTTAAAAAAAACAGTAATATATATTTAATCATCAATTTATCATATTCATTCCCAAATTTTTGTAATAATAAACCCAAGTCCTGGTCCTCATCATACTCAACCAATTTGTCGTTATCGCAAATCGTTTCATCTGGTGATTCATCTTCAATATCATTATCATACGTATCCATATCTTGAATTAAACAAGATTTTACATGATTATTAAACGAGATTTTTGTATAAAATAATCCACTACAATTTTCACATTTCAAAGGTTTCTCATTTATTTTATGTTTATCTGTTTTTAAATGCTTCATAAAACTATTTCTTAGAGGAGTATAATAACTACAAGTAGTACATTTATATAAATTCGTATTCGGATCTTTCAAAATAATGTTATCATTATTTAATTCAACTGTTGTCATTATATATGTTTTTGAATAATATAATTAGTATAATCTTTTTATATTATTTGTTTTGTATTTATTTTATATTTATTTTATATTTGTTTTTCTTATTTTTTGTTTTTATTTGACTTGATTTTTTTTGTAGAATTTTTTCTTTTAGTAGTTTTTTTATTTTTTTTATTTTTTTTATTTTTTTTTGTTTTTTTCTTTCCTCCTTTAGAGTCCGTAATTAACCTTTGTTGTTCTTGCTTTTTATTCATTTCATTAAAAAAATCAGGTTCATTAGTATCTACATATATTATTGTATCTGCGGGATTACCTCTGCCAAATCTATCAATATTACTTTTTATGATATAGGTATTTTCTCTTGATTCTGGATTATTATTAGAAACAAAAAGTGGAAAAGTTATATTTATTTCTTTAAAAATTAATCCCTTATGTTCCATTATACCGATTGGAATAAAACTTTGATTACTATAATTTATTTCTAATATAATTAAACAAGTACCATCAAAACAAATTAGTCTGGTATTTTCTTCATTGAATGCGATATCTACTATACCAGAAATTTCAAAATTATCAAATATTAAATTATTGTTTGATATTTCTGCTATCATCTCACCAGTTTGAATGTCTTTTACAAGTAATTTATTTTTAATATTTCCCATATCATTACTACTTACACTATCATTGCTACTTACACTATTATTTCTACTTTCACTATTATTTCTACTTTCACTATCATTTATACTTTCACTATCATCATAATTCATTTCACAATTATATGCGACCATTTTATGATTTAAACTAAACGCATAATTTATTACATTTTCTTCATGATGAGAATCACTTAAGTACCGTACGTTTTCCCAAATATATTGGTGTTCTCTTTCATCTTTCTGAATATGTGGAATTTCAAATAAAATGAGACTATTATTATTTTTAAATTGTTTAATCGCTGCTATTATTGTATGATTATCATGATTATCTGTATCTTCATCACCATCACTTTCTGTATTTTCATATATATCGTTGTAATTAAATATTTGAATTGAATATAATTCAGTTCTATGATTTCTATCATGTAGTTCTAAATGTTCTAATAATTTATTTTCTTCTTTAAAATTTAATATGGTTAATTCTAAATTATTAAAAATATCGTAATAAATAGCAACTTTATTACCATCCAGGCTAAACATATATTTATAACTACGGTAACGGTCGTTATATATAACTTTAGTTCCATCATTTTCTTTATAATAAAAATGATTACAATCTAAATAGGGTTGTTCTATCTTTATTCCATTCAAATCAAATAAATAATAATCTCCTTTTTTAGTTATACAACGAATAAAATTACCTGTATTATCAAATGTTAATAATTTTATAGTATCATCTTCAAACAAATTAACATCTAAATCAAGTATTGTTTTCCCGTCTCTGATATCTACTACCTTAATTCGTTCAGGTATAATAACGCGATTTGATAAAGAACTATTCACATTAGTTTTACGATAATATTTTTCTCCAATAAAAACATTTTCTGTTATCCACCCGGTTTTAGGTGGTTGTTCTATTAACTTATTTCTACTTTTGACAGTATTATATATAATTTTTGTATTGTCTGGACTAATGTTAGGTGGTAAAATAGAATCAGATACATTAATATGATTTATTAATTTTCCAGTAAAACTATCCCATACATATATATCGTCATTATTATGTAATATAATTTTTGTATCGTTATCTATATATTTTAATAAAGATTTTGGATCTTCATCCATAAAATATTAAAATATTTTAATTTTGATAATTTTCATATTATATTTATAATTCAAAAACATATCTTGTTAAACTATAAAAATTATAAAAATATATTATTATGTTGCGTACATCAAACCGCAGTTTCCACCCACAAATGTCACCATATTGATTCGTTCTTCAAAAACAACCAAATTAAAGTTATAATTATATATTCGCCATGTTGGCTTGTTGATTCCGATAATTTGTCCAGATTCGGGGTCACATATGGTAAGCGATTGGGCATAAGGATCAAGAGATGGTACAATCGTATTTATTTCAAATTCAATTGTCGTAAAACGACTCATATTAATTGCTCCTGACGGTTGTAAATCAAACGGTGATGTATTCATACAAAAATTATACACATATAATCCATCAGGCGCATTACCTGCGGTTCTGGTGTATTTTTCCACATAATTATAGACCCCTACGGGTTGTGCGTTTTCACGATATGAACCGTCCAATAATAAGGCCATGGATATCAATATATTTTTTTCATTATCTAAATTGTAATTACCAGTCAACATCCAACCTGTTAATTTTCTATCCGCATTTACACCTGGACCAATATATACAACAGTTGTCGACCCGTCTGGATTTGTCCGCGTGATTCTATAATCACCTGTCGTTAGAGCAGGGGTCAAATCAGAAGGCAAATAATTATAAGGCCAGTTAGTATAATTACTCCATTCATTTCGTAAATTCGCATCACTCCTTTGTAAATAAAATGTATAATTTGAAATCATGCCAATCGAATTCAGTTGTACTCTATTCGCCCCAGTGACATTGTAGAAAATATCTTCTCGCACTTGTCGGAATAAATATTTTTGTTCATTCAACGCAAATATACGTGATTCCGCATTTGATAAAAAACAATATGTACAATTCAAATGAACATCGGCATTCCATAATGTCCTAGTATCTGTATATGAAGTTACCCCAAGAGATATATCAGGAGGTGTTTGTAAAAATCGGTAAAACTGCATATAATATAAATTAAAATTGGGTGCTACATAGGGGTAATTATTCACACTATCCATCACATCGCGTATTTGAAACAACTCCTGTATTGGTCGCATAGTAACATTTATTTGTAATTCATTATACTGCAAAGCTACTAAAGGAAATGCCATTTGACTTTTCATAGTAAACCATGAATTAAGCGGAATATAAAGAGTTCTACCACGAATCGACGGTTCAGCACCCGCTGGGTTTGTAGTATAGTATGCGTTTGGATATGAATTCACACGACTACCAGAATTCGCAGGATCGGTTATTTCAGGAACATTTCCGATCATTTTATCAAAAAGTGCTTTCTTTTCCGTAGAAAAATCGCGCTGTGCCATCGCAAGTATGTAAGCGCCCGAATATTCTTGTAAGGTTTGGTTCCCACAAGTAATGGTAATACGCGATATCATTTGTGCACCAATATTTTCGATCCACTTGAATTCATATGGTATCCACGCACCAGTATTATTTTCTGTACTGGCCGCATCGGTATTTGGTGGAAAGATAGGACTCCATATATTAGGCAAGTCTACACTCAAATAACAATCCATTAAAAGATCGGCATAACGCTTCACTTTAAATGTAAAATTTGATTCTTCTGATAAACGCAAAGTCTTGGCTCCTTCAAAATCAAGTCTAAATTTTTGTAATGAAAAATTAGTATATTTATGATATGTCGATTTAAAAAATGTTTTACTTGGATTACCTGTTAAAACAATATCTTGATTACTTGCTGAAACCAATTGTATTAATCCTCCACTCATTTATCTATTATATTATAGTAATAAATTTATATTTAACTGATTTTTAAATATTTTTATTAATTTTATAATACTTTAATAATTTTTTAAATAATTTTAAAATACTTTTATTAGTATATAATAGATACTACTAAAACATGGATAATATAAAAGATTTCAAAAAATTATTCAATCGGGATGATATTGTGCCATATATTTTTGGGGGTGTTATGATAACACTTGTCATTTCATTTTTTGTTTATTATTTATACATTAAAAATTTGATGAGTTCTGAATGTAGTTATATGAATGACAAATATGGAACTATAAATGGTAAAATACAATCTGTCAATTCCGCAAATCCTGATTCAAAATATACATTAAAAGATTATTATATCAAAACCGCATATAATTGTTGTAGTGGTGGTTCCTATAAAAATGATTATGTAAATACATGTAATTTAACAAATGTTCTTAAACAAGGATGTAGGGGTCTTGATTTTGAAATCTATTCAATTAATGATAAACCAGTTATTGCGACTTCAACAAGTGATAATTATTATATTAAGGAAACATACAATAGTGTTCCTTTTGCCGATGCTATGAAGATTATTGTGAATTATGCCTTTTCTGATACAGGTGCGCCTAATCCAAAAGATCCCATCTTAATTCATTTGAGAATTAAAAGTACTAATCAAAAAATGTTTCAAAATTTAGCAAATATTTTTGATAGTTACGACCAATATTTTATGGGACCTGGCACAAGTTATGAAAACGGACAAACCAATTTTGGAAATAGATCATTGCTTGATTTATCAAAGAAAATTATTTTAATCATTGATAACAGTAACAAAGCATTTATGGATAATCGTGATTTATATGAATATGTAAATATATTGAGCAATTCAGTATTCATGCGCGCTGTTAGAAATTATGATATTAAAAATACTCCTGATCTTGCCGAATTACAAAATTTCAATAAAAAAAATATGACAATCGCAATGCCAGATAAAGGATCCAATCCGCCAAATCCAAGTGCTGCGGCAGCAAGATTAACAGGATGTCAAATGATTGCAATGCGTTTTCAATTGAGTGATGCTAATTTACAAGAAAGTAATAAATTTTTCAACGACGCAGGATGTGCGTTTGTTTTGAAACCAGAAAAACTACGTGATATACCAGTAACTGTTCCCGCACCAAACCCACAAAATCCTGCGGTAAGTTATAAAACACGATCTGTAAAAACAAAAAATTATAGTTTTAATATTTAAGAGATTTTTAGGCATCAGTGATTAACTAGGGGATAGGTAAATGTATAAATATATTATCTCTACATATGTTAGATAATATATATAGGAAAATATGAATAAACTATGCGATAAAAATATGTCATTTGAAGATTGTGAATTGGTCATTTTACGTTCTGCTGTGGATAAAGCAGAACACATGGTCCGTAAAAAGGCAGTTAATTCTTCAGATATTACTAAAATATTAACGATTGTTGAAAATTTTATCAAGAAAAAAAGTCTTATTTGTTATGGTGGAACAGCAATCAATAATATACTTCCCAAACAAGAACAGTTTTATGACAAGGATATTGAAATCCCGGATTATGATTTTTTTAGTCCAAACGCATTAAATGATGCCAAAGAACTGGCTGATTTGTATTTTAAAGCAGGTTTCCATGAGGTTGAAACAAAGTCTGGAATACATCATGGGACCTATAAAGTATTTGTGAATTTTATTCCAATCGCAGATATTACATTGTTGCATGTTGATTTATATAAAAGCATTAAACGCGAAAGTATCAGTGTTGGCGGTATTTTATACGCACCACCGAATTTTTTAAGAATGTCTATGTATCTTGAGTTGAGTCGTCCAGCAGGGGATATCTCTCGTTGGGAAAAAATATTAAAACGATTGACACTTTTGAATAAACACTACCCACTTAAAACCGAAAATTGTATGGAAATTGATTTTCAAAGAGAGATGAGTGATGATAAAAAAGAAGCCAAAATTTATGATAATGTCAAAAATACACTTGTAAATCAATCTGTTGTATTTTTCGGCGGATATGCAATGTCAATGTATGCCAAGTATATGCCGAAAGAAATACACCATCAAGTCAAAAAAATCCCGGATTTTGATGTCATTTCAGAAGACGCCGGTTTAACTGCTGAAATTGTGGTGGAAAGATTAAAGGATATTGATGTAAATAACGCTCGTATTGTAGTAAACGACACAATTGGAGATGTGATTCCAAAAAATTATCAAATTATGATCGGTAAAGATACAATTGCTTTTATATATGAACCAATTGCTTGTCATAGTTATAATCAAATCACTATAAAAGGGCAGAAAATAAAAATAGCAACGATTGATACCATGTTGAGTTATTATTTGGCATTTGTATATGCTGAAAAAAAATACTATAATGTAGACCGTATTTTATGCATGGCAAACTATTTATTTGAATTACAACAAAAAAATAGATTGAGTCAAAAAGGTCTTTTAAAAAGATTTAATATCAATTGTTATGGACATCAAAAAACAATTGAAGAAATACGGTCTGAAAAAGCGCAAAAATTTAGAGAACTCAAACAAGATCGAAGTAATAAGGAATTCCAAGAATGGTTTTTATCTTATAGACCAGCCGATATAAAAATCGCAAAGGTGAAAACAAAAAATTATGGAAAACTCAAAAACAAATATGTAAAAACATTGCGGGTTCAAAGTAAGAAAAATAAAAAACGAACTCAAAAGAAACGGGGTTTCTTTTTTTAGATTTCAATGTGTATAACTAAAATGTCCCAAACAATGTGGTTGTTTTTGATAATATATAATAGATGACACCAAATAAAATACTCGTAAATAAATAACCATAAATATTTATATTTCCGTCTTTGAAAAATAAAAAGGGCAAATATTTGAACAATAGTCTTTTGAAAATGGGTAATTGAAACAAGAAATATAATATACACAACAATAAGGGAGTCTGTATTTCATCATACATTTGATCCATTGCCCCAATTCTATCGTTTTGTTTATTGTATTCGGCAATAATATCCTCGTTTTCTTGGTAATCCCTTATATAATCTTGTGATTCACTTGGGGCTGGGGGAATATAGTTGGGTTGTATAGATGGGTCCTGTACAAGACCATCCGTATTTCTTGGAATATCCCTAGATTGTAGTTGGGTTAAACCAGTGGAACTGGCGTGCTGTAATCCACTTACTAATTGATTAATTGTCGATTGGTCTAAAGACATTCCAGATGAGGGTTGAGATTGGGACTGGTTATTACCATCTGCGGGCATTCTTTCATTAATAGAAAAAGAAACATTTCCACCGACACTTCCGCCCCCAGTTGGATCGGTAGGTAAGTCTAATATACTTGTGGTATCCCCGGACATATTATTATAATATAGTTTGATTATTATAATCATACAAGATACGCAAATCATCGAATTTATTCATTATCTATTATTTTTTTACTTTTGTCACATTTGGTAGAAACATTTTTGTATGTATAACATTTATCTCCAAATTTATATATATTATCGTCTATTTCATCTATAGGTGGTGCCTTATAAATAATACAGTTTTTACCCTTACAAACTGTTCTAAATAATGTGGCTAAACCTAATCCTAAAATGATTGACATTAATATTCTCCCACTTTCAGTATGTAAAAATTTAGATAGTCTTAGCATATATTTATATTCGATTATTATTTATACAAATACCTAAATTATATTAGAAAATTCTAATATTCGTATTTACCGTTGTATTGGTGTTGATTTTATTTTTGATTTATCTGTCGGACATTTAACTTCATTTGCTTTATATATATAACAATTGTCCGCCTTGTCACGGTATTGTACGGTAGCACTATTTTCTGGAGTCGGATACATATAAATCTCTTTTAATTCTGGTCCCATGATATAGACAAAAAAAAGACCAAATGCTAAACTACATAAAAATACTGGTATAGATATATATTTTGTGATTGACATTATTTATATATTATTAAAATATTATTTTTATAGCGATATATGGATATATGGAGAATTTTATAAAGATAATGTCGCTCCTTCCTCTATAACTATATTTTTCTTTGAAACATTTTTAGGTTCACCTTTTCTTGATTTACGAGACTTTTCTTTTTTACCAGATGACGACGACGCACCAAATTTCATTTTAATAACCCCGGTATCACCTAAAGTATATTCTACATTTTCAAAAGAAATTGGCTGTTGAACTAAAACATTTATATTATTATCTTTATCAACATAACAAGCAGCATATTTATCTTTCATAATTTCTTTTAAACGAGGCGTCATATCTTCATAATATATACGTGCTATATCGCCGATGAATTGTTTATTATGTGTTTTCATGTATTCTTCCGTATATTTTTTGATATTTGATATATTTGTATATACCTCGGTTTGTATTTTTTTTAAATTATTTTTTTTATCTACATTATATATTTGTTCATTTAATAATGACATGTAATATTCTGAACTTTCAATTGACCCGTTGATTTCATCTTTGATTTCATCAAATTTTTGAACTGCCTGTTCTGAATCGATATATCCAAATAAAAAATCGTTCTTATCCAATATGATTTGATGTTTGAAATTCTTTGTTTCTTCTTCATTTTCATTCATTAAATCTCGTAAATCATAGGTTATGCCTAAATTGATTTCTATATCAAATGGACAAGGATTTTTTCTATCGCCACACATTGCCTTTAATACTCTTTCAAATTCGTTATTTACTTTCGTTTCAAAAATAGAACCCACCCTTCGTTGACAATTTACACACTTGGGGACAATTTTTTTAAATTCAAATCTTTTATCTTTCCAACTTGCGTTTTTACTTTTTTTTAAAAATTCGGATTTATCTTTTTCATAATCATCCTCGTATTTTGATTTTAGTTGGTAAAATCTATTCATTGCGTCAACGATGGGATTTTCTTTAGTTTCTTTCTTGTTTTCTTCTATATTTTCTATATCTACGATTTCTGACATATTACTTATAAATTGGTGATATTTTATTTTTACGCCATTATACACATTTTATACCTTTCGATGTAATAGGGTGTGCTCGTCGTCCCATTGAGGTAATCCAGTGATTAATGATTGTTGTGCTCTTAATTTGGTTTCCTGGTAATTCCGGATTTTAGATAATACATATTGCTGTTTTTCCTGGTTTTTTCGTTGTTTTTCAGCAGGCGTTTGTTTTCCCTTGTATTTAAAAAGAAGAATTGTTCCTAAAAGTAGAAAAAACCCAACTGCCAATGATATATTGAATATGATATTATTGTATTTATTTTTAAATTCATGACATTGTTTTAATGTTTGATTTAAAAAAAATTTTACACCAGGCTCAATTAAGGTTGGTTTAGAAAAATCATTAAAGTTCATAAATTATATAATATATAATAATTACTTTTATTATTTCAAAATAAATTATACACAATATACATAATATATGAATAGTTCATACATTTCTGTATTTGTATTTATCATTATTACAATTATTTATTATACTATTCTTAAACCAAAACTTACCTATGAAAATTTAAAAAGTGCGGAAAGTAGTGATGAAATGTCCAAATATAGCTCAGCAAATAACACCTCATTAATTATTTACATGATTTTGGTTTTAATCAGTCAACTTGTAATTAATATCAGTTACATTATAAATACTTGCGGGGGAGATATTTCAACAAATATTGGTGCAGGATTTTTAATTACGCTTATTCCATGGGTTTTTATATTTGGATTATTGGTATCCATGTTAATTATTTTTCCTGGTTTTAAGTCTGCGTTTTCAAATGTAATTGGTTATTTCTTTGTATCTGGATCAGCAAATGATGTATTGACTCAATTATTAATAAATCCTGATATCGAAAATTCAATGAAACAAGAAAATTTGAGTGATCTAGATAGGAAAAAATACCAATCAGTCGCAGATGCTATTATTAAAATCTGTGGAAATACATCTATTATCATTAATCAAATCGTTCCTGAAAACTTTTTAGAAAGTTTAGCAACATTGTCTCCATTAATGAAACCAGAATATCAACAAGATAATCCGGACAGTATACAATTAAAACAAAAATTACTAAATACTGTTTTAATCAGGGATAATATAGGAGAGGCGTTATGGTATGTCAACACTGCCATTTTAGTAACAAGTGTTGTTCAATACAATATAGCAATGCGTGGTTGTAATAAAGATTTAAAATCTATTCAACAACAACAGGCAAATTTTGAAAAAAAACAAGAAGCAACACAACAACAAAATCAACAGGCAACATCAACTACCTACACTATGAGTTAATGACCTAAATCTAAAATTAAAACTGTAACCTAGGTTGTGCTAAATAAAATAATACAAACAAATACGACAATATTCCTAAAATGATTGCCAATAGCCAGATTGGAAGAATTGTCTTGTTTCTATATCCAACTCCAAACTGGCGAATACTTCCATCTTCATTATATAAAAAACCTGGTTGGCAATAATGAAATGTTCCAAATATCACTAAAAATAAAAGTATAGATACAATGATTGGATGGTTACTAATATAATTTCGATACATATATATTATAATTATAAACAAATTTATTTATTTTATATTCAAATAATAAGAATAAGGAATATAAAATGAATTATTTACTAGAATCGTTTTTTGTTGGGATTTATTGTTGTTTTATCTATTGTTTTACCTATTTGGGATTATCTTATGCTGGTATAACCGTGAATGTTTACTTAATGTTATTTAGTGTTGGATTTCTAAAACATTTTTTTGGATATTTTTTGAAAATTCACGATTATTATTGTCAATATGGTTGTCTGGGGAATTATCATAAAAATGCTCACGCAAAAAGAAATGAACTAATGTTGACGGGGGAAAGTATTCTTGAAGGGATTGTTTTTATTATTCTTGGTTCATTCTTATCGTTTTTTTTTAAATCAAAGTTGCTGCTGTATTTTATACTTGGGGTTTGTCTTCATATTATAACGGAAAAAATAGGATTACATGCTTATTTTTGTAAGAACCGCTGTATATCATCATAAGTAACCAAACCAGAAGACACTATAATACTTTGCATAATATTTTATGATAGGTTTTCCAATTTTTATTCATTTGTAAATATTTATTTATTTTTATTAAAAATATTTACAATATATCGAAGAATCTATAATCTAAAATTTCCAAATTTCAACAAAAGAAATTCAGAAAAAGTAAAAATGGACATTTTTAGTATGTCCATTTTTGAAAATCCCAGGGATTCATGTTGAAAACGCTGTTTTTTAGGGTCATTTACATCATAAAGCTCTCCCGGAATTTTCATGGTTGAAACTACGAGAGCATAATTTTGTGAGCATAAATTTATATTTTAATTAGGAAAGGATTTAGAAACTTTTTTCACTAGCCAATATAAGGAACTATGGCTAGTACTTTGGCTAGTAATAATGAACAAAAAAGTACAATAAAATATAATTGTGTAATTTGTGATTATCATACATCACGAAAAAGTCAATATGAAAGACATATTACAACTGTAAAACACCAAAACAATGAAAATGCTAGTAAAATGCTAGTTCAGGCTAGTAAAAAGGTTCAAAAAACATTTATTTGTAATAATTGTGGAAATGAATACAAACATGACTCAAGTTATTATAAACACAAAAAAAAATGTGAAATAAAACAACCAGAAAACATAACAATGAATGTAGAAGAAGAACCACCTGTAGAAAACAATCAATATTCCACAGATTTGATCATGGAGCTTTTGAAACAGAACCAGGAATTCAAGGAACTTATCCTTGAACAGAATAAACAAATGCTTGAAATGAGCAAAGATCGGAATGTCACCAATAATAACAATATCACCCAAAACAATAACAAGTTTAACCTGAATGTATTCTTGAATGAGACCTGTAAAGACGCCTTGAATCTCAGTGATTTTTTAGAATCACTCATTCTAACTCTAACCGACTTTGAAAATTTTGGACCTCTTGGGTATTGTGGAGGGATTAGTAATATTTTGGTTAAGGGATTAAACAAATTAGATATAAGCAAACGCCCGATTCACTGTAGTGATTTAAAAAGGGAAGTGATACACATTAAAAACAATGATATATGGCATAAAGACGATGACAAACAGCAAATGATAAAGGCTATCAAGGCTATTGAACACAAGAATATTAAGCAAATGAATCTTTGGGGAAAGGCCAATCCGGAATACAAAGACCCAAATCATAAAAAGAGTGACCTGTATACCAAGCTTATTGATCAGAGCCTGTGTGATACTGATAAAGAAAAGGCAATGAAGAATTATAATAAAATCATTCGTACAGTCGCCAAGGAAATTCTACTTGATAAAGATAAATAAAGATAATACAATAAATATGATTGTATATATCAACTCATTTTTGATAATGTTAAAAAAATACAAAATTATTATCAAATAAATATTTTTCAGTAAAATTATAAATATTTACAACAGAATTAATAATATGTATTGAAAAATCAGTGGGAATAAGTGTTGTTTTTATAAATAATTCTTTAATATTTTCTTCTTGAATAAATTCTTTACAAGAATTATTATAATTTCCGGTTGTTATTAATATTTCTTTTATAAACTTTTTACAATTATTTGTAAATAAATTCCAATTGTAATAGTTTGTGACTCCAATTCTCTGTTTGGTTGTTAATAATATCTTGTTAATTGTTGTTTTATTTTTATTTTTAATATTTATAAATTTCATATCTTGTGTATTTTGTACTGTAAAGTTTTCACAAATATTTATAGAATTATTTTTTTCGAGTAATATGAATTTACGTTTATTTTTTGGTAACTTAATTTCAAAAACTAATAATGTGTGATATGGACAAATATCCGAATTTTTAATTATTTTATTATAGTTATAAAATGTAATCATATTTAATAATAATGTCATTAATTGGGTAAATGGTTGTCGTATTAAATATATTTTTTTTATCTTATAATCACCATATTTTTCTAGTGTAGCTTGACTTTTTTTGTTGTATTGATAGAAAAGAATACCGCTATTATCAATATTACTTTTTACTTTTTTAAATATAATATAGGTAATATAGGTAACCGCAATAAAAAGTATAATACTAAAAATAACAATACATAAAAGAATGAATAAAAAAATACATGAAAAAAAAATTCCGCGTTTTATATATTCAGTATTTGAATAAAAATAATTATTTATATAATTCAAAACAATATCAATAAACATATATTTATACATATAAAAATATAAATATATAAATAAATAATCGCAAATTTACTTTTGTGATATATAGCAATAATGAGAGAAACTATGTTATACTACTGAATACATTTCAAGTGCGGCTTTTCTCTGTATGCTAAAATCGCATATAGGTTTGACATATTGTATATCTTTATTTTGGTCCCAATATTTATACCATTCATGTATTACATTTGGTTTCACCTCATTCAGCTCAGGAATCCATTTTTTAATATACACACAATCTGGGTCATGTTCCTCTGATTGCGTCCAGGGATTAAAAATACGGTTATACTGTTGGCTATCTGCTCCTGTACCGGCAACCCATTGCCAGTTTCCGTTATTGGATGCCACGTCATAATCGGTCAATTTTGTGGCAAAGTATTTCTCTCCTTCCCTCCAATTGATTAAAAGGGTTTTCACTAAAAAAGATGCCACAATTAATCTGGCGCGGTTATGCATGAAACCGGTTGTGTTCAGTTCGCGCATAGCAGCATCCACCACGGGAAAACCAGTCATCCCATTTTTCCAGGCGTTTAACCATCTCGAATTATGATGCCATTTTATTTTTGAATATGAGGGTTTCATGGGGTGACCCAACACGCGCGGATAACTGTACAAAACATTCATATAAAAGTCGCGCCATACGAGTTGTCGATTTAAATCATGATAATTTTTTGATTTAAATGCCCAAAAAACTTCTCTGATGGAGAGACATCCAAATTTGATATACGCCGATAATTTACTACTTGGTTTGTCCAAATCATTCCTGGTGGATGCGTAATGATTTTGAGTTCTTAACGCTGTTTTTAACGCACGAATCGCCTCTTTTCTTCCCCCAATCAATATATTTTCATTTGTTTTTGTGAATTTGAAAAAGGCATCTTTGAGAGAAATCAAGTGATTCCCCGGTACCGACCCCGATTTTTTAGTGAATTTCATTTGTTTCTTCTGGGGAGCGGGTTTTTCCACCGGATGTTTCATCGAAGTATCGTAATACGGCGTGAATTTTTGGTATGCCGTCCCGGATCCATTGAAAATTGTTCCTGGTTCGTGTAAATAGTAATCCCCTGTTTGAATACATTCCACACCCATTTTTTTACAAAGGTCGGCAATCCCGTCGTCTCTCTTTAAAGCATACGGAGTATAATCTTTGTTGAAACCAACTATATCAATATGATAGTATTTGATACAATTGGAAACTACGCTTTCATTATGCCCATAAAAGGTATACAGACGACCTCCCTTTTGTGATATTGCGGCGGATAAATCTTCTAAAGACTCAATCATAAATTGAACGGCATTATTTGATTTATAGGCATTCCCAGAGCCGACTTGTTCAGGAGTGAATATGAATATAGTATATACATTTTTACACATGGAAACCAATTGGTTTAATCCGTTATTATCGGTAATCCGAAAATCACGACGAAATATGAATAATCCATTTTCCAATGATTTTTTTTGGGTATTTGACTGGGTTAGCGTTTCTTGGTTCATCATTGAATATTATATATATACGAATATAATATTGAATACAATAATTACATATTTATTACTAATTATTTCCTACGAGTTTTTCTACCTTTGTTTTTTCTGTAACCCAAAGATTTTTTCTTTTGTTTTTTATTTGTCTTTCGGCATTTCTTTCCTTTTCTATTCTTGCAGGTTTTTTTAGATTTTCCGCCGTTTAATTCTGTTTCATCGTCATCAATATTCGCACCATGCGCATAAGCATAAGCCTTTACTTTATCTGAGGTGATTGGTTCGGCGATGTTATTATCGCTTCTTATTTCTTCCAGATAACTATTTTCTTTATTAATAAAATCATTTATTTTTATTTTGATTCGTTCTTCATTCTCGTTATAAGCATCATCCTCGTGAGTTATTCGTGTGTCCAATACGTAATCTGTTCTTATATTTCTTAACGCGTTCTTATATTCTTCATCATATTTCTTAGCAAGACGATGTATTCTACCTTCTTTATTACTTTTTTCTATTAGATATTTTAATTCCTGTTTTCTGAATAGGTCCTCTTCTTTTTTTTGTTTTTCTATCTGTTCTTGCCGTTCTCTGTATTTAGGGTCATTTATCATCCTTTCTTTATGTTCTTCTTCTCTAATTTCACGTTCTTCATTTATTTTAGCTAATCTTTCTATTCTTTCAAGTGCTTTTTCTTGTTTAATTAATGCTTGTTTATTCTTTTTTTCTTGTTCCACATTTATTCTATTTATAGATTGATGAATTTGTAATTTTGCGTTCATTCTATCTCGTAATTCTTTTATGAGTATTGCAATGACTCCATTAGCGCCAGTTAAAGAACCGACAAAATAATTAGGGTCTGGAACAAATTTGTTAAGTTTTGATGTTGTAAGATTATGATTAATATCTTTTAACTCAACTTTGAGACATGATTTTAAAGCTTTTTTTTCTTCGGGTGTATAATTTTTTTTTGTATTTCTTTGTAAATCATCAAAAAAGGTTTCATCAAACAAAACATCTATTATATCTAAATTAATAGGACGAACTATTTCACCGCCACGCTTTTCATCATCTTTTTCCAAAACAAATAATTTATTCATAATATCTATAATTTTTTCCCGGGTATGAGTATTTTTATTATTTAATAAATTATTCTCTAAAATACTATATGGGACAATTGTAGGAGGACTATCTGTGCTTCCTTTTAATTCACCATAAGAATTTAATCTTTCTACACTTATATCATATTCATATGTATGCACGAAATCATCAATAATATTTATATAATTACTAATATCACATGTTATATCCGCGTCTTTTTCACCAACAAGATCATTTTCTTTACTAGAAGGAAGTGGAAATCGTTGATAAAAATATTCTTTAAAAAAATTACTCATTTACAAATGAAATATACTAATATAATACAATAAAATAATTTTTTCTAAATCATTTTCAACATCCACAATCTTGAATTACCATTTCTTTGACTAAATCATCAAAACTATATTCAAAAGTCCATCCTAATTCAGTGCGCGCCTTGGTTGAATCCCCCAACAATTCATCTACTTCGGTGGGTCTGAAATATTTCTCCGAGACAAAAATCAATTCGCGACCTGTTTTTGCGTCATAACCGACCTCGTTCAATCCTTCGCCCCTCCATTGAATATCAAATCCTTTCAACCCAAATGATTTTTCAACAAATTCTTTGACACTATGAAATTCATTAGTGGATAAAATATAATCTTCTGCCCGCTCTTGTTGTAGCATTAACCACATGCCTCTAACATAATCTTTGGCGTGACCCCAATCTCTTTTAGAATAAATATTTCCTAAAACCAGTTTTGTGTCTTGTCCAGTTAATATCTTATTGAGTCCAATTGTTATTTTCCTGGTAACAAAATTATGGGCTCTTCTAGGAGATTCGTGATTGAAAAGAATACCTGAACAAGCATACATACCATATGCCTCACGGTAATTCTTGGTAATCCAATGTCCGTATACTTTGGCGACACCATAAGGAGAACGCGGGTAAAAAGGCGTGCTTTCTTTTTGCGGAACTTCTTGAACTTTACCAAACATTTCCGATGTGGATGCCTGGTAAAACCGGATTTTTTCCAATGGGATACTAGAATTACGAAGACTTTCTAATAGACGAAGTGTTCCCAATCCATCAACATTTCCAGTGTATTCTGGCATGTCAAAAGAAACTTTCACGTGACTCATGGCGCCCAAATTATACACTTCTAATACGCCCACATTCTCCTTATAAGTATTGTATATTTCATTCAAAATATTGGATAAATTAATGCCGTCACTTAGATCTCCATAACGGAGATTTAATTGTTTGAAAATATGCTCAATACGTTGAGTATTAATATTTGACCCACGGCGAATAAGACCCCATACACAATAATTTTTTTCCAATAATAATTCCGCCAAATAAGAGCCATCCTGACCGGTAATACCAGTGATTAATGCGATTTTTAATTCACTCATAATTGTAATAAGTTAATAATTATATAATTTTTATATAGTTATTTCATTATATTTGTATTATTTGTATAAATTTTTTATATATTAATTATTAAACCTCTTATATATGTCTATTTCTTCATTTTTCTTAACTTCATTCATATCATTGGAAGAAAACAATGGAATATTCATATAATATGAATTTTCATTTAATAATTTTGTAAAATCATAACAATCTTGGGTGGTCATTAAATGACACGTTATAATATGGTCGATATATACAGGTTTAATTTGATATATTGGATAATTTTTGTCATATGTAAAGCCTCTGTAATTACAATAATAAAAAAGTTTTGGTAAATACATTAAACAACTATTTAATTCTGGTTGTTGTAAAAAATAAGAAATTGAAATATCACATGAATTTATATTTTCTTTACTAATAATCAAGTTTTTGCTTGTATTATAATGTTCATCATTTTTATCAAATTCTGTTTTATTTTGAATACATAATTCAGTCCATTTATTCATAATAGTTGGTATTAATGGAAATAATAATGACAAACATTTTTTGGTTAATATAAATCCAGCACCACCAAAAAAGAAATAATATTTTACATTATTTAATATTCTCCATCCAATATCACCACCAATATACAAATTATTGTTATGGTCAAATGATTTGATTAAAGTGAGCATTTTTGGTATATTCACATAAGTATCTGTTCCACAACAAAATACAAATTTATATTTAAATTTTTCATGAATATATTTTAATCCTTCATATTGTTTATATGATACGGATGAATAATCATCCAATACACCATGTAAATGAATATAATTATCTCCTATAAAGGAATCTTCATTTGTTTTTTCTCCAAGAAAATATAAAAGTTTTACATTGTATTCGTTAGTGTTACACAATTTCCCCCAGGTATCATTAATAACACGTATTTGTTCATTATATTTTGAAATTGTATCACAACCATATACACAAATAATTAAATCATATTCTTTTTCATTTATATCTTCCATATAAAAATGTATAGTATATCTTTTATTCAAATACATTTTTATTTTTATATTCTTTTTCACTATAATAAAAAATAATTAAATATCTAAACTTAATGTGTTTTTATCAGACTTTTGACGTCGTTTACTTTTCTTGGGCATATTTCCTTCACTTTGTAATTCTTTTAAATCACTTATTGAAATAGTGCTATTTTCATTTTGTGACGTTGTAGTACTTGTATTTTGTCTTTGTACTGAAATAGGTGCTGGTGATGACGATTCTTGTATATTGATAGTCTTGGTTTTTAATCCAGACAATATATCGGAAATATCGCTGGGTCCTTTCATTTCAGGGCGAGATGGTCTAGATGTTTTTTCCGAATCATTTATACCGCCAAAATTTTCGCGAATATTAATACCATCATTAAAATTACCGCGTCCCGATCCCATATTTAAATCAGGTCTTGACATATAGGAACTATTATTACCTCCGCGTGATACGGATGGAGGAACCGCATTTGGACCTTGGGTTGCCATAGGTGGTGGTGGACCTCCGCCATTCATAGTCTCGGGATTCATTAGTCCATTCATAAATCCAGAAAACCCAGGACTTGTTTGACTCATGGAATTTGCTGCTGCGGATTGAAATTGCCTCATCAAATCTGGGTTTTGTCGTAAAATATCATCCATGCCAGGCATAGCAGATTTAAACATGGTGTTTGTCATATGTACCATCATAGCACTACCGCCCAATTGGAATAATAATTTCAATTCAGGTGCCATAGATGCGCGTGATTTATATTTATCATATAATTCTCCAAAAATCTCATCATAGTCGGTTAAATTTTCATTCACTTGTTCGCTCCAACCATCTAATTTGACATCAAACGGATCAAAACGGTTATTCAAAAATTCAATACCGTTAATACAAGCCATTAGCATGTTGCCTTGAAATTTAATAGAATTCTGTTTTGTTTTTTCCTCCATAATCATTTCATATTCACCCTGCATTTCAGCAAGAGGTGAATCCATTGTATATTTTTTTGTTAAATTCACACCTTTTGATTCTAAATTTTCCAGCTTTCTTAAATACTTGAATTTTTCCCTTAATAATTCTTCTTTGGTCATTTGGGGCTCCGCATGACCTGCTTTGTCGGGATTCATTGGAATGTTGTTGAATTTGCCAAAACCGTCCCAAGTTTGCGCGTCGTGATGTTGATCCGCGGTTGCTTGACCAATCGTTGGTCCAGATCCGGAATCGTTGAATCTTACATTTTGTTTTTCACTTGAAAAGGATGATGAAGATTCTATATTTGCGTCAAATAATCCAGATTTAGATTCATACGTGTTTCTACTTGGAAAATCATCATGAACTAAATCATTTAATTCACTTTCTAAATTTTCTAAATCGTCAATATGAATATCGCTGGTTGGCTGTTTTGACCCTTCTTTCATTTTATCATTCATTAATAACTCTAGTCCTCCACCAAAATTACTTGATTTAAATTTCATTGGCGAATCGTTTAAACTTATTTCTGAAATATCAATTATTTCATTATCCATGTCTTATGAATTAATAAGAACATATAATTTTAAGTCTTACGAATAATAAATATATTTATTTTATATGAAAAATATATTTATTTATTTTTTCTAAAATTCCACTAAAATTACTACTACATTTTATTTTTAACATACCATAATCCTTGTAAAAAAGAATCCGCTAAATCATCCTTTTTAGTATGTTTTAAAAAGAATGTCTCCCAACATTTATAATAATGTTCATTGGTAATTATTTCTAAACATTTTTGTATTCCTTTTTTTTTACGATCACTATATTTCATTTTTTCATCACTTTTTTCCACATTGGCATTTTTATCATCCTTTAATTTATTTACAGAGGAAACAAATTCAATACAAATATTATTATTCTTCATGATAAAATATTGAGCAATCATCCCTTGTATTGTTTTCATTCGATTCGCAATGGGACTAATTTGATTTTCAATAATAACCTTGTCTATACTTTGTAAATGTTCTTCCAATATCATGTCAAATTTTGACTGAATATTTCTTCCAATTATTACTAAATCTATTTTTGATGCGCTGTCGCTTTCAACTTGTTCAAAGCATGTATTATGTATATAATCATTAATAATAGAAATCAATTCGTTCTTTTTAATAGGAGTGGTGTATGTTATTTTATATTTTCCCGCTAAATCGTATAAATCCTGAATTTTTTTCTTGTTTAAATTCGTTTTTAATTCACCATTCGGAATTTGATATTCTTGTTTCTTTGAATGTTTTAAACAGTAGCATTTTCCGTTTTTGGTAAATTTTGCGGGCTTATCACATACTTGATTATTTTTATCAGTTTCTTTACATTTCATTTCACATTGTTGTGCTAAATTAATAACATCCCATTTTTCAATAGTATAGTGTTCTTCTTTTTTTACTAAAAGGCAGAAAGCTAAATTTTTAATTCCCACATCTATACTCAAAATTTTCGAAGAATCTGGGCAACAATGATTCATATATAACAAATCTATATCTATTTTTACATAAAAAATATTATATCCTTTTTTTATAATACTTTTTTATTCTATTATTCTATTCAGGAACAACAATAGACGGCGATATGAGTCGCGCTTGTAATTGCTCACGCGTTAAATAAGGTGATTTCAAGTCACTATTATTATATCCATAACCTGGACGAGCATTGTCATAAGTGGATTTATATAATAACGGGACGTTGGATGATGGTGTTTTTCCTGTTTGAATATGTGAAGGAAGTCCCATATCATAACAAGCTTCTGATGTATTGTATCTCATGATTTCAACACCATTATGGGTTAAATATTGTCTATATTCCCAACTGGTTTTAATATTTTCTTGTTGTTGAATTCTTTTGTTTACCACCGCTTCTGGTTGCCAGGTGGCATAATTTCTTCCATCTGCCATGATTGGTGGATAATTGAAATGAATATTATTTGAACCGGAATAACAAGTTCCCCAAGACATATATATTTAAATGCTATAATAAAATTATAGAAAATATATAATTTTATGATATTTATTTTATTCAAATTGTGATTTATTCAAGTAATTTGAGTAATTCGTTTTTTTTCATTTTTGATGGATCGGTTGTCAGGTTTCTCTCAACAACAATTTCCCTTAATTTGGTTAATGACATTTTTTTGTAATCAATGTTTTCATTAGAACTACTATTAGATATATTTATGGTTTTTAATAAATTTAAATCAATAGAGTAATTTTCGCCATTACTTGAAATAGTAATTGGCTCTTCTTTTGTAAATGTATTATAATTGGATTGGTCCTCTAAAACATCATGATTAATTAAATCAATTAATTCAACAGGTTCATCATCTTCATTACTTAAATCGTTGTCTTCTTCATCATCTTCATCATCCTCATCATCATCCTCATCATCATTCATGTTATCGTTTTCAATTATTTCAACATCATTATGATCAACACCGTATATTGAGTCACTTAATATATTTATTATTTTAATATTTTTTGTGCTATCTTTATTTTCATCCTCGTCATCATCGTCGTCATCATCATCATCATCTTCGTCGTTGCTGTCTTCTTCTTCATCGTCGTCATCTTCTTCGTCATCCTCATCATCCTCATCATCCTCATCATCATCATCATCGTCGTCTTCTTCATCCGAAACTTGTATTAATTCATTTTCATTCTGTCTAAATCCTCCACTTAAATTTGCCAATACTTGTTGAGTTTGGGGTGCTAATGGTTGTAATGTTATACCAGTCGTCGTACCAGAATTACGAATATAATTCAATTCTTCTGCCATGGTATTTACTAAATCAAACATACCATTAATTTTATTATTTTGTTGACTTATTTTTTGATTAAAATACATAAATACACCACCAACTAGAATAAAAATAATCGCTAAACAAATTAGAAATGAAATGCTAAATATTGTTGTCATTATTAAAAAATATATATATATTTATATTTTTTAACAAACGAATATTATTTTATTGCGTTATTATTTATTAAAATGCAATTTAATATAATCAATCGTTTCTTTATTGGACAAACCATTTTTAAATTTTCTCCAATATTCATTGAATATTTTTGATCCAAAGAAAGAATCTAATATTTTCAACAACAAATTTTCAGATTGTTGAATTTTATCCCGGCGTTCATCATTTTCGGTATTTTTATAGGTATTTATGTAATTAATAATAGAGCTCATTCTTGAAAATATAATGATACTTATTTGTGATTCTAGATCTTTATTTCGCTGTCTTTCTTTATAATAACTTTTATTGTAAAATAATTCATCATAATAATAATTCATTTCAGGATGATCCATAAAAAATTTGATTGTCTCATCTAAAAATTCTCTATAAAAATTATCAAAATATTGTACTTCCTGATTATTTACGCTATCTTTATAAGAAATTATTTGAAAATAAACGGAATACACTGTAATTATAATGGTTGCCGCAATTAATACTTGTACATAAGTTTGAAATTTTGGATCAAATCCAAACTTTGTTTTCCAATAATATCTAGTTAATAAAACAAATGCTATAATATACAATAAATAGGAAACATAGTATAAAATATCTACGAAACTACTGTTATGTCTAAAGTTATATTCTATAAAATTTTTAATTTCTGTTAAATAATTCATATTTATATACTATAATATAATCATATTATTTTTTGAAGAATTTTTTAAATTTTCCGAGATTCCTCTATAATTTCACTTGGATAGTCCATGTCATATAAAACCTTAATTCCACCTCGTACATTTGAAATTCCCTTTTTTAAAACATATTTGTATTTAAAATTTTCGATACCATTATCTCGACCATCGTCTACATATTCAGTTTCCATGTAAAAATTTTCTATTTTCTTATTTTTATCTAAATATTCGCATAATTTTATAAAATGCGTTGTTAAAATACAGTATATACTGTTGGTCTTAATTAAATAATTCATAAATGCTAATGCGCTGCGGACAGCCTCATCCGGGTTTGTACCAGAATAAAGCTCATCAAAGACACAAAAATGGTTCTCTTTTGGATTCATTTTAATCAAATCTAGTATTTCTTTACAACGACGTGCTTCTGCCTGAAATAAACTGTCCCTTCCAGAAGTGTCGGGTATATTCAAGTAGCAATGTATATATTTATATGGACATAATGTCGCACTATCATAAAACCCACAACCCATTTGTTGACTCAAAATTACATTGATCAAGACAGATTTTAAAACGGTTGTTTTTCCTGATGCGTTTGGACCTGTAATAATCAAATTTTTCTTCATTTTCACCGAGTTTTTAATAGGGTTTTCATTTACCGGATAATATAAATTCTTCATATTTGCTTTTGATTTTTTCTTGTCGAATTTCACATGATTCATCTTTTTGTTTTTCACATTTTTTAATAATCCTTCTAAATTGTCTATATAACCATTTATTCCAAATGTGTATAATATATGACTGTTTAATTCCGCATTAGTATACAATGTGTAAAAAGATTTTAAAATCACTCCCAACTCACCTATTTTTTTTAAATTCAATTTATATTCAGTTACTTTTGCCAATTCTTCTTTCATTTTTGTAAGTTCTACTATTTTTTCCTTTATTTGGTGATTGAAACTTTGATAGGTTTTTAATTTATCAGTAAATATTAGTAAATTATTCATCTTACATATGCTATATTCAATATATTCCTTAATACTTTTAATATGTGAGTGAATTTTAATCATGTTTTTATTGAATTTTATACATGTCATTATATTTTGATAAATTGAAAAAATATAAAATCCAGCAGATATTAATAAATATATTTTTTCATTCAAATTTACCTGACTGAATTCAGTAAATAACCTACCGATTGCGTGATTTGAAGCAATCACTTTTAAAACTTCTACATATTCATTGAAGGTAATGGTCATTCCTTTCATTTTAATAATTAAAAAAGGGATTAACAAGATAATAAACGGAACAAATAAAGAAAGTACAGGTGATGCTAAATTATATATACTCATTATTTGTAAAAAAGGGCTGTATTGATTTAAAAACTCTAGCATAGGAACATCAACATAATGATATCTGTCTTTAAACCCGATATCGTTTTTAATTTCATCCCATATATCAAGAATACCAGTAAAATATTTATTTTTTGATTCTGGTGTTTCGTCATTGGTTAAATCGAGTGTTTTATAATTTTTCAGTAATTCTTGTGTTTCCTTTAAAAATTCAGTGTCGGTTGTATAATATTCAGAAAATTGACGAACCACTTTTTTTCCAAAACATGTATTGGGTTGAAATACATATGAATAAATAGGATTACACGACGCGTCAATTGTATCAATTAATTCTAAATCTGTTATAATATTTTTGTTTAATTCTATTTTTTTTTCATTATAACAAATAGGAATCTGGAATGATTCGTTTATTTTTTCTATATTTGAAACAATCGGCATAAATAAAACAAATATATATTTTATATTTGTTTTACGAATAATATAATTCGCAATTCACTAAATTACATTGTGTTCACTGCGTCTATTTTAATAAAGTATCAAAATCCGCAGGTAATTCGCTAATTTGACATGAGTAATGTGCCTCAATATCTTTCATAATAGTAACATCGCGACGGGTAATTAAATTAATACCGATTCCCTTACGTCCCCAACGACCACTACGTCCGATTCTATGTAAATAATTATGAACGCATTTTGGAACATCGAAATTAATGACCACACTTACTTGTTGAATATCTATACCTCGAGACGTTACATTCGACGAAATTAAAACCCTATATTTACCTGTGCGAAATTCACTAAACGCCGCATTACGTTCTACTTTCTCCATACCACTATGAATTCTACAAACAGGAAATCCATCTTCCACCATGGCATCATATAAATCGGCAACGCGTTTAACACTATTACAATAAATAATACATTGTGACATTGAAATTACTGAATATAAATCCTTTAATGTCGCATATTTTTGTCTATCATCTTCAATCGCAACATAATATTGCGAAATTCCTTCTAATGTTAACTGTTCTGTCTTTACAGAAATTTTTACCGGATTACGCATGAATTTATTAGTAATATTATAAATATAATCGGGTAAAGTGGCGCTAAATAATGCCACTTGTATATCGTTAGTAAAATATTGGAAAATATTATAAACTTGTTCTTTGAATCCTGAAGACAACATTTCATCCGCTTCATCTAGTATAACAAGTTTAATTGTCTTACTATGAATATGCCCTCGTCGTATCATATCATAAATTCTTCCGGGACAACCAGTAATTACGTGTGGAGTGTTATTTTTTAAAGTATATGAATCATCATTTATAGATGTCCCTCCAACAATTGTTTGAACAGTGAGTCCATTCATCATAGTTCCAATACTAGTAATTACACTAGCGGTTTGTTTGCTTAATTCCCGGGTAGGAGATAATATCAATACCTGTGTTGTTTTATCATTCACTTCAACTAAAGATAATGCGCCAATAGAAAAAGTTCCGGTTTTACCCGTACCAGATTGGGCTTGGGCAATTAAATCACGTTTTTCCATCATTGGTTTAATGGCTTTTTTTTGTATAGGACTCGGTTTTTCAAATCCATAAGCATAAATTCCTCTTAGGAGATCTTTATTTATGTCTAAATCGTCCCAATTATTAATTTCATCATAATAATTTTCTAAATCGCTACTACTATCTAATTTATCTTTTTCCAATGACATGGTAATCATATTTGTAATTATATGTTTAAGTGTATTTTAATATAAAATAATAATTATTATAAAAAATCGATATAAATGAAAGAGTATTAATATAGATATACACAACTGAAAAGATGAAGTATACATTAGAAAATTTTTCAAACATTTTATTTAATGGTTTTGAAATTAAATTACCAGATGAAACATTAAATATTATAAGCGATATTGCTCAACATGTAGGGTCTCCGAGTTATATAAAGACTCCAGTATTTCATAAAAGGGAAGTTATCCCAGGAAAAAATAATCAACAAACAAATGGTGACGGAGCATACAAGAAAAAGCGTCGTAATAAAAATAATGAAAATATAAATGACGAAGATTGGGAAACCATTCGTAATTTCCAGGCTACCAAAATAGAACAAAAGGTTGGAATTGATTCAAAGATTGTGATTATTCGTTCGTTGATCAACAAAATAACGGATAAAACATATGTTGAATTAAGTAATAAAATAATTGAGACGTTGGATGAGTTAATACAAGATGAAACATGTGAGGAAGAAATGATGAAGGTTAGTAATTCTATTTTTGACATAGCATCGAATAATCGTTTTTATTCAAAAATATACGCTGACTTGTATTCGAATTTGATTCATCGTTATGAAATTATAAAGATTGTATTTGAAAAAAGTTTCAATACATTTTTGGAGTTATTTCAGAATATTGAGCATGCTAATCCCGAGGAGGATTACAATAAGTTTATAAAAATAAATGCTGAAAATGAGAAAAGAAAATCGTTGAGTTCATTTTTTGTGAATTTAATGTTGAATGGTATTATTACTAAGGAAAAAATAATAGAAATCACGAGTGATTTGATGCTGGAGGTTTTAAAATTAATAAAAGAGGAAAATAAAAAGAGTATTGTGGATGAAATGACTGAAAATATTTCGCTTTTGTATAATAAAGATCTTTTTGATATTGAAAAGGTTACTATCAATGATGAATTATTTACGGACATTATAAATAGATTATCTTTGTGTAAAGTAAAAACATATCCAAGTTTATCAAATAAATCGATATTCAAATATATGGACTTGAATGAAATGTAAGATATATTTGGTATAAAATAACATAAAATAATAATATTATAATATAATTATAAAATGATTCATGAAAATATAATAATAGATGAAAATGAAAACATAAATATTCAAATGATTGAAGATTTTAATAAAACAAAAGACGATTTTAATTTAAAAAAGTTAATGGAGGATTTTGAAAATATATCTTTGCTTACAAATGAGAATGATCATTATGAAGCTGATCAATTATATACGGATATGTTAAATTATGATATGAATTTTACAGTAAAACAATTATTGTTGATTTGTGAGTATTATGGTTTATTAAAAGATGTAAAAACAAATAAAATGAAAAAACAAGATATTATTGAACAAATATTAATATTTGAAAATAATAATGACAATTATAACACGGTTATTCGTCGAAAAGAGTTGTGGTATTATATAAATGAATTAAAAGAGGATAAAATGATGAAAAAATTTATAATTTGGAATTGAAATAAATTAATTGATGGAATAAAAATATAAAATATTGTTATATTTTAATTCATATGGTATTGTCAAAAATAGATAAAAAAGTGAGTTATCCTGAATTGAAAAAGGTTGATCCGAGTGATTTAAAAAAAGAGGTAAATTTATATGAAACTGAAATTAAAGGGATCAATGTAATTATTGCGGTTGGAAACGCAAAAACAAATTATGAAGACAAAAATATTATATATTTTCCAATTTATTTAGTAAAATCAAATAACAAGGTTATTCAAATTGGTATATATGAAATTAAAGCGAGTGACAAGAATGTCTATATTGATGAAGATGGTAATTTAGATATCGAAAATATGGATGAACCGTTGATTTATGTATTTGTTAAAAAAGATATGCTTGATAAAATGAGATTAGTTCCAGATGATGAAATACTAGGTGAAACTATAAAAAAAACGAATGATGTTGAAAATGTCGATGTAGAAAGTGAGGATTCTGAAAGCGAAGAAAGTGATAAAGCTGGCAAAATTAGTAAAAAAATAAAAACTAATAAAACCGCAACTCCAGAAGAAATCACTATTTCGCCTATTAGAAAAGATATTTTTGTTCCAACTACAGATAGTTTTGTAATTCCTGAAATGTTGGAAGAAGAAAATCGTGATCACGCTGAAAAGATGCGAGGAAAGTTTTTAGCAGAAGAAAAAACATCAAAAAGGGAATACAATTGGATACAAAAATTCATGGAGAATAATTATTATTCAATTATTGATAATGAACGCGGAGGGGATTGTTTATTTGCGACGATTCGTGATGCGTTTGCGCAAATAGGACAAATCACAAGCGTACAAAAAATAAGAGAAAAATTATCAGGCGAGGTTACAGAAAAGTTATTTTTTGATTATAAAGAACGTTACGATATTCTCAAAACAACATTAGTAAAGGATTCTCAAGATATTAAACATTTAGAGGGTGAATACATGAATGTTAAACAAAAATATGAGGGTACTTTAGATAGAAACGAAAAAAAGATGCTTATTGATGCTGCCAAGGGAATCAACGATCAGCGAGAAAAATTATTACGAGAAAAAAAGGTAACCTCGGAGGTTTCCCAAGATGTGAAATTTATGAAAGACATAGATACCGTGGATAAATTCAGAGAAAAAATTAAAAGTTGTGAATTTTGGGGTGAAAAATGGGCGTTGTCTACGTTGGAGCGCATATTAAATATTAAATTTATATTATTATCTAATGAAGCATATAAAGAAAAGGATTATGCGAATGTGTTAAATTGCGGAGAATTAATTGATCCTCTATTAGAATCACGTGGTGAATTTATGCCGGAATATTATATTATTTTGGATAATAGTGGATGGCATTATAATTTGGTTGGGTACAAGAAAAAACAAATATTTAAATTCAAAGAAATACCATATGATATTAAAAAAATGATTGTGAACCGATGTATGGAAAAAAGTGAAGGTCTTTTTTCTTTGATTCCTGATTTTATACAATTTAAAAAAAATGAATTTTCTGAGTCATTACATGCGGAAAAGGCAAAATTTGAAGAATTATCTGAGGCAAAAATACGTGGATTATATGATGAAAATATAGTATTTGTTTTTTATGATAAATCTTCTGGTAAAAAGTTGCCAGGAAAGGGAGTTCATGAACAAATGCCAGACGATATGATGTTGCGAAATTTTACAGAATTAATAGCTATTCCAGATTGGCGTCGTAAATTGGATAACTTTTGGATACAACCATTTACTTTGGATGGTAAGCGATGGAATAGTGTTGAACATTATTATCAGGCATCCAAATTTAAGGAAAATAATCCGGAATTTTACACGTCTTTCAGTATGGAATCAGGGACAGAATTATCAAAAAATCCAGAAATGGCAAAAGCTGCGACAGGTACAAGTGGAAAATACAAGGGATCCTTGGTTCGTCCAGTTGAGGTGAAAATAGACGCGGATTTTTATGGAAAACGCAAAGAAAAGGAAAATAATGATGCGTTATATGCCAAGTTCTCTCAAAATGAAGAATTAAAAAAAGTTTTATTGGGCACAAAAAACGCAAAATTATTACAATATAAGGTAGGTAAAGAACCTTTTATTAGAGAAGATCTAATGTTAATTCGTGATAAACTATTACATGAGAAATAGAATAAATAATCTGTAAATTATTGTGTTATTTATTTACATAATAATATACTTGTACTTGTAATATTCAAAAATTAAAATAACTTAAATCGAGAGATTTGACGTCTAACTGGTTTGATCATTCTGTTGAAAGAAAAATTTTTATTTTGTGGTGGTTTATTATTTATTTCATGTTTAATGTTTTCTTGTAAATGAATTGTAATCTCCTCGTTATTCGATGTTTCGAATGCTACATGTTTTTCTTTAACAACATGTGCTTCAACGACTGGCTCGACAACTGGTGCTTCAATGACAGGCTCGACAACTTGTGCTTCAACGACTGGCTCGACAACTGGTGCTTCAACGACTGGCTCGACAACTGGCTCTTCTTCAACAACTGGCTCTTCTTCAACAACTGGTGCTTCAGGAACTGGTTCAATAACTGGCTCTTCTTCAACAACTGGCTCTTCTTCAACAACTGGCTCTTCTTCAACGACTGACTCTTCTTCAACAACTGTCTCTTCTATGATAACTTCTTCTTTAGCAATGATTTGTTCAGTCTCTTGTTCTAGTTCTACTTCTAGTTCTAGTTCTTCTGGGTTATTATCCATATAATATAATTATATAAATAAAAAATAAAATAAAAATAACTTATTAATTTATATTATATAACTAGTAATAGATGAAAATCACAAACAATAGTAAGTTATTAATGTCATTTTTTTTAGAAAATAAATGTATAAACCATGTGGAGAGAACAAACAAAACAACAAATATATTAAAAAAACTATTTAAAGAATTAAAAGATGCCGCAGCATATATTCATTTAAAAAAACAAAATGAAGGCACCCAGTTTTACAAGATACACATAGAAAAAATTACAAATATATCACAAGTTCCTAAACCAAAAACTTTTAACCCAACGAGTTTTCCTAAAGAAATACGCGAACATATTGATACTGAAACATCATATTCTTTATCGTATACCTTTTCTCTCTTCAACAAGGAAATCAAAATATATTTTATAGTAGAAGAAAACAATCCAGAATTATATATAGACTATTATAATCAATATATTGAAAAAATATTGGTTTGGTTATATATTGTATATCAATATTCATCTAAAAAATGTTCAAAACATTTGACACTGTATATTTATTTCACAAGTTTGACCAAAAAATTACCGCCATCAAATATTTATGTAATAAATGAAAACAATGTAAACACAGCATTCACATATTCTTGTCATCATGATCCAGAAATCGTTATTTTTCGTAAGGAAGAATGGTTCAAGGTATTGATTCATGAAACATTTCATAATTATGCCTTGGATTTTTCTGATATGAATACTCATCGAGAGATATGTAATCCTGCGATTTTATCAATATTTCCAGTACATTCAGATGTAAATTTATATGAGGCATATACTGAATTTTGGGCAGAAATTATGAATGTGATTTTTTGTAGTTATTATGTTGCGTTAGACCAGAATTCCATCAGCGATGAAGAGTTACTTTCCAATTTTGATTTTTTTATTAATTTTGAAAGGACATATGGTTTTTTTCAAATGATTAAAACATTGAATTTTATGGGATTAACTTATAAAAATTTGTATTCCAAGAAAGAAGAATCGCAACTCATGAGAGAAACATTATACAAGGAAGATTCCAATATTTTGGCATATTATATTATTCGTCCTATTTTATTACACAATTACCAGGGATTTTTGTCGTGGTGTGATAAAAACAATTTTTCCTTGTTACAATTCAAAAAGACGAATGCGAATTTGTCGGAATTTTGTAAATTCATTGGAAAAAATTATAAAACAAAATCAATGAATGAATCCGTGGATTGTATGCAAAAATTCATGATGAAAGTCAACAAAATGAAAACCATGAAATCAAAAAAATCCGATTCTCAATCCAAAAAAGCAAATGAAGAAGATTTGGATTTCACACTTTCAAATATGAGAATGACCATTTGTGAGTTGGGTTAGTTAGGATTTAGCGTTTATTCTTTTTTATGATAACTACAGGTTTCACAATCGATGCCTGGTTCTCTCATACATGGTTTCCCATTTTTTAAAATTTGACCGCAAATATAGGTATAACAACCATTACCTTTGGATTTTTTGTTAGATTTCCATGACTCACTTGCGTCATTAAAATCGATATCAACACTATAAGGTGCGTTGTTTTCATAATTGGTTTTACTTCTTGTATTCATTTTTTGCTTTTGGTTTTATTCATCAATGAGAGAACCAAGGTATTTCAATTTTTATTTTCTCTCTTTAATTATAAAAATTGAAAGTGATTTTTATAATTTTATAATAGATATAAACAACACAAAACACAACTACATAATCATTCATATTATTATAAATAAAATGGGAATTAAATATTTGAATCATTACATAAGAGAGAATTGTTCAAAAGAAACTGTCAAATGTATATCATTAAAAGACTTGAATGGTAAAAAAATCGCAGTGGACATTAGTATTTATATGTATAAATATACAAGCGGCAACTTGTTAATCGAAAATTTCTATTTAATGATGTCGGTATTCAAAAAATACAATATAACTCCTATCTTTGTTTTTGATGGTAAATCTAGAACTGAAAAAAAGGAACTACTCGTAAAAAGACACCAGGATAAAAAATATGCTGAAAATGAATATAATTTATTAAAAGAAAAATTAGAAAAGAATAATGATCTTGATGATGTTGAAAAACAAGAAATACAATCTACTATGGATTCCTTGAAAAAAAGATTTATTTATATTCAAAAAGAACATATTCATATTGTAAAGGAATTGATTCGTTCATACGGGATGACTTATTGTGATGCGGAAGGTGAGGCAGATGAATTATGCGCGTTACTTGTTTTAAAGAAAAAAGTATGGGCTTGTTTAAGTGAAGACATGGATATGTTTGTTTATGGTTGTTCTCGTGTCTTGCGATATTTAAGTTTAATAAATCATACTTGTATTTTGTATGATACCAAAAAAATATTGGAAGAATTCGAAATGAATCAAGATGATTTTCGTCAAGTATGTGTATTATCTGGGACGGATTATAATATACAAAAATATCGAGACGATCAAACAAGTTATGATTTGTATAAAGTCATGAATTTATTTAATAAATATGTCAGAGAAAAGGAAACTATCGGGTTTTACAATTGGATTGAAAAAAATAAATTATTACAACAAGATATGGGTTTGCTGTTAAATGTATATAATATGTTTGATTTATCTTGTTCTAATTATAATATTGATAAAATGAAGATCGCAAATGGTGTGGTTGATAAAGAAAAAATGGAAACTATTTTAGAACAAGATGGGTTCATATTCTTGAATTAGTATTTTAATTTTAAAATATAGTAAAAGTTATTTTTATATTTTTTGTTTTTATTTATTTTTTGTTTGTTGTTTGTTTTTATTTATTTTTTGTTGTGTTTTTTATTTGTATTTTTGTATTTTTGTGGGGTTTTATTTATTTTTATATTCATGTAGATGATTTAAGCAGTAGTTGCTGCTGCTGCTCCAGCCTTGTCAAAATGATGACTCATGAATTTTTGTAAGTTGAAATAGGTTAATTGATCAGTCTTACTTAATTTAAGAAGGGATGATAACTTGGTATCTGGGTTGATCTTGCGACCGTTGGCAGGATCTTGTAACTTGTTAGCACGGATATATGCGTTGATTTCCTTGGTAACAGCAGTTCTTGCCATTTCAGAGCCCTTGTCCTTTCCTAAGAATGAGGCAAGTTCATCACTGATACGGGTTGGCTTGACAAAACCACTTGGTTTGCGGTTGCCTGACTTTCTCTTGTTCTTTGAGTTTAATTTCTCAACAGCCTTCTTCTCCTTTGACCATTGCTTTTCAATTAAACGATATTCAGTCTTTAATGCGGAGATTAAAGCACCTACTTGTTGTAACTTGGCAAAAAATTCAGTGGATTTTTCACTCAATACAGCGTCAACTGGGGCGCTTTCAGATGATACTTGTTGTTCAACCTTTGGGGCTTCAACAACTGGAGCAGATGCCTCCTTTGGAGCCTTGACCTTCTTTACTTTTGGGGCAGCGGTTTGGACTGGTGCGGATTCGACGACTGGTGCTTGTTCAGCGGACTTTGCTTTTACGGTTTTTGCCATATTATATACTATATAAATATTTACTTTTTAAGTCTTTTAACGCATTATATATATTATTATACATATTTGTGAGTATATGGCATCACAATAATATTCCTAAATAATAAAAATCCAACACATATGGATTTTTATTGTTTTTAACGCAAAATACAAATATTTATTTTTGTTGAGTTTTTCCTAAAGCATTTTGTAATCAAAATATTCAAAGTCTTTTTTATAATATTTGTTTATTAAAATGATTGAATTTTCATTCAAAAAATCCATATACTCTCTCGAAATGGTTGTTTTATAATAATGGTTTTCAAAATCGGTATGTCCTATTTTTTTCATATCCTCATTAAGAGTTTCTGTTTTCAATATTGTTACATTTTTCAATAATTCATAGTTTTCATCCAGTAAAAACATGTATTGGGGTATGCGATGATTGTCATTATCGGGGTTAAATATATTTGGCAAATATTCATTGCTGAGTTTATCAAATACTTCTTCTGGAGTACTGTTTTCATTGATTATTTTTACAAATAACATATCGCTTATAATTCTATGATATGGATTTCTAACAACACTGATTATTTCTAAATCATCGAGGCACACATTGAAATACCCGTGGTTTTCCTTAATTGTTTTATATGTTTGATGTTGAAAACTAACCCCCTCAAAAAATTCGTGTTTTTGATAAGTATACAACGAATATCTGTTCAAAAGTATTCCATATTTGTTTCTAAAATAATATTGTAAACTTGTTCCGCCTGTTTTTGGAATGTGTATTAATAACAAATTTACTTTTTCATTATGAAAATAGGGCATATTTAATTAAATAAAATATATTATTCTTTAATTAAATACGAACATGGTGACAAAAATTAAACACGGTATCATCTAAAAATAAGCGACCGACTGGAATAACCATGGTAATGCTGCGGCTGCGTTTGGATTTACCAAAGTAAGCGCTCCTAAAACATAATATGCACCCAGCGCCATGTGATCCTTGTCTTGCGCACTTTTTACAATTCGCTCCATATAATAAAGCGCCATTTTTTGTAATTTGGTTAAATTGTTTTCATTCATAAATGAATTCATATTTAATGTTACAAAGGGATTACCTCCTGGCGGATAAATGAGGCGTTTTACCTCACTAGGTAATTGTGCTCGATAATTCCATATATCTACTAATTCTCGCATGAATTTTATGATTTGAGGTTTCACTAAAGAAAGAAACCATTCAGGGTTACTGTAATTTCCTAAAGAATCAATAAATTGAAATAAGTCCAATATTTTCAATTCGACACTTTTTGTATCAGATAAATCATCGCAAACGTCTTTAATATCGACCTCAATAGGTATTTTTAATAATTTACTTGTACGGATTAAAGATTTAAAATCATTAATCACGCTAGTAGGTATCACATTTCTATTATATGGATTTTGTATTGTCTTTCCTGATTTTAAAATTAAATTATAGAGAGAAATAATATCAAAACCATATATAAAACCGTCAGTGTCTTTAAAACTAAAAAATTGTGTAGCATCCATGTCTTTCATTTCCTCCATTGTTAAAAAATCACTCTGGTTTGTACATAATTCGCGTTTCAAAAACGCAGGACCGTGTAATTGATTGTATTTTCTTTGTACATTTCCCCTAAATATTTTTTGAATTTTTACAATAATAGAAGATAATTTTAAAAAAACATAGAGACGATTTACCAATTCGTTTTTATTGCCTGATATTTTCATTTTGTAATGTTTTGCGATTGTTTTCAACTGTTGTAAATTATAATTGTTGCGTAATAAAATATCGTATGATTTGATAGTAGGTATAATAACATTATCATTTGAAACCTTTCCGGTTTTCTTTATTTGTGGCATGTTTTTTTCACAATTATTGTAAATATAATCAATATATTCATCAATATTTTGGTGTGTATTTTTTTTTGTTTTACTATTTTCTTGTAATATATTATTTTTTGTATTCATTTCAATACTATATATACTCATAATAAAATCTTTTTGAGTTATTTTTGTTAAATAATAATTATTTGATTTGTAACCAATATGATTATCAAAATAAAAAATAAAAATAAAAAATAAAAATAAAAAATAAAATAAATGATTTATTATAATTAAAAAAAAAATTGATTCTAAAAATAATACATAATGAATATTATATATACAAGCAAGAAATGGCAGACACCATCGTAGACGGCACCTTATTCAACGCAGAAAACATTCGTTATACCTCACCAAAAGCTGGTGGTTCAGGTGGAAAAAGTGTGAATATATTAAACAAGTCCACTAATACTGGTCTTCGTTTATCAACTCCATTAATGTTAACCTGGGGTGCTGCGGATTATGTTGACGCATCAACTGGTAAAGGTAACGGTAAATATGAAATGTCATTAGTATTTCCTAACGACGAGTATAAAGATGATGATACTACATCATTCTTAACCAATATGCAAAATTTGGAAAAGAAAATCAAAGCAGACGCACTAACTAATTCAAAAGAATGGTTTGGTAAGATTCACAAGAATGCTGAAGTAGTTGATGCTTTATACAGTCCTATGTTGAAATATACCAAGGACAAGAACACCGGCGAGGCAGATATGAGCAAGTCACCTTTGTTAAAAGTGAAAATTCCATTATGGGATGGTGTTTGGAAATGCGAGGTTTATGATGAAGATGGAGCTAAATTATTTCCAAATCCAGCAAATCCAACTGTTTCGCCTCTTGATTTGATTCAAAAGGGATCTCAAGTCGCTGTTATCATGCAGTGTGGTGGCTTATGGTTTGCGAATGGTAAGTTTGGTATTACTTGGAAATTAGTACAAGCAATGGTACAAAAACCAAAGACCTCACTTGTCGGTCATTGTTTCATCAAATTAAAGTCAACAGATAAGGAAAAGCTAAAGAAAGCACCAGCACCAATTGAGGAGGCTGATGTTGATTTCCCTGAACCAACAAATACTGCTGTTGAAGAATCTGATGAAGAATCGGAAGATGACGAAGAAGAAGAACCAGCTCCAGCACCAGTTGTTGTTAAAGTTGAAGCACCAGTAGCTGTTCAAGAAGAGCCTAAGAAAGTAGTAAAGAAAGTAGTAAAGAAAAAGATAGACGCATAAAGCCAAAAATAAAATAAAAACAAAATAAATATAGTAGCCAAAAATAAAGACAAAATAAAGACAAAAATATAGACAGTAATCTAACGAATTTATTATTATCAATTATGTAATTAAATAACCCTTTTTTCATTGTTAGTGTTATAATAAGTGCCAAATAATATATCAACTAATACTCTAAATTATTTGAAATATTACTATTATTTACTATTATTTTTATAATTTTTATATATATAAATGCTTAATAAAATAGATTTAATAAAAAATAATTCAAAAATTATAACAGAAAAATTATTAGAAAAATTTGTAGATGATAATAATTATCTTGGCCCAGATAATAATAAAAATACAATTTTATTGATTGAACCTAGGTTTTCAGAAGAATCTTTACTTGTTTTAGCTAATGCGTATATTAAATTAGGTAATAATTGGAATTATATTTTTTATTGTGGTAAAAGTTTTAAAAATAAATGGAAAAATCGAGTGCCTAATTTTATAGAATTAAGAGAATTAGAACATGATGACTTTGAGGATAGTAAATTATATAGCGACTTTTGTAAAAAAAAAGAATTATGGGAAAGTTTATACGGAGAATATATATTAACAATTCAATTAGATACTTGGATTATGAATTATAACCCATATAATATTAATTTTTTTATAAATCTTAACAAGTCTTTTATTGGTGGAAATATGGAATATACTTGGGTATATTTTGATAAAATAAATATATATCATAATTTTAGAAATTTTAATGGCGGATTATCTTTAAGAAAAAAAAATGATATGATAAAAATTATAGATAATTTTCCCCCTTCTAAAACTTTAGATGATAGAAGCACATTTTTAGCTGAACACGAGGACGTTTATTTTGTTACTGGTTGTATAATGTTAAATTTACCTATTGGGGACGATGAATTATGCGCACATTTTTCAATACATGATAAATATTATGATAGTTTTTTTGGAATACACAAACCAAGTGAAAATGTAGCAAAAGATATAAATAATTTTCATAAATACTTGAAATTTATAAACAAATTTTTGAAATTAGAAAATTAATTAAATAATTTTTTATCCATTCATCTATATTATTATCATTAAACATTTTCATTTCATATGTAGGATTTAATTTTTGTATTTTATTTCTTACATTTTCTAATTTTTCACTTAATATTTTATTTTACATGTTTGATATATTACATTAGTTTAGTTATAACTAACATTTTATATTTATTATTATTATTATTATTAATATTATTATTTTATGTTAATATTAACGATAAATATTATATATTATATATTATATATTATAATAAATGATAATTCTTTATCGTATAAGCGACGGAGGATGTAATAAAATTAAACCTCATTATGTAACAAAAAGAGGGTGTTTTTTACATTTTTTAAAAATATTTAAAGGGTATGATATTTATGTTTTTGCTGATAATGTAAGTGATGAAACATATAATTTTTTGAATGACTATGTAGAAAATAATAAAATAATAAGAACATCCCTTTCAAACGCTGGTTCTTTTATGTACTCTTTAAATTTCGCAATAAATAATTTTAAAGACAATGATAAAATATATTTTGCCGAGGATGACTATATTTACACCGAAGACGCTCCAAAAATTATTGAAGAAGGACTTGATATTGCTGATTATTCATCGGGTTATGATCATCCTGATAAATACATAAACCACAATGAAGGCGGACCGAATCCATTCATTGAAAATGGGGGAGAATTTACAAGGGTTATTTTAAGTAATAGTAGACACTGGAAAAGAACAAATAGTTGTTGTATGACATTTGCGACAAAGGTTAAAACTATAAAAAAAGATTATAATATATTTAAAAAATATTGTTCTACAACTAATCCTTACGATTTCCAGATATTTTGCGATTTATATAAATTAAATGGTCGTCGTTTGATATCTTGTATTCCTTCTGTTTCAACACACGGAGAGATTGAATGGTTAGCTAAATTTATCAATTGGGAAAATGAATTTAATAAAACAAATAATTAATTTTTTATACCTTAATCAATTAGAGCAATATCTATTTTATTAGGAAAAAATAGAAAAATATTATACAAAAAATATATAGACAGTAATCTAACGAATTTATTATTATTATTATCACTTATGTAATTAAATAACCCTTTTTTCATTGTTATTTTTATTGGTGTAATAAGTGCCAAATAATATATCAAATATGGGTATCGATAAACAATAATTACAGACAAATTTTTTATGGTGTATATGGTGATGGTCGCCCAATAATTTTGAATGCGTTAAATATGAATACGTTAAATAATAATATAGAGTCAATATATGCTCCATCATGTTTACTTTTACAATGATTAATGGGAATCCCAGTGATAAAATCAAAAATTGATAATCGTACAAGTTGATGTAAAATGTATCAAACGGATATACATTTATGGATGTATGATGGTCTGCGTGTATATATTTGTAAAGAGCATTTTTATGTATCCAAATATGATACATATAGTAAAATAATTCAACACATAATACATATAAAAATATATTTTCGATCGAACGTATCAGTGAATGGGATTGTTGATCTAAACGCGGGTATAATATATTTGTTGTTAAAAAAACAGTTTCAGTTGATATAATAAATATGTTTGTCATCATTGTTTTTGAACGATTATATATTTTTTCAACCGTATATTCAGGATTTATAAATGGATAATTATAGAATTTACATATAAAATACGATGTGAATGTTGACATAAATAAAACACCACCCAATATTTGTATTGAACTATACAAGTCAAACATTGGTTTTTATTACTTTACTATAATATTTATTTTTATTTTATCTAAAACTAATTTTATTTTTATATAAAATTTATTTTCACGACAACATCCCCCTTCTTTTTAATATTGTACATGTCATGCTCATCTATTTGCGATATACCACGATTTTTAAAAACATAATGTTGATTTTGTTTACAATACAACTCATCATTCGGTATTTCATACCTTTTTTTCCCCACAAAAATAGTTGTTGTTTTCTCTTTGAGGAGAGAAAGACTGAATTTTATATTTACATTTACATATAAATGATTGTTTTCATCTATACACATATGATCTGGTAATTCAGGCATACACTTTACAATAATTTCTTTTACATCACTAGTAACCGCATCATCTGTATTCGCATCAAAATAAACTTCGCCATGCCATAGCGGAACAAAATATAATTTATTATTGTATTCCAGTTTGTATACATTGTTTTCAAACAAATCGTCAATACTTGGATTTAATGTAAAGATTTGTATATCTTTAAATTTTTCGAGGATAATTTCTCTCACAGTGTTTAAAATAGAATCATTTAAATGAAATAAATCTTTGTATTTCATAATGAAATTATATACGTATAATGATGTTTCTCTATCCATTTTATCAAACATTTTGAGAGAAATCTCTTTACAACCACTTACGATATCCCGAATAATTGACCGAACACCTTCACTGTATTCTTCAGTGACAATGTTTTGTAAAAAAATATTCAAGAAAAAAGAATATCCATCGCTTCCCGAATTGTTATTATTAAATAACGGCTCATCATTATCATTGCTTGGTGTTGTATGATTCATGTATTCCAATTCTTTCTTTAATAATTCATAAGCCTGACCTATTTTTTGAAACTTTTCTTTTGCCTCTATATTGTTCCCATTCTTGTCAGGATGGTGAATTAATGCCAATTTGTGATATTTCTTTTTCAATGTATCGAGAGAAAGATTACTAAATCCATTTTCTATTTTCATGATTTGTAATGCTTCTTGTAAATTCATTATAGGTTGATGATTATAATTATTACTATAATGAATTATCAAATAAATATTTAAGTTATTATTTATGGTTTACTATAGTTGACAAATAAAGAATATAATTTTCTATATGATAAATCGGTCTGTAATTATTGTTGTAATATTGAAAAAACGTATATGTTTTGATTAATATATCAGATATTTTTTCTTCTTTTATTTTTTTATGACTTACCAACATATCCAATATATACCATATACATTCACTAATATCTAAATTATAAATAAACATATCATAAAGTAAATCGCGTAGTTTTAAAAATTTACAGCTTTCAACATCAATAATAACATTAATAATTTTATTACATATTAATTTATAAGGCTGCATCAATAAGTGATTTACATCTGAATTTACATTTTTAATATTTGATATTTGATTTAATGGAGTATATATTTTTTTATTCAGACACTTTTCATAATTTGTTTTCGTAGGACGTGGTATACTTATGATTTCGCAACAATTTAAAATATTGTCATGTATAAAACTAATTTGTTCACTAATAATAATAAATTTTAAATCTATGGATGAAGAGTTATTTTGCTGCATATAACTATAAAAATTTTCAAGTAATTCACTATGGATATCCTGAAAATTTTTACATACAATAATTCCATTTTTGTTTGTTTTTGCCGAAATAATATCAATGATTTGAACATATATTTCATGCCATAATAATTTTGAGTTACACCCAAGTAATGATAAATCCACCTCATAATGTATATCACTTATTTTGAAATAATATTGTATTTTATTATACAATATACTTATTTTTTTTTCATATTTTAGTTCAGATAAACTATATTTTTTAATAGATTTCAAAACAATTGAATATTTACCAATACCACTTGGACCATAAAAAATAATATTTTTCAAATCTTTAAATTCATTTGGGATTTTTTTAACTATTTTATCAAATGTTGGATGTAAATTTTTTTTTTCATAGGAATGTACATATTCTTCAAAATGGCTTTCATGAAATTTCATTAAATCTATTATATGTATTGATTTTTTCTTTATTTAATTTTATTACGAATTTAATATTATATTGAGTAGAATATCCGCTCTGTTACATTATTCAACAAACAATGTAACTTAAAAACAAAATGATTAATTATAGTAAATTACCATAATAATGAATATAGCATTAAATACAAATCAGTTTGATATAAATAATATATATTTTTGTGATTCAATTAAAAATAATGTAGTAAACGATGGACTTTTTATAAGAGTCATTTATTCAACTGAATATTTTGTGACAAATGGTATTAATTTATTTGTTCCATTATATGATGTCATCATTGAAAAATTCTATAATAAATATAAATGTTCGTTTAATTTAGTAAATAATAAAAATGTTATTGATAGTATACAAAAAATTGAAGAAGAAATATTAAAAAAATTAAACAACAAAAACAAGATTATACAAAAAACAATATATGAACAGTTACGTGGAGAAAATATTAAAATATTTTCAGAAAATATAGATAAAACACATAATTCTTTATTTATATTAAAAATTTCAGGTATTTGGGAAACTGACACACAAATTGGATTAACTTTTAAGTTTTCTAAAATTAATCAGTGCTGATTATAACAGTAGTAAAAATATTTTTAATGATTATTACATGGTAATATTTCTAAAACCATCTGTTGTGAAATAAGTTAAAGTTGTATACATGATAATTAAAAAAAGCGAATTAAATATTCCAAATATATATATCAAATAATCAGATTTCTTTTTATCACTTGGTTTAGAATAGTAATAAAGAATAGATGCTACTTGAAATATTGTCAGAATGATGAACCAGTTTTTAAAAAGTTTAAAACTATCGCTTACCTTATCTGTTGATATTTTGGTAAAATATACACCAATAATATAAATAAAAATAATAATGGAACCTATAATAAATAAATAAGGCATCACATCTAATATCAGTTCAAATATATTTTTTACATTATATATATCATTTATTCTTGTATTACAATATATTAAAAGTCCAAATAAAATAAATCCTAATCCAATTTGTACTCCAGTGAGTGTATTTGGACTATTAGAACCAATCATTATTGTAATTAAAGTGATAATAATTCCAGTGATTATAATGATATCAAACATTGTCTTATATAATTATAATATTTTATTTATGATAGGTATTTTAATTATAGTATTTTATTTTTTAAAACATCCACTTGTTCTTGAAGATCCTTAATTTTTAATAGTAATAAAGGTATTAATTCAACATAATTTATTGTCTTGAATCCATTATCATTATAAACTAGATCCGGGTATACTTGTTCCATTTCTTGAGCAATGAAACCGTAATGTATAGTTTTATCCTTTTTATCTTTTTTATATGTATAAGATTTAGGATTTAATTCCATAATTTTATTTACATCAATCGTTAATCCTAAATCTTTTATATTTTCTTTAAGTGCTATATCAGATGGTGCCGTTACTGTTCCAACTAAATTTCCATATATAGTTCCATCTACATATAAATTTTGTGAAATATATATACTATAACTAGATGGAGATGGTGTGATAGTGTTTACTGTTGTCGTTCCATACTTATATGATTTATATACCCAATCATTTGTAGTTGGAGGAATACTTGTAGTCAGCTGTTTAATACCTAAACTCACAAATGCTTGATTTTTTCCACCACTTGTATTTGGATAACTTTGTTTATTATTAAATGATGTTGTAAGACCTAATGTTCCTAATGGATTTCCACCAGACATTTTATTATATATAGATATAGATTTATATTTATATTATATAATAGTTAAAATAAAATAAATATTTGTTATTATTATATATAATATATAAAATGAATAGTTTTATAAGTAATACTTTTACAAACCATCCAGTAATGCCTGTGCCACGCGATACAGCGGAATATCAGGAAGTCAAGTATTATGTATCCATTCATTCAGAAGATAGAAACATTTTAAAATATCCAAATTCATCTACATTTGAAATTGAATTACCTCGGGATTTTTATAATGTGAAAACTTTAAATGTTTCAGAATTAGCACTCCCTATTAATATTGATACATTTAATGAATTATATAATAATGTCTTTATGGTTTTTAAGATTCCAAATCCATATGATCCAGGTGAAACAGATGATCCTCTACAAAAAATAATATATAATGCGTTAATTAGTAATTCAAAAAATGAATATTTAATTAAAATAGAATCTGGATTTTATAGTGTCGGACAATTAGCAACAGAATTAACAAATAAATTTAATTGGGTGGTTACCAAATATATAAAAGAATATATTGCGGAAAATGCTCCGAATTTATTACCACTATTTAGCGAATATAGTGAATTTGTGATTGTATACAATTATGTAACCCAATACATGTGGTTTGGAAATAGGAGTTCATCTTTTGAAATTACTAACGAATCTTCATTTTATCTTGAGCAAGAATTGTATTTTAATGCTTTGTGTGTGAATGCGAAACGTTTTACTCAATATACGAACTGGGGTTTACCCAATAATTTAGGATTTATTTTGAAAAAAAATGAATATTCAAAACCTGCTGAGGCAGACGGTGCGGATGTTCGATTTTATTATGGAGATGTTGTACCGGGAGATAATGGTTATTGGTTAACGCCAAATCCAGATTTAACAGGGGCTGTTGCTTATTATGTCCAGGCACCATTAAAAATAAATATTTTAGGTGAATCTTATATTTATTTATTAATTAATGGTTGGAATAATATTGATATGACGTATCCATTTAATGACGACGCATTTACTCAAAAAACAAATGTGACAAATGGTGCGGTTGAATATGCGTTTGGTAAAATACCTATCGGAAGTACACCTGTCGCATTATCATACTGTAGTGGTTTTTTTAATCCCAAAACATTTGAACCTCCATTAAATAGTATACGAAAGCTCAATATAGAATTTAGATATCATAATGGATTAATTGTTGATTTTCAAAATATGCCGTTGTCATTGACATTTGAAATTACTTGTTTGGATTTAAAACGAAAAACAAAATAGATGGTTTTTGGGTGTGTTATTCGTTTTTAAAAATAAATTATTTTATCTTGTCTATATTATAAAATAATTTATCATGTTTTTTTTAAATTATAATAAATTGGAAAAAAATATATCAAAACATATAAAAAATAATGAATCATATCAAAAAAATACGGATAAAATAAAATACGAGAATGAATTAAAAGTACTTGAAAGCCAAAGAATATTACAAAAAGAAAAACAAGTCCATGAAAAAAAAGAAATACATGAAAAAAAACAAAAAGGTGTTATGAAAGAATTAAAAAAAAAGATAGAACAAATAAAAGAATCGAAAAATAAATATTGTAAAAACATACATTATAATAATAAAAGTCATAACATAAATAAAAAAATATATTCCATTATTCCTTTGAATATTTTTCAATTTTGGAATGATTTAGAATTACCGGTTGAAATAAAAAAAAATATGGATATTATAAAATTACAAAATCCGGAATTTACACATTATTTATATGATATTTCAATGTGTCGTGATTTTTTAAAAAATAATTTTCATGAAGATATATTGTATACATTTGATAAATTTGTATCTTATAAACATAAAATGTATTTATGGTCTTTTTGTATATTGTATATATACGGAGGAATTTTTATGGATAATAAATATATATGTTATGGAGGATTTAAATTATTAGAATTGACAGATAAAGAATATTATTGTAGAGAAGAAAATAATAATATAAACACTGATTTGTTAGTTTTTTTACCCAATAATAATTTATTGTATAAATGCATTAAACAAATTGTCTCGAACTGTAAAAAATCTTTCTATGGTAATGATGAATCTGAAATAATTAAAAATCAATTATTAATAAATTTTTTTCATGAAAAAATAAATATAAATACTTTTCCATTAGTAAATAGTGGAAATATCATTAAATTAAATGGTACAGATAATAATATATTATATAAAAATATACATTATAAAAATTATCATGTGGAATTATGGAATAAAGTAGAAATTTATAATTATCCATTATTGAAATACAAGACTAGAATAGATTTATCAAAAACAATAAATACTACAATATTTAATGAAAAGTATACATTTTATAGTGGTTCGCCAACAATTGTTTCATCTCCATATAATAATAATCACTATATTATTAATATTAGATATATAAATTATGTGTTCAAAAAAACACCAAATAATGATAAGGAAATTATAAACAAACCAAAACATTGGATTACATTAAATAGTATATTTAAAGTAGATCAAAATTTTAATAAAATTACAGAAGAGTTGATTTTAGATGATGTATATAATTATAATGAAATAAAGTACAAAAGTATTTTATATAAAGGTATGGAAGACTTACGATTATTTAATTTTTGTGGTAATTTATATTATTTAGCTACTACTTTTGATGAAAAAACTAAAAAAATGTTAATTTCAAGTGATAAATTTATATTTGACCCTATAAAATATAGTTTAAATAAAAATATAATATACCCGTCTTTTTTAAATGAATGTACTACAGAAAAAAATTGGAGTTTTTTTGATTATAATAATGAGTTATGTATTGTATACAAATGGTTTCCATTACAAATAGGAAAAATAGATTATGATTCTAATGAATTGAATATAATTGATATAAAATACAATATTCCCGATTATTTTAAAGGAGCAAAAGGAAGTACATGTGGTTTTAAAACTCGCGATAATGATTTGTGGTTTGTACTACATAAATCACAAATTAAAGGAAATTTTGTGAATTATCAACATTTTATTGCGGTTTTTGATTTAAATATGAATTTACTTCGTTATTCCGAATTATTCAAATTTGAAAATTATAAAGTAGAATTTTGTATGGGATTGATTATACGAGAAAATGAAAATAGTTGCGAATTAATCATGACATACAGTGTAATGGACACTCAAAGTATTGTTTGTACTTATGATATGGAATATATTAAAAATGATATAAAATGGTATAAAATAGTATAAAAGTTACTTTAGAAAAATAATATTATTATCTAATAGTATAATATTATTATGTTTAAAGTAGTTGATTTAAGAGTAAATAAACCTTGTAAAATGGTAATTCCTATAAATGATAATACATATCCAGGAAAAAATGTTCAAGATTCTATAAATAACACTAATATTTGGGCACCAGAAGAAACAAATATATTAATCGATGTTTTAAAAAATAATAAACCAGATGACGGATTAATTATTGATGCTGGTTCAAATAGTGGTTATTTTACAATATTAAGTATGTTATATAATTATAAAGTTATATCAATTGAACCAAATAATATACATAAAAATTATTTAATTAAATCAATAGAAGAAAACAATTTTGATATTAATTTGTTAACATATTATCAAGCATTTGTTTCAAATCATACAGAAGATGTTGATTTTGATGGTTGGTCTGGTTATGATTCATTAATTAACAAAAATAATACTTATAAAGTTCCAACAATACAACTTGATAAAATATGCGATAAAGCCTTATTTTTAAAAATAGATGTAGAGGGTTGTGAACCGGATGTATTAGATTCCGCAAAAGATTTAATTAAAAATGGTAAAATACCATATATAATGTTTGAATTAACTTATATTATAAATAATAAAATTGATAATAAACAAATTAATATGTTACACATCTTAAAAAATTCTAATTATACTATTTATGAAATAATAGAAAATAACATAATAAAAATAAATGATGTTGACAAACGAACCAAAATATGGAAACATGATTATTTTAATATACATAAAGTTTTCAATCCGTCAATTACTAATGCGGGTTGTAATTGTATTGCAGTATATAAAAATTACAAAGTTCCGTCTGCTAAATATAAAAATATTTAAAAAATATCAAAATCTAATTTCGGATATGAACCCCTCTTTTCTTAACAAGGTCAGTAAATAATACAGGGCAAAAATAATGAGCGCACCATAAAAGTAAAAATATTTTTTATTTTTTTTGTATGTCGGGTTGTTTTCTATCATATTGATAATTATATAATATTTTAGATTATATAATTTTCAGATTTTATAATTTAATTTATAATTACAAACACCTGGTTGGTCTAATAAATATGATATGTATCATTTATCCAAGCAATGAGTTGGTTTTTATTGCATGATTTATAATCATCATGAAAGCCATTTAATTTGAAAAATTCAGGTTTAAACATTTTCTCATTCTTGTAAAAAATGTAATCCCCGAATTTACCTCTGCGAATGCTTATTGTTTCTGTGAGGTTACGAACCGTATTACTAGTTGCGTTCGGGGATGTTTCTTCCAGGACTTTCACCACATCATTATAGGTAATGTTTTCAATTGGGCGATTTCCAAAAACTTTCAAGGATTTCGTATTTTCACCCCATTCCACATACAAACCGAATTTACCCTTTTTCAGAATGAGATCTTGGTCCTGATATGTTCCTAGGACATTTGTGTTAATGCCACCAATACCTCCTTTTGATGAAACCGTCCATGCGTTGGGGTCAACCAGGTCTTGTAATTTGTATCCGCCTTTTTCTAGTATAGAAATATCGATATCTTTTTTCACTGGGAGAAACATGGTTTTTTTAGGGTCCAATGTACATTTAATCACTGGACCGTATTTTCCAATAATATAACTATGAGTATCATCTATTTGTATTTCGTATTTATCACTGCGTTTTCCTGAGATGGGTTTGGTTGTCTTGTTAGTATGTTCGACCTCGGCATTTTTCAATTTTCCGATAAGACCATCAATTTCGCCTAAACAAGTGTTACAACATTCGGTCCATACTTTTTCACCTTTGCTAATTTTATCCAAGATTGTTTCCATTTCACTAGTGTATTCATAATTGAATAGTTCGTTGAAATGTTTATACAAAAACTCCATGACTACGACTCCCATTTGTTGTATGACTAATTTGTTCTTTTCATTCCCAAATTCACGTGTCGTTTCTGTTTCACTAATCGTGTCGTCTTCCAATTCAAAATCCTTACATACAATACGCTTTCCCTGTATGTCCTCTTTTTTCACATACGCCTTGTCCTGTATTTTATCAACAATCATTGAAAATGTGGATGGTCTTCCAATACCTTTTTCTTCTAATAATTGAACTAATTTCGCCTCGGTATAATGTTGTTTTAGATTTTTCAATACAAATTTACAAGTGATTTTGTTATATTTTATTGTGCTTCCCTGTTTCATCTGGTTCAAACGATGATATGTCTTGTTTTCCTTTTCGTCTTTCAATGATTTATCGTTCGCCACGATTTTCCATCCCAAAAAATCGAGTAATTCACTGATGTGTGAATACTTGGCATCCATGGGTGCGCTTATGTTTGCTGTTATGGAATAATATTCCGCTGGGGACATACAACTTTCTAGTGTGGTTTCCCAAATCAGTTTATACATTCGTTTCTCTCTTGCCTTGATTTTTTCATTGTCATCACCTAATTCTATCATTTCTAAATGAGTTGGACGGATCGCCTCGTGCGCTTCCTGGGGTTTCACTTCGTTTTCGGTTTCTGTTTCTTTTGCTTTTTTTGATGCGCCTTTCGTTTTTTTGGTCTTTACGGGAGGGCTCGGGGTATCTTCATTTTCTCTCTTCATGTTGTTTTTTAAAGAGTCAATTTCATTATGAATATACCTTTTATCATTATAATTTTGTATAATATAGGTTTTTACATTTTCAACAAATTCGGCGCTATATTTTTTACTGTCGGTTCTCATATAGGTAATATAGCCTTCTTCATATAAAGTCTGACATAGTTTCATGGTTTCCTTGGGTGATATGTGTAATTCATTACTTGCCAATTGTTGTATACGCGACGTGGTTAATGGTTGTGGTGGTTCTTTAAATACTTTTTTAGGATCACTTCGATTAAATATATGGTCGTGCTCACATGACTTTTCCAAAAATTCACACATGGTAGTTTCGCTCTCGTATTCCTTATTTAATTCAAAGGAAATCCCTCCGCTGAAATATCCAGTTGTGTTGTATAATTTATTTCCTGGATGATTCGCGATTTCGATGTGATTATCGTAAATTATTTTCAAGGCGGGAGTTTGGCATCTACCAGCACTCAAACCGTTACTAGAAATATATTTCCACAGTACAGGTGAGACCTTAAAACCGACCATCAAATCAAGCACTTGACGTGTTTGTTGTGAATTCACCTTATTCATATCGATTGTTTTAGGATTCATTATGGCATTTTGAATTGCGGTTTCTGTTATTTCATGAAATATGATCCTTTTTGTGGTTTGAATCGGGAGTTCAAAGAGAGAACAAATGTGCCACGCGATAGCTTCACCTTCGCGATCATCGTCGGTCGCCAATATTACTTCTTGGGCTTGTGATATTTCTCTCCTCAATTTGTCTATTTGTTTTTCTTTTTTTTCATCATTTTTGTATTTAATATTAAAATAATGATCGATATCATCAAGTGATTCCAGTTTTCGCAAATGACCAAAACTAGCCACACATTTGTAATTTGGGCCTAAAAATGATTCTATTTTAGTACACTTTGCCGGGGATTCTACAATGACCAGTGTATTTTTTGATTTATTATAAGATTTCGTAGACATACCTATCAATCAAGTTATATATGTTATATTATAATAATTTTAAACCCTTTTACCTTTTTGAAAATAGAGTCAAAGAGAGAAAGCAAGTAGTGTTTTAGGTAGTGTTTGTCATTTAGACATTTTTATTTTTTATTTTTATTATTATTTTTGAATTTGATTTGGAATTCTAAAAATAATATGTGTATATTATATATACTTTATATGCGTTGTAAAAATGGAACAAGAAGAAATAATAAAACCGGTGATTGTGAACGATTATCGCAAATTGTCATTCACCGTTGTATAAATGGAACACGTAAAAATAGGAAAACGGGTGTATGCCAGAAAAAATCAGAAATTAAAAGAGTTCGTTGTCCTAATGGAAGTAGAAAAAACGTTATTACAAAAGAATGTGAAAAAATGAAACTTGTGAATAAAACAATGAAAACACGAAGTTCTAGAAAACAATCTAGTAAAAAATTGTCGTCTTCGTCCCTTTCTTTTAAAATACCAACTCGTAAAACACCATTATCTCAAAGAACACCCGTTGACATGAGCAAACCAATCGATTTTGGAACATCATCATCAAAATCAATCGAACCTACCAAATTACCATCACCTGAATTTATTTCTATTGTTGAAAAGAATTCTACACCTCTCAAGAGTAAATCTGATTCGTTTGTAAAAAAATCGTCGAATATAAATAAAGAAATTGACATGAGCAAATCAATCGATTTCGGGACATCTTCATTATCTTCAAAATCAAAAATAGTTACACCAATACCAATTCTTGAATCAGTGAAAGAAAAAGAGTCATCTAATAAATTACCTGAAACTCTTGTTCTTAATGAACCACCTGTTTTTGAAAAATCATTATCATCACAAAAATCGTCATCCTCTAAAAAATCATTATCATCACCAAAATCGTCATCCTCTAAAAAATCGTCATCCTCTAAAAAATCGTCATCCTCTAAAAAATCGTCATCCTCTAAAAAATCATCATCTGTAAAATTAAAACCATCGTTAAGTTTTAGCAATAGTAGTAGCGGTAGTGATGATAAGTCAAGTGAAAAAAATATACCGATTATTCTAAAACCAACCATGGTAATGACTATGAAAAACGCACCAAGTGAAAATACAAAAAGAGCAAACGATCAATTTATTTTAAATCGTTTAAAAAAAAATAAAGTAAAATAATTATAATGTTTTTTTGAAGTCTTTCCATGAAATATTCATCACCTCACGAGGTTCTACAACCTCTGGCTCGTCTTGGTTTAATTTTTCGGCTTTTCTTAAAGCACTGTCAACATATAATTCTTTTAGAAGAGTTCCTATAATAAATGAACCTTCATGTTGGTCGATTTCCCCATCTTCAATTCTTCTTAATATATTCAAAAATTGATTTAGGATTTTCAAATCGATTTCATCTTTGCGTATTTTATTGTAAATATCGGTATAATACGTAAATAAAAATCCACATTCATTCATACCTTCTTCATGAATTTTATCTTGATTATTTCTGTATTTCGCCTTTAACATGATTAAATTATTTATATCATTTTGAAGTAAATGGCTGTGTTTTAATTCACGAATTAATTCTGTTTGGTCTTCCACATTATTTGCCTTGATCATTTTTTGGAGTTGTAGTCTTGCCTTGTCGTCCATTTATTTATTTTCATATTTTTATTTTTATATTTTAATTTATTATAATAATATATATGTCAAATAGTAGTAGCACAAACAATGTATTACCCGCTCCACAAGTAAAAGGTATGCTTGCGGGATCTCCTATGGAAAGCGCTTTTATTGCTGGTAAACAAAACGGAGAACTTATAAGTTCATTATCAAAAGTCGGTGGAAAAAAAAGAAATAGGAGAATAAAATATAAAGGAGGCGCTGGAAGTGTGGTAATTCCAACGATGATTGTTCCATATAATGATCAAATGGCAGGGAGTCAATCCGTGAATGGTCAATTTTCTGGTAATGCTTCTACAATATTACAAGCCGACGCAAATAGTAAATATGATAAGGTCACTCTTGTTGGTGGTCGTACTCGTAGAAAATCAAGAAGAAGTAAGAAATCCAAAAAATCAAGGAAATCCATAAAATCCAGGAAAACAAGAAAATAAATTATTTAGTGTTGAAATATATAAATAATATCTACATAATATTTAACTATGCCAACTTTTTTTGATAATTCAAGATTATTATTTGTTATTATTGGATTTATAACGATAACATTAACTATGTTTCTATTTGTATCAATTACTGATATTAAAGCTAATTGGGCAAATTACCGATGTAATCCTATGTATATGCCATTATCCGATAATATAGAAAAAGATTTTGTATTTTGTATTCAAAACATGCAAACAAATTATATGGGTTATTTACTTCAACCGTTGACTTACATTACCTCTACATTATCTACATTAGCAGATCAATTTGTTGGAAATATTGATGCTATTAGAACTGTATTAAGTAATGTACGGACATTTGCTACGACTATTTTAACTGGTATTTTTTCAGCGTTAATGAGTATAGTCGTGTCTTATCAAAAATTAATTATATCAATCAAAGATTTAGCGGGTAAATTAATTGGTTCTATGGTTAGTTTAATGTATATAATGTATGGTAGTATGATGACGATTCAAAGTTCTTGGAATGGTCCACCTGGTAAAATGGTGAGGGCGCTTTGTTTTCACCCAGACACTAAAATAAAATTAAAAAATGGTCAAGTCCGTTTCATGAAGGATTTAGATTTAGGAGATGTTTTAGAAAATGATATAAAAATACAATCCATTATGAAAATGAATAATTTAGAAAATGAAAATAAACTATACAAATTTGAAAAAATGGGTGTAGATGGAGATGATATTTTTGTAACTGGAAAGCATATGGTATTTTTTGAAGAAACCGGAAAATTTATATATGTTGATGAACATCCATCGGCGGTAGAACAAAACGAGGTTTCAAGTGACTGGTTTAGTTGTTTGATTACATCAGACCATCGTATACCTATTGGTAAACTTGTATTTTGGGATTGGGAAGATGATGATGTCGCATATTAAAAATATATAATTCAAATAATAAATAAAAATAAAAACATTATTATCCATCATTTATATATGGATAATAATACAAATAATAATATGAATAATAATATATTTGACAACGCATTAAATGATTCATATAAAATCGTAAAAAATTTATACAAAGATGTTGGATTTATCGATCAATATGGAGGTGATGTATTTTTATGTTTTATATATTTTCTTATACCGATTAGTATTTTTTTATATTTTAAAACAATTAAAGACCTACAACCAATTAAAGATGATTGGGCGAATCAACGTTGTAAACCAACGGTCATTCCTTTTGCTGGACTCATAAATAAACCCGACAATATGACTATGTCTGAATTTACTCAACAAAACTTTACATTTTGTATTCAAAGTATTTTTGTGTCAATTAGTTCATTTGCTCTTAAACCATTGACTTTTATGACATCTTCATTATCGTCTATTTATGGAGGCTTAAGTAGTTCAATAGATTCATCACGAATTCTTGTATCAAATATTAGAACAAATATGGCAAATATTACTAAAGAAATTTTAAATCGTATCATAAATTTTACTGTGCCTGTTACTAAAATGATAATTGGTTTTAATGATCTTGTTAAAAAAGTAGTCGCGATTCTTACATCGGGTATATATACTAGTTTAAGCACCTATTATGCCTTAAAAGCATTTTTAGGAGCATTGGTCCAACTCATTATTTATGTATTGATCGCAGCGGTTGCGGTAATCATTAGTTTATGGTTAGTTCCTTTAACATGGCCTATGGCAATTACCGGTACTGCCATTTTTAGTGCGGTTTCTATATCCATGGCAATATTTCTTGTATTTTTAACTCAAGTTTTACATATAAAAACAAGCGGATTTAAAATACCTAAAGTTCCGGCAAAACCCAAAATTCGAATTTGTTTTGATAAAAATACATTGATGAAAATGGCAGATAGAAGTATGAAAAAAATTAGTGAAATAAAACTCGGGGATGAACTGTGGTGCCTTGGGGATAATAAAAATATTGTAACCGCGAAATTAAAATTATCCGCAACGAATAATAAAATGTATAAGTTAGGAGATGTGATTGTTAGTGGATCACACCGTGTTAAACATCACGGAGCATGGATATTTGTAAGAAATCATCCTTATGCCGAAGCAGTTGATAATTATAATGAACCAATCATTTACTGTTTAAATACAACTTTAAAGGAGTTTACAATTGGGGAATATGTATTTAGCGATTGGGATGAGATCACTGAAGAAAATTACTTGGCAATAAATGAATATTTGAAAATAAATAATCCAGAATACAAAGAAAAAGATTTAGACAAAAATGATATACACAAGTTATTTGATATGGGGTTCGATGAATACACATACGTTCATTTAAAAGATCGAAAAATATCAAAAATCAGTTGCGTAAAATTAGGTGATGTTTTGAAAAATGGTGAAAAAGTGTATGGTTTAGTAGAAATTTTAAATCCAGATTCTTTAGGTAATTTTAATAAATTATACCATTTATTGACAGATGAAAATAGTTTTTATTTGAACGGAATTCAAATAGGGGATTATAATTCTTTGATTGATAAGTGTTATATTTGAAGATTAAGAAAATTTTAAAAGATGTTGGTAATAAAAATATATCTTTATATTATAAATATGTCTAATAAATCATCTTTTGGAAAAAAATTTTTGTATATTATATCTTTAATATTCATATTTTGGTTAATTTGGAATATTTTTTCAAAAATTATGATTTCTAGAAAAAAAGAAGGATATTTTGTTCCACTTGGAAAGGAACAATTCGCTCCTCTTGGTTGTGATCCAAAAAAAGATGAAAATTGTACATAAAAATACTATATTTTAGGTAAATAAAAATTTTATTATATATAAAAATTATCTTATAATTATATATAATAATGGAAATCGCTATACCTGGATTAAAAATTAATTTAGTAACATTGTTTGTTATTATTGTCTTGTTTTGGATAATGTGTGGTCATTTGTTATTTTCTACTTGTACCGTATCCGCATCTGATTTTCACAGTATATTTAAGAGCACCGCCTCAAAAGTAGTGGAAGCATTTACTAACAGAAAAAAAGAAGCATTTACCGCCATGAAAGATTCCCAATTTGCCAAAGCAAATGATGTCCCAGTTGACACCTCGGCTTGGTTTACTCCTAACCTATCTTACACCAAGAATACCGACTTGAAGAAGGATAAGCCAATTCAAGATATTTTGAACCGCCCAGAGCAACCAATCCCTTTACCAGAAGGCGAATTGGATTTCTTTGCGACTACTGAATTCAAACCCGAATGTTGCCCAAATGCTTACTCCAACAGTACTGGGTGTGCCTGTATGACTACAAAACAATACTCATATTTAATTGAGCGCGGAAGTAATAATGTTCCTTACTCCGAATACTAAGAGCATCATTTTCAAAAAATGATTTAAAGATTTTAATTTAAATTATACCGGATAGTTAGTTTAGTGTTTGGAAAAACGTGTCACCGTTCACAAGTCATCAGTTCGAATCTGATACTATCCATTATATCGTATATTTTATAATATATTTATATAATATACAAATGACTACTAATCAACCGTGTCCTCCAATTCCAACTTTAGATGAATTAACCAATCTTGACAAATACATACCGATTGACCCTATAGATGTTGTATTAAACGAATTTCTAGTTATGAACCATTTAGGAAATATTCGTTGTATACAAATTGTTCATGTTTTTACTGATTATGTTACTCGGAAAACATCTCAGTTTACTTATAGAGAAAACGGCAACGGACCTGCTATTGGTATGAGAGTAGATCGGCTTAATAATGAACAAGGTAAACTTTATAGAAAAAGCCCTACAAAGGATTTTTACGATGTCATTTTTAAGCTAAATAAAGATATTAATGATAAAAAGAAGAATATCGGTACTATTTCAGATGCGGGTAAACGTGTTCTGGGAAATGAAGATTTAACTAGATATATGATCGGTCCATTTTTAGGACCTACACCTCGTCGTAAAGGAGGTCGTAGAAAAACTAGAGCAAAAAAGAACAAAAGAAAAGGCACCAGACGTATTCGAAGAAAATATAAAAGATGAAAATCTACTTAAAGAAACGACGCGTCTAAGCAAAAACAAACATATATACTAAAAATCCTACTATGGATACTAAAAATGTTGTCGAGAATATGTATAAATGTAAAACATTATTATTACATATATTAGTTTCTCGCGTATTTCCATTTTCCAATAATTGGGACGATAGTGTGAAATCACTGCTACTTACCGAATTCATCATTTGAACTGATTCTTTATTTAAAATAATATTTTTAATACAATTCAATAAAAAATATTATTTTACAAAACAAAATTTAACTATCTATAACTAACTATACATACAAACCATATAACGATTTACTTAATTCGTCCTTATCTTTTTTAATTAATTTATCTACGACATCATTGGTGACAGTCATTGGGAATTCTACTTTTAACGACATTTCTTGTTCAAACAAATTCGTGCCGGGTTTCATGAGGCGATACAAGTTGAGTTTGGTATATATGATTTCTAAACAACGCTTCAAGTTACGCACTCCGTCTTCTTTCATACAATATTCTTCAATAATATGATGAATTGTATTATCCGGTATGACGATATCTTCACTCGAGAATTTCACTTGTTCTCTTATTTTTGGCAGTAAATAGTTTGTGGAAATAATCGTCTTTTCTTTTTTATCATAACCCTTGGTTTGAATTTTATACATACGATCGCGCAAGATTGGATTTACCTTTGACTCATCATTATAACTGAATATAAACAAACATTTACTCAAATCAAAATCTATTTCCGAGAAATACTTGTCATGGAATTGCGAGTTTTGTGATGTATCTGTTAAATGTGTTAATATTCCGGCAATTTCCTCACCTTTTGGCGTATCACTGATTTTATCCAATTCATCAAAATATATCACTGGATTCATACATTTGCTGTCAATAATGATTTGAACTATTTTACCCCAGACACTGCCTTCATAAGTATATGAATGCCCCTCCAAGAAACTACTGTCTGTAGCACCACCTAGAGCAATAAATGAAAATGGACGGTTCAATATTTTACTAATCCCTTCTTTTACAAGAGAGGTGTTGTGTGTTACTGTAAAATCTCCTAATAAATATCTATGATTATTATCTAATTCAAAACCATAGTAGTCACCTTTACCTTTATGTTCTATTTTAACACCTATAACTAATCCATTTTTGAATTTACTTCTATCAGTTGCTTGTTTTCTTGTACATTTTGTGGGAATATCGTTTAAGTTATTACCTGAAATACATATACGATAATAGATACCTTCTTTTTTTTCATTTTTATACATACAAGATTTTATACTTTCTTTTTGATATGCTGCAAAACCAAGAGAACGGGACAAATATAGTATATCATCTGATAGTTTTTTTGACTTTTGAATTATATCAAAACATTTATCTTTATCCGAATAAGAACCGTCTGTATCAATTATTCCAGCAAGAATTTGGAGTCTTATATTTCTATCATTTATTTTATAGTCGTTGGGAATATGTTTATTATTTATTAAATTATAATGTCGTAATGTTTTTAAAAATGAATTATCCCGATTATTTGTATTTGAACGAATATTATAGTCGTATTTACTGATATAATGTAATTCTAAATTCATTTTAGGTAATTCTGACATAAGATAATGTAATATCCTTGAATCTTGATTTGTAATTTGTGGTTTGGATGATGTACCATCACCTAACCATAATCCAATTATATATGGATCAAATAATACTGGTTTATGTGGAAAATCAATACCCACACGATAACCTTTTAACCAATTTTTTTTTACCTCTTTTGGTAGATTCAAATAGTCTTTAACCGATATTTCAATAATATTGTCTTGTTCATTAAAACTAGTCAAATATTTATTTGCGTAATCTATGTTATCATAATTCTTGTATTCAAGTTTACAAGTTTGATTATTTAAACGAACAGTTTTGTATGATGTGGTGCCACTTATGTTTTTAATAGTTTTAATACAACCGAGTCCTGATTGTTTTAAACATAAAATATGTTCTGAATTTACCACATATTTTTCTCCTTTTGTGGGTATTACTTCATATAGATCATCTACACCTCTACCCAGGGATAATACATTTCTTGGTTGAGAATCGTCACCCATTACAACGTCTCCAACTACTATGTCTTGAACCATTTTAATAGAACCGTCATACATTAATATTGGAGTATTTATTCCGTGACACTTACCTGTACCCATGGGTCCCTTAATAGCAATCGCACTGCCAATTGCCTGTGGGTTTGTCACAAGTTGTCCTAACATTTGCATGATTTGCATTTTTGCGTCGTTTAATCCATATACAGCATTATCTAGTGTTTTTTGTGCTTTTTCCATGAATTCGTGACATGCCTCCACACCATCACTAATATTCACTGGTAGTGTTTCATATTTGCCAAATGGAATACGCATAAAAGTGTCAACCCAGTTTTTGATTTTGTAATACTCGCCACTTCCGGGTTCCATGTATCTAAGCGATGCGATTTTCTTCATGGCGGATGCCTTAAATACAGCGGGTATATTGGACTCTAATAATGTCATTCGGTATGGTTTTTCAACACGACTTATTTTATTAATTTCACGCACTTCCTTAATGATTTTCTTTTGTTCCTCGGTTTCCAACTTTTCGAAAAACTTGAAATCATAGATCGGAAG